GGATCATATGGGCGAATACTGCTGGATAAGGCTCGTAGTATGACTAATTTTGAATATATCATGAAACACCTGACGGAGCGGGATTTAGCATACTTCATATTCCCACACAACGAGCCGTACCAGACTAGACAAGGATCTTTCTCTGATAAGATATATTACGCTTTCAATCGCTGGGCCGAATCCGCCTCTTCTAATCACGGTAACATGGCGAAAGGGTGTATATCTGGCGATCACGTTATAGAAGAAAATCCGTCGATCTGGGCGTGGGAAAGATGGTATTTTCCCGACGGAGAATGGCGGTCGGCCGGAAGAACCAGGATAGTGGCTTTCCAGGTATGGCTAATCGAGCAGTATAATCCGGAGGATTGGGAGAAGAACTAAATGAGCCAAGAAGAAATCGTAGAATTGAAGGATGGAACAAGTATACAGGATATTGACCCGATAGAATTTCTCGAAGATTACTTTGGGATTAAGCTTTTTGCGTACCAGAAAGAAATACTAAGAAAAATGTGGAGTACAGGTAAGATTTATATTTACCCTTGGCAAAGCTACGAAAGACCAAAGATATATGAAATATATGAAATGGCAAAATGTCTTTTATTAATAGGAGATATAACTGAGGTTTAAAAACATGTCACTAACAGAACCGATTAATTTAACTGAAACATTGCGCAGAGAACTGGTATCAACCGCGGTAGATTCTATCCATTATCTAGAAAATTTTAGTGATGACGAGACATACCAAAGCCATGTGTATCATCTTGTTTCGTTGCTTAAATTTACAGAAATGGCGTTAAGTATAGAAAGATTTAGAAAAAGATTGCATGATAAGGAGAATAAAAAATGATTTACTGTGGTACTGGATATACAACTCTTGACGATCTTGAAAATAGACTTGACGGAGCAGTTCAGCGTGGAGAACTTACTGAGCAAGAAGCGTGGGATGAACTCCAAGAAGCTGCCGCCAGAGAACGGTATGAGCAAGAAATGAATGACTTCATGCAACGAGAGATGATGGAAGAAGAACCGTATTTGTTTTGATGAGAGGGTTAATAGGAGAGTGTTGTATGAAATACATAGTTGACAGGTTGCCCAAAACCAAAAAAGATTGCGATCATTCAGAGTGGGAACCATATCCGCCATTTATTGAAAAGACAGGTAGATATATCTGTAAAAAAGACGGTAAAACCTGCAATTTAGATGAAGATCATCCAATTACATGTACGTCATGTCGATGGTTAAAAGTACGATGAAAGGAATAATAATGAACGAAGAATCTCACGGAAATCATATAGGGCGATATATATTAGATAATAAAATGGTTGTAACTTCGATTAAACCGGAATGGTTACGGCGGGAAATTATTGAAGCGATTTCTGAAGGCGGAGAGGTTACATTTAGTTTGTACCATGGCGGAAGAAAATTATCAGAGTATCCTGTTCAACTGATTGATCCTAATTATCAATGAAATGGGGCCATATGAAATACATTGGATTATTTTCGGGAAAAATCTTTGACACAAAAGAAGATGCCGACATCGCAGAAGAATGTTGCGTAAATGTGAATGACGGAGATGTAAAATTGAACGATAAGGCAGCATATGAGGACTGGCGTATAGATCAGCTTTCTAAATGTATTTCTTGTTTTGGATGTCCATTAGCTAATAAATGAAAGGGTTATTTGATGTGCGTTGATCGTATAAAAATAGAAGAGCCATTTGATACAAAATATCCAACATGGATTATAGCGTTTTGTCCAGATACAAATTCATTTTTTGTAACAAATGAAAGACATTTTTTCTGGGAATCAGAAGAGGAGTTTGATTCTGAAGAAGCTGGAATTAATTACTTTGAAAATCATATTCAGAGATTTCTTACTGTGGCCAATCTGAGAGATTACACGGAGAGAGTTTGGTTGGAAAATACACAGAAGTGGTATATATGAAAGGATCATTTGATGAAGATTTTTAGAAAATTTTATATTTTAATTTCTGATTGTGTATCTACTGGTGAAGTAGAGGAAGTGACAAAAACAATGTTCTGCACGAATGATTGGGATTTTACTGATAATATTGAGGAGGCTGCAAAATTCGATTCCCAAATGGCTGCTCATTTATTCTTAGCACATCCACCTAAAAACTGTGCTTTGTATAATGATCTGAGGATAAAACAGGCATCCGTAGAATACAATTGGTAATGAAGGATTGTTTTATGTGAGGATATAGAAATGCCAAATATTTTTAGTATTGCACGACATATTGATATAGAAATTTTAGATAGAAAAATTACTGCTTGGAATAATACTCATGATTATAGCCCTATAATTCTAATGTCTCCAGATACATTGGCAGATATGCCTAAATTCGATGATATTGGAATTTATGTTTCAAAAAGTACATGTAATAATTGCACAGGTAGGGTTGGTACATACGAGGGGACAAAAGTTTTTAGTGATCCAAGTATGAAATACGGTGAAGTTGAACTGAGATAAACAATACTTTATTTGAGGTAAAAATGGATGAATTGAGAAAAATGTGCGAAATCATTACTTCTTCGCTATCAGACACAAATTGGGTTCTTAAACTCCTTGAAAATCAAGATGTTTTGGTACGCAGATTTGACCTGGGCAGTAGTAGAGAGAAATTTATAATTTTTGAAAAAAACAAAATGAAATGAGTTTTTGATATGGATGGTAATAAAGAAAAAATAATTGATGCTTTAAATCAAGTATCGGAGGAATATTTAGTTTCAGTTGAAGAAATCGCTTTGGCATTAAAAATAATGAATAATAGGATGAAAGAATTTTTAGATTCCGGTAGAAAACTTTCAGAAAAAGACTGGGAAAGAATATTTGAAAATTTGTATAAAGGAGGTAATTAATTTTGGGAGCATGTAATTGCGATTGCTATAATGATTTAATGGGTGAATTATTTGATATAGATGGTAGATATATAAGTAAAACCAAATCTGTGAATCAGAAATCAACTAGTCATGAAGGACAAAAACTAGTCGCAGCGGATCTTTGGTATTCAGATGGAACGGCAAATACATTAACTCAAATTGAAGGATACGATATGGCAAGTGGCGGATGTAAAGAAGGTTATACAAATCTTTCAATTAAAAATGCTAAGCTTCAACCATTTATAAAATATCAGGATCAGTCAGAAGAGGCCATGTCAAAGTTAAGAGATATAAATGCCTGTCTGAAAACCCTATGTTTCATGCTCGAACAGTATTCTCTCCCAGACGAAGAAAACAATGTTACTAAATTTGCGACTACGCAAGATATGGCGAAGTATTTTAAATTAATGGCTGATATGTGTTTGAAAGCCAGTGAATTCGATTGAAAGGATTATTTTATGAACAAGATTTGTGAGACATGTGATACAAGAAATCGTCTTGGAATGTGTAACGGCCTGGATGGCAATTTTAAGTACTGTTATAGACCAGTTGGCAGCATATCGAATATCCCTGGAAACATTACTCCGTTCAATACAATTGATGAACTATTCGAGAAGAATGATCGGATTAAGTCAGTTATTAAAGAATCGGCAGTTCTGGATGAAAATTATTACGGTGGAGATCACCACATGAAGCTGCTGCTTGGTTTATACAATGATGAACCACAAGAAAAGATAGAATCTAAGAGTTATTACCCAGTTGGGTTCGTGGTATGTTGAAAGGATTATTTTATGACAGTTAAAGAGTTTTATAATTATTGCGTAGAACATGAAATAGCAGACTATCGATTAGACTGTTACGGTATTACGCAATTTGGTGACGTTACTCATCGTGCAATCTTAGAACCTAATATGATTCATGAAGACCCGGATGATAAAAGTATAATTTTCTGGACAGAGTAATGAGGGATTGTTTTATGAGAACGATTTTATTATACGCGATGTTATTTCTTCATCTCGTTGATGACTATTATCTTCAAGGAATACTTGCCAGTATGAAGCAGAAATCCTGGTGGGAGAAAAATGCACCAGATCCGCTTTATAAAAACGATTACAAGGTTGCGTTGATTGAACATGCTTTCAGTTGGACATTTATGATCATGCTGCCAATAACTGTGCTGATGGTGATTAACAATAATATCTTGGTAGTTCCTTGGAGTATAGCATTTATTATTAACTGGATCATCCACGGATGGGTAGATCATTTAAAAGCTAATGTTCATAATATAAGTTTGGTTACGGATCAAACAACACATGTTTGCCAGATTATCGCAACATGGTTCGTAATGACAGAGTTAATGGAGATTGTCAGATGAGTGTGCTAGTTAAAGATATGCAGATGCCCATAAGTTGCTATTATTGTGGGCTTACTGATACTTCATTTATAAATTGTCAAGCGTTTTCTCAGTACAGACTTCTCGAAGATGATTGCGAAGAAAGAAGACCAGAATGGTGTCCTCTTGTGGAACTTCCTGAGCATCATGGCAGATTGGTTGATGCTGATTATCTTGAAAAACATGCTGGTGAATGGTTATCGACTTATAATTTAATTGATAGCGCGGAAACAATTATTGACGCAGAATGAGGGGTAAATAAATGAGATTTATTGTTGATTCGTTGCCAATAGTACAAAACAGATGTCCGTTTTGCAAGACACAATATAGTAGTGATGCAGCAGCCATTCAATACATATGTGTCCTTGATGAACGTCAATGTAATTTAATGTTTGATAATGTGCATCGAGGTTGTAGATGGTTGAAAGTACAATGAAAGGGTTGTTTGATGAATCTTAAAATTTGTCCTTTTTGTGGTGGAGACCCTAAAATTGAAAAGATTAGTTACGTAGATGGAAACTGCCATTATTTTGATTGGAGCATATCATGTAATTCTTGCCCCGCAACTATGCGAATCGCAGCCGACTGCTACTATGGTAGAGAATATTTTACAGAAGAAGAAGCAATCGGATTCTGGAATAGGAGAAAATAATAAAAGGAGATTCTTTAATGTGTAAGAAAGGCTGGAATCCTGAAACTGATGTTTGTAATGCATGTCGGGAATGCGATTACTTCCTTCATGAGTATTGGAATTGTCAGGGTGAATTGGAACCCTGTTGGGAGTTCATACCAAAAAGGATTCTAAACGAGATTGTTGTTACGAAGGAGAAATAAATGTTAAACGACTCATATTGGAAAGAATACAATGACGGCGAACGTGCTTACTTATATTCCACGGATGGTAGAATAATAGCTTTTATCCAGAGGAAAGATGGTATATGGAGTTGTTTCATATACGAGGAGTTTATTAGTGAGGATTTTTATTGGAGAGGGATGGATTCAATTAAAGAAGTTGAATGGCAAGTGACACTTTATATTGGTAATAAATGTAATAGGATCGCTAACCAACTTCATACAATTCGGGATCATCTTCCGAGCGTTCATGAACTGGCAAAAAGAGCGATGATAATAAATGACTGAGTTTGTTATAAAAGATATTAAAGATGCCAGATTGATTAAGTTTGGAGAAATAGTTAGTATTGCACTTCCAGAACCAATTGCCACGGTAAAGTTTGATGCAAAATTCCCTGGCACATACAAAGTTGAAGTGCAGCCTAACGGATCGTGGAGTGTGGAAGCACCTGTTATTGGAGCATATATAAACCCTAATGATTGCGGGGAAATTGGCGGGTGGGATATACCAGAGAATGAAGATATTCCAAGTAATGTAGATGGAACCGAGCAAGCAAATGAATATGTGACCGTAAGAAGCACGGTATATAAAGTTTATGAAGTAGGAAAAGATTGTAGGATAAGCGGGAGATTGTTAAAAACTTTTAAGAAAAAAGATTTCGCAGAAAGATTTATGGAGCAGTCTATATATCGTTATATAAGAGAAGTGCCGTGTATCTATGAGCGGAGATTATAAATGATAGCAGAAGAATAAAACACATTTTAAATGAAAGGATAATATGGCATCTAAAGATAACATTTATTGTGATGAAGATAAACGATTGATATATTTTTCATCAGATATTGACAATAGCTCAATAGGATTAGCTTGTTATGATATCTTATCAATCAATGAATACGATAATGCAAGAGCGGATGAATTAATAGACTATCAGCGTAAACCGATTAAGATTTATATTAATTCTGGTGGTGGTGATATATATGATATGTGGGCATTAATTGATATCATTCTTAATTCAAAAACACCAGTTTATACATATTGCACTGGATATGCTATGAGTGCAGCTTTTAATATATTCCTCAGTGGGCATAAAAGATTTGCAACAAAACATGCAACTTTTATGTATCATCAGTTATGGAACAGATACGGTGGAAGATACTTGGATGTTATTGAAAATACTTCCGAGATTGATTATCTCCAAAAAGATATGGAAAAGCTTGTTTGTGAGAGAACAAAAATCACACAGGAAAAACTTGATGACATTAGAAATAAAAAACAGGACTGGTTTATACGAGCAGAAGAGGCTTTGAAATACGGAATTATTGATACAATTCTTTGATAATGAAATCTATATAAAGGAATAGTAATGGATAAAACAATTTATCTTGTAATGTACGCATACTATAGTGATTGGCAAATATATGGTTATTTTACTACCAGAGATGAAGCAGAAAAATATGTTGTAAGTCACCCTTCAGAAGAACTAAGTATACATGAAATTAGATGTCTTGATAATCAAGCGGATTTATCAGACATATCAGTAAAATATGAGTTTTCGGTTGTATTCAAAAGTGATGATTCAGAGCCTTGTCGTATAAACGGGGACTTTGACGTATATCAGTCACCATATTTACGGAGTAATCATATTGATGGAAACTATAACTGGATAAGAGTATATGTGAATCTTAATAAAAGGGATAAAGATCTTGCGAAGAAAATTGCCCAGGATATTTTTTATCAATATATGAGCGAATGCGATGGTCGTATTTCCGAGAAATCAATGAAAGAATTTAACAAAATATTATCTGCCGAAGAGGATGCGAGGAAAGCTGCCGAGAAAGAAGAAAAAAAGCGGAAGAAAGAGTTGGCGGAACTTGAGAGATTAAAGGCGAAATATGAATGATAAAACAAGTCTTTGATGAGGTGATGAATTATGTTTGATGAAAGATTTAAATTGAGAAAATGTAATTGCGGAGGAGAAGTAAAACTTTGGGGCGGTATACCATCATATCAAGGATATAAAATATTTTGTGAAAAATGTGGCGGTAAGTGGGAATATCCGAATGTTTATTCGCCAATAGAAGTAGCCAAGATGTGGGGAATTGTTAATAATAATTAGATTTTATCGGAAAAATAGAAATGGGATATTATTATAAATTTATTAGACCGTATGATATGAAAATTATTGGTGAAGGTAAGTTTTCTGGAATGCCATTTTATGAGCAAAATTTGCCAGTTGATATCCCTATGTTTCCAGATAGTAAACCTTATATGTTTAATGAATGTTATGAAATGACTGGGATTATGGATAGACATATAGCGGAACAATTGCAATCTATTATGATAAATAATAAAACGATGTTTACTGATATGATGGATGAATATAATACTGAATGCTTGATTTTTAGAATAGAATAAAACAAGTCTTTGATGATATGGATATTATAGAAGAGTTATATAGTATTATTATTAATGGAATTATTCATAGATTTCCATTAGAGACGTTTACTAATAAACGTGGAACATTTGAATTGATAGAATTAACGGTAGAAGAAATATGCGACAAACATATGAACATTTTTTATAAATCATACTTTGATACGTTTGTTGATTTTAAAAATATTGGAAAGTAATTGAGGATAATATGATTAATGCAGAACGAGCAAGATTTAAATCCAAACATCAAAAAGAAATTAATGAAATCCTTGAAACAATAGAAAAAGATATTAATAAAGCAATTTCTGATGGTGCATTTGTTTGTCAGACTTCTATACCTGTAGATACAGAACAATCTGTTAGAGATGAAATTGAAAAACAAATGAAAATACTTGGTTATAAAATTACAATTCCTGAGAAGACAGTATATATAGGCCCATGTGACCAGACTCCTTGGTATGATGATGTCATTGTTAGTTGGGAATGAAATTGAGGTTTCATCGGAAAAAGGTGTAAAATGGGCAAAAAATATTACATAATTGCCAGAAACTATGAAGACAAGGTTTGGCAATACGAAAAGCAAGTAAATACAGTGTTTTTCGCACGTATCTTTTTTACATATGCTTGTCTTCGGTGGAATATTGTTGAGATGCATAGCAACCAGAAGAAACATTGGAGAATTTGTGAAGAAGATTGATGAATAAAATATTAAGAATCGATTTCAGTAATCCGAATAAATTAGTTGCTGGATATGAAATAATAAACGAAGAACCAGAAGAAATAACTTGGAAGTATTCAGATTTTGAAGAATGCCACAGTGGAAACGCTGCGATCTGGTCTCCGCTAGTTTGGCAGCTAAGACATGATTATAATTTATATAGGGGATGATTGGTTACTTTTGTCGAAAAAGAGGAGAAATAATATGGATATATATGAACTAATAGATTACTACATTGACAAATATCTAGAAGAAAAGGAACATCAAACAGATGGATATGCTCTTGCCGGAATGTTACAGGGATTAATATGGATTTGCCGCTTTGGTGGCGTAACAGATGAAAATCTTGGTGATGATAGATTAGTAAAAATATCTGGCAAATGAAATAAGTGTTTGGAGATACTATGAAGAAGATTGATGAAGAAAATATGATGAGACTTCATGATTGGTGTGCTATGCATGGCATAATATATGTGCAATGGTATCCATATGATAATTGTTCTGGTTATTACATAGAGAATCCATCAGAGGATGCATTGGAAAAATTCTATGAAAATGTTAATGCGTCTGATCCATATCATAAATCTTTTGTTTTAATATTGGGGCAGACTGAAACTCATAATTTGAACATGAGAACTATTGATGAGTATATACAACATGATATATTACCTTTTTTATTTTATTGAAAACTAAGTTTATCGGAGAATGTAATGGCAGCAAGATGTGGAAATACTGGCGTTGTCGTTGGTAGTGAATGGTGCGGATTATGCCGAGTGCATGGATGTGAAGCGCATAAATCCTATAAACAAAAATGTAAGAATAAAAAACAAGGAGAAAATATGGTAATAATCAATGATGTAAATCTTGATGAAGAATTGTTGTGCGAAATTAGGATTCCCAGAGGAATTGATAGAGAAAAAATTATTAATCCGTTTAGAATACTTGGATTTGATGTGAGAATGATTGGTGGTCTATCTAACGGTGATAATATTTATGAGGTAACTAGTAAACCTACGGTAAGATGATTACGGTTGTTTTTTTTGGAGCAGGTCGTGGTTTTATTTGGGAGGTAAGATGCGGAATTGTCCTAATTGCGGTGCTCCGCTAGATGAGAATCTGGTTAAGTGCCCCTACTGTGGGACGCTGTACTATGATCTTACGGTGTTAGATGACCAAACGCCATGCTATGTTAAGTTTCGTACTTATATGGGTACTGTGACGGCTTTGGCGAGACCGGAGCTGAAATCTATAGAAACGCGGTATGATTCTGTAAATGCGACTGATAGTATGGGACGAACCTTAGCTAGGTTTACTACAAGTGCCAATGCCGACATCGGTGTTGAATTTCATACGCTAGTAAGACCGGATGATGGTACTTTATGGAGGATAGAAACATGACAAAATATAGAGAACTACTTAAGAAATACGAAGAGGCGGTTGAAAAAGCTCAGAAATTTGCCGATCTGTATTATAAGTCTAGGGATAATGCTGATAGGGTTAGAGAACTGGAGCGTAAGCTGGCAACTGAGATTAGCATTAATCAGACTAACGCCGATGTGATCCAGTATCTGGCAGCTAGAAGATTCGGAGACGATTCGAAGATCGAATTCGCGGCGATAAAGACCTATCGTGGCTGGGAGACGTTATATCTTAATGGCGAAGAGCTGAACCCGAATGGCAAGGATGTTACAATCTGGGCGAATCAAGGAGATCCGGTAAGCGTCGAGGTGACGTCGGCCTGATGGCGAGAATGCCGGAACTCCTCACACAGAGGGGACTAGAAAAATACCTGGGCGTAGGGCGTAAGAAAGCGGCGGAGATAGCACATACGCCTAACGCGGGGTTTAAAATAAAGATCGGCCACAGATACTACTTCTATAGGCCGAAGCTCGACGAATGGCTAGCTAGTCGGGCGAAGTAGACACGGGAGCCGCCATCTGGTATAGTTCAGATGTGTGGCTCTTTCTTATTGAGGAGAATCAATGGGAAAAAGTATTAAAGGAAAGCCCCTGGGCGAAGGAATCCGCCAGAGGGCAAATGGTTCATACGAAGCTAGATATATAGACGGCAACGGTAAGCGCGTCTCAGTGTACGGGAAGACGCAGACCGAAGTCAAGCATAAGCTCGAGGCGGCGATTTACAGGAGGGATCACCCGCCCGAGGAGAACGAAGATATTACGCTGGACGAGTGGTACGAGACCTGGATATCGTCGTATAAGTACGGGCTCCGGCCGAATACGGTCACCTACTACAGCCAGGTGTACCGCCTACACGTCAAGCCGGTGCTGGGAGATAAGAAGCTCCATAAGATCCGCCAGACCGACATTCTGAAAGCGCTGATCGACATGGTGGAGGTCGACGGCCTCGGCTTCGAGACGGTCGATAAAAGCCGCGCGATCATCCGCGACATGATGGATAAGGCGGTCAATAACGGCATCCTCCGGCGGAATCCGGCACAGGGCGTCAAGACTCCGATCAAGAACGAAGACTCCGACGTCCGGGTCCTCAACCGCGAGGAGCAGGTTTCTTTCTTTAACGCGGCGAGAGGAACCTGGTACTATAACCTGTTCGTGGTCGCGGTTAACACCGGCATGAGAATCGGCGAGCTCGGCGGTCTCCGCTGGGACGACATCGACTGGGACGCGAATCTGATTCGGGTGGATCGTACGCTGACTTATCTGAAGAAGCCGGGAGATACGCAGAAGCGGTTCCACCTGGGACCTCCGAAGACGAAGCAGTCGAAGCGCGTTATCCCGATCACCGAGGAGTGTGCGAAGGCGCTGAAGGCCCAGTACGTACAGAAGTTCGTCGCTAGAGGAAAGGCGATAGACTCTCATAAGGTTGCCGAAGGATTTGAGGATCAGCTCTTCGTGAGCAAGTACGACACGCCTATCCTTAATATAGACGTGAACAAAGCGATCCACCGGATCCTGGACGAACTGAATCTCTGCCGGTCATCGTTAGAGAAGATCGAGTATTTCTCCACCCACTGCTTCCGCCATACCTTCGCGACCCGCTGCTTCGAGGCGGGGATGTCGCCGAAAGCGGTGCAGACGATCCTCGGACACGCGACCCTCGCTATGACGATGGACCTCTACACCTTCTGTTTCGACGAGCAGAAGAAGATCGAAATCCAGCGCTTGTCTGAACAGATGAAGGCTCTGGAGACCGAAGATCTCGACGAGAAAAGGTTCGAGGAACTGACGAAAAGGCGCGAGAAAGTGGTGAATTTTGGCGGATAACCCGTACCCCGCCGTACCCCATATTTACCCCTTTCGTACCCCGATCGTACCCCAGAAATACCCCTTTAAAGGTGTATCAAAGTACTTAAAAGTGATCAAGTCTGACAACTCTTCTAATTGTGTGTCTGTTTCGAACAGGCCTTTCTGCCAACCTACGGTTTGCAAAATCAATGTAGGTGTTCGTAAGTGTATACCCTAGTTCCGATGGAATACGGTGTCAGCTGGTAGACATAGTAATTGTGAAGAATGTCGCATAAATACGGGCTTTGCGAGGTGTCGTACCCCACAAATACCCCTTTCAGAAAACCAGACGAAAGAGCCACACGCTTTTCTTATTTTAACGTATGCGCGGAAAGATTTCTACCCGTACGTTAAAATAGGACGAAAAAACGGGGATATCCGCGAAGGACATCCCCTTATTTAGTTAATTTTCCGAATCGCGCTCGGAACGCTCAGTCTTATAGCTGAATTTCTTTCCGGAGGGCTTACGGTTCTTTATACGGATGCCGTATTCCTCCTCCAGGTACTCGAGATCTTCTTCGTCTCTTTCCCGTCTTCTGTCTCTGTCTCTCATCTGATAATAGCCTCGAACCCTTTCGATTTGAGCTGCGCGACCAGCTTCTCCGCCTTAGCCTTATTCTTAAAGCTCCCGGCGATCACGCGGTAGCCGCCGTCGTTAACCACGATATTCTCGATTCCTCTGCCCGAGAGCTTCTTCGAGAGTTCTTTCGCGTGGTTCTCGTTCGTGAATACGCCGCACTGTATCTGGTACTTCTTCGCCTTCGGTTCCGGCGCGGCGGTAGGGCGTAGTGCCCGGCATTCGGCGTCGTACTTATCCAGGCCGTACCGCTGGCAGATCGACATTAACTTCGCGACGTATTTCGTGTCGGTCGCGTACCCATTGCTACGAACGATATTCGCCGATTCTTCTAGCGTTTTCGCTGTCTCGATCCCCGCGTATCTCCGGACGCCCGGCGATTTCTCGGCTCCGAGCAGGTAGTCGGAGTGGTCGAGGATGCTGGTCTCGAGGTTCGGGTAGGCGCGGAACGGTGCGTTGATATAGTATAGCCGCCCGGTGCCGTCGTCCTCGGCAGTCCTTACCGTATAAGACGACTTCCCGTCCCAGTGGGATTTCCAGTTGTTGCCGGAGAGATTAGTCTTCATGCCAAACGCATTAGAAGCCTTCTGGGCTAGCTCTGTTCCGCAGTAGCCGGATTCGAGGATCATCTGGCAGGTTGTAAGGCTCCACAGGATCCCGGATTTATCCGTCTTCCTGACTAATTCGAGCATCGCCGCCGCCTTCTCAGCCTCAGTAGCTAGAGAAGAGATTTCTTCGGGTTGTGTGCCCTCGCCCTTCGCCACCTCAGCGACGACCTTTCCGTTCTTATTAAAGACCTTATAGCCCGGTTTACAGGCCGCGATCGCGTTCTGCTTGACGGAATACGCGCCGATCTGGCCGATGTACTGGCTGTTTTCGAACGCCTTGGCCACGCGGAAGATCTTTTCGGATACTTCCTTGCCGCCGACCTTCGCCTTGAACTCGTCCCACGTCCACGAAGTCTTATATCTGTTGTTCGTCATGTACGGCGCGGGGCAGTACTTGTTCGTGATATCCCCGTGCCGCAGGACGTTAGAGAGCGGAATATTCAGCTCTGCCATCAGTTTCCTGACTAGCCACACCGCCGCCTCCTGCGTCTCCTGGGTGAAGTACCAGCGCGGGTCCGTGGCGTACCGTTTGTCCCCGTCGCAGTAACAGCAGAGCTCGATGCTGATCGTGTTCTGATTTCTAGCGACCGGATGGAGCTGCTTATAGTAGCCGCCGGTTCCGACCGCCCATACCACCGCGTCGAGATCACAGCGCTAATAGATCGTTCCGTCGTGATAAATATAAAAATGAGCCCCGGTGCCGTCCGGAGCGATGTCGTGATTCTCTCCGGTTACACCGAGGTAGTGAATGGCTATAAACTTCTTCTCGTTACCCCAGCGGGGCACGTTCGCGGAGCTTATAGCGTTGATTATCTTATAGTTAGTCATTAGTCCCTCCTCAGTAAAGCGACAGCTTCCTTCGTCTTCGCGATGATATAGTCCACGTCGGCGGGAGACAGGTCCTCACTGACCGTGAATCTGATCGTCGAATTCGCCTCCTCCGGTGTCAGACCGATCGCTAGAAGTACGTGACTAGGCTCACCGTCGCTCGTATTACAGGCGGATCCGGTACTCGCCGCAATCCCGTTAAGGTTCAGGAGCTCGAGCAGTTCCTCTCCCTGTACGCCGCCGAAGCAGAACGAGACGTTGTTCGCTAGCCTGTCAGGACCCGGCTCTGGGCCGTTAAGCCGCCCGATTCCGCGTAGACCGTCGATTAACCGTCTCTGGTTTTCGGCAGTCTTCGCGACGCGCTCTTCGAGGTTCCGGCTGCGGATCTCGACCGCTTTGGCTAGGCCAACGATATACGCAACATTTTCGGTACCGCCCCGGCGGTATCCCTCCTGGGAGCCGAATATGAGCGGATCTATCTCGATACCTTCGCGCAGGTACAGGAACCCGATTCCGGACGGAGCGCCGATTTTATGTCCCGAGAAACTGGCGGCGTCTAGATCTAGCGCCTTCACGTCGATCGGAATCTTCTGGTAAGCCTGTACGCAGTCACTGTGAAAGAGTACGGAGTACTCGTGGGCGATTCTGGCTAGATCCGCGACGTCGCTTAAGGTACCGACCTCGTTGTTTCCGTACATGATCGAGACGAGAGCAGCGGGACGGCCGCGTAGAGCCTCGCTGAGGGCAGCAGGAGACGTTCTGCCAAACTGGTCGACAGTTAACCTGTCTACGAGCCAGCCGTGCCCAGAGAGCCACTCACAGGCCTCCTGAACGGTCTTGTGCTCGACGGTATCCGTGACGAACCGGCCACCGGGATTCCGGGAGAGGACTCCTCTAATAATCGAAGAATCAGCCTCGCAGCCGGAGCTGACGAATACGATCTCGTCGGGGTTCGCGCCTATCGATTCGGCGATTATCCCCCGCGCGTCCTCCACGGCTCGACGGGCTTCTATCCCTAAGTCGTAGGCGGCGGAAGGATTTCCGTAGCTAGCTCCGAAGTAGGGGAGCATCGCGTCCAGGACCTCCGGCATGATCGGGGCCCCGGCAGCGTAATCAGCGTATACTTTCGGCATCGTTACCTCCCAGGTTCTTCAGAAGGTTCTCGGAATTATACTTATCGTTCCGCGCCTTCCGCGCGTCCTTAAAGTCGACCACCATAATCGTGTGGACGCCCTCGTTTACGATCACGTCGCCGGGAATATTCTTCTCGCCGCAGAGGAACCGCTTCCCTCTATGGATCGTGAAGCCGCTGTTCTGATATACTTCCTTCATATGCGCGGTCATAACACCCGGCCGGAGGAGCTTTAACTGCGGGATATCGAGGAGCTAGCCGACCGTGATCCAGGTCGCGTTGATAGAAGAGGAGCAGGTCGCCTCGGTGTCCGTGATCCGGAACGGGTCGTAACCGGCTTTCTTGAGCGCCTTAGAGAGGGCCAGCTTATTGCTAGTGTCGTAACCTACTTTGTCCTCGGCCGCGAGAATACAGCCGATCCGACTGGCGAGAGCGCGAGCTTCTTCCGCGCGGGGACCGTCGTAGCGGAGGCAGAGATCCCAGTCGCCGTCGTAGAATTTCTTAATCACGAACTCGTACCCGGTCTAATCGCCGACCTTTCCGCCAGCTAACTTTCCATTTTCGTCATGGTTATTAGATATTACCCTTAATTCGTCCATCAGATTATCCCTCCTCGACCGGCTTCGTTTCAGTTACCGCCGCCGATACTTCATGATACTTTTTCATAATTGTTTCCTCCTTTAAGCTCCTGCGATAGTTTTTCGGCCTTTGATATATCCGTAGATTTCGCCTATACCAAACATCAAAAGCCCATACAAAACTACCCAATGCTCTGAGCAGAATTCGCATATTAGCTCTACCATATACTTGCCTCCTGAAAGATCTATTTAAGTTAGTTCCTTGATGTGTTTTCGGATAATATCCCTTACTTCATCTGGTGTATTTGTGATTATACTGCCAAGTGGGAAATTTAAATTGTGCTGTCCTTCTTCAATCAATATCCAATATATCTTTTCTGCTAAATCTTTATCCATTGGATTCACCTTCTCCAGCGTTGTGTTTCTCCTCGATATCGTCGATACGCCTCTTGATCTCGGTTAATTCTTCCTTTAACGCATATAATTCGTCACCAGTTTTCTTTGCGTCTGCCGCCGCTCCGATAACGGTCAGCGTGTTGTCAATGGCCGGGATCACACCGTTCGCCATGTCACTTGCCGGAATACCCGTTGCCGGTTTAGTATAATGACCCGAATCGTCCGTCAGATCCGAGATCTTCGAGGGGATAGCCGTAGAAGAGGGGAGAGCCCCGACATCGGAGGCGGAGAGAATAACGTGGCCGGTTTTACCGTTGATCGACTGTACCGCCGGATGTTCGTCGAGATAATCCTCCATCGCCTGGACAGCTAGATCGTCGACGTTCTCGGCATATTCCCGCGCCTGATCGGCGGAGGAAGCGGCGGCAGTCTCGGAATCTTTCGCAGCCTGGGCAGACGCGGCGGCGTTATTAGCGTAGCCAAGAGTCCGCTCCGAATATATCCGCGTATTCTCCTGTGCGGCTAGAGAAGCGGTGGCGTATTCCCGGGCGGTGTTCTTATAGATCCGCCCATCCTCGGCGGCGGCTTCGGCTCGTCTCTGAGAGATCGCGGCCTGTTCCGCCGAATTCGTGACCTCCTCCGCCTTCTGTGTTACGGTCGCAACAGCGGAATTAACCGTACTCGCGGCTGTCTCGGCCCTGGTCGCGGAGTTGCTGGCCTGGGTAGCTTTCTCGGTCGCCGTAGCGGCGGCGTTACTCGCTTCGTCCGCGAAACCGGTCAGATCGACGAGCACTGTCCAGTCCGGATCCGACTCGTACTTATAGCTGACTACGTTATCCTCGGCTCGCAGCAGGACTTCCTCTCCGTCGTCGCCGCGCAGGACTCCGGTCGTGAGAGAGGTCCCGTCCGAGAATTCGAGCGTAAGAGTATTATCCTCGTTAAAGCTAGCGTTCGCGATCCCGTTACCGTTCGTGATCTGGTAGACGGTCGTCGCGCCGTCGTCGTACGTGATCGTATACGTGTCTACGAGCCCCTCGGTCGCGGTTTTCTCGATCGTCGCGATTCCGTTGCCAGGGATACCGAGAGAGGAGAGCTTACCGGCCAGCGACTAGTCGGATGACAGGTTACCGGTTATCTGCTCGGGCGTCGTTTCTAGCGTCCCTATAAAATCAGCCACCGAGATCGCCTCCTCCCCGGTTACGGCTTCCGTAGACTTCGTCGGTTATTATTAGAAGCTGGTTCTCGATAAAGGTATCGTGGTAGGAGAGTTCTCCCTCGTCGTAAATGTTCAGAGATACTTCCCAGCGGTACTTCCCGGGCTCGAGATTGCCCGTCGCTTCCTCCGGCAGAAAGATCGTATAGTCGGAGTCTGCTTTAATCTAGTAGAGAGGGGATTCTCCGCCCCTCTCCTTAATCGCGAAGACGAGGTCGTAGTCCAGGCCCTGCGTCGGTTCCCAGTCTAGCACCCCGTCCACGGTATTCTTCTTTACGTTTATACGAAAAGTCGGCGTATCTCCGCGACACATCTTTATGACGTACGACGTTTCGTCGCCATCTGTTCGCTCAGTTATTTTCCAACTCACGGTATCACCGTCCTTTCTTCACTAATAATCAAGTAGGCGTAACGATCGCCCGGTATACATCTGACCAGTAAGCCTCCGGGATTTCTTGTCCGTAGGTTACTGCGTTAAGCTGCTCAATTACGTTCATCGAGAGCATGTACTGCTTCAAAGAGTTGAAGTAGGTTTCGTGATAAGTAACTATGTGTTCCATTTCTTCGTTGATTACCAGAATATCCTCTGGAGAAAAGAACTCACAGAATTCGCCGTCAGCATGCCAGGGAAGAACTGTCTATCCCGCTTTAGCTTTCTGCGCTAAAGCCATAATCATGACCTGATCCACAACAGTGAGAGAGAAGTGATGCATATGACCATCTGAGAGTTGGACGCCAAACCCAGCTTCTATAGAGGCAGCACATGCTTCAGACATATCACGTAGTTTTTTCTGGCGAACGTATTCGATGTCCTCTAAATCTTCTGCTGTCTCGATTTCTTTTTTGATCGCTTCATCGTCGAGTTTACTGAGAGTCTACTCGATTTTTACTAACCGAGCTTCACGTGCGGTACGTTCTGCGTCTTCCCGCTCAGCTGCTTCTCGCTCCTCGCGTTTCTTCGTTTCCTGTTCGTCTAGTTCTTCCTGAGTATAGCGGATATAGCGCGAGATGATTTCTTTCTCATCCCAAGCGGCGATAGCTTCGGTCGGTTCTACATCCCAGACCTTCTCAGCATCTTTGCCACCATTCGGATATTCTCGTATTACTTCATAATGAAAAGATCCGGGTGTTGCCGGAATTTCGTCATGGTGTTCTTTAATTATTTCTTCCTGTTCTAAATAACCCAGTTCTAAATCTGGGTTTGTTATTTCATTTCCATTTTCGTCCAATATTCTCATTTTTAAGATATCCTTTCCCAACAGTATTTAGCGACATAAGGCGGCATGTTGTTGTGGGCAGAACCACCTTCAGCTGTAAGACTATGCGTGTGGTTCTATAAATTATGTGTATGAGCCATCGTATGTTTATGATCTGCCGAATCCTAACCAGAAGTGCTTTTTGTAGTAGTGAACGTATGACCGTGATCTCCGTTAGAAGTCGTTGTTATCCATCTTATGGCTTGCCCTTTCATATTGACACTACCACTAGCTCCATTACCGCCACCAGGGTTACCATTTACAGTAACTGTGTGGGTATGAGATGAGCATGTTAGAGCTGTTCCTGATAATTTAGGGATGCTATGTTGATGAGCCTAACTATTATTTCCTGTAGTGGTTTTGCTAGGCTTACCAGTTTTATTATTACCAGGAGCGCTAGTTTTCCCACCGTGACTATGTGATGGCATTTCAGCTACCGTTAAAGTATGTTTTTCTTCGCCGCCAGTTTGCTTTACTGCAAAAGTATTTCCGGCTGCCAATATAAACCGATCTTTTATCTATGTCCATGTGCCACCAAATAGTTCAGCTGGACTCTTGCTAGAGCTACTCCAATAAAGACTACCTATTGGATGAACAGACAATAACAAGGCACGAGTATCAGTTCCGATGGCGTTCAACTAATTAATTGCTCCTGTAATAGAATTTTCAGTATCGTTTGTAGTGTCAAATTGATACGACTCCACTATATATTGTGCTAATTGAACAGGAGATATCTTCACGTCCGAAGATTCATCTATAATATAGAAAGACTCCGCTCCAGATAGCGCGGAAGCTATCGATAATTCCGGTATCATTGAGTCTGCCATTATTCTATCCTTTCCCAACAGTAATAAGCTACGTACGGGGGCATATTATTATGCTATAAGCCTCCACCTTGAGCCGATATAGTGTGTGTATGATTGCTAAGATCATGAGTATGATCCTGAAGACTATGAGTATGTGTTGCCGTATTCTTATCAAGGTATGACCCAGACGGAATTGATACTGTATGACTATGACCTGCCTAAGATGAAAAACTCGTTTTACTGCTACTACCATAAGTGGTTCTATACGGCGAACCCATCATATCATTATCGCCAGCAGAATACGATGGATTATTCACATAATGTGTATGACCAGTATTTTTACTTGTAGTTGCGGATAAAGAAGGTATGGTATGAGTATGCCCAGCATCTGTATCGCCTGTATTAGTCGTATTTGGACCATTAGACGTTGTATTACTAGCATCACCAGTAGTAGTACCATGAGCGTGAGATGGAATTTCATTAATAGTAAGTAAATGTACTGTTTCGCCCCCGCTTGAACCAGCAGTGTAAGTGCTTCCGGCAGCTAGAATAAACGCATCGTTAACTCGTGTCCACACTCCCACGCCTAATATCAATGCTGGTGACGTACTCGAACTACTCCAGTAAAGACTGCCTGGAGGATAAGTCTTATCAGCAAGATCTTCTATATTGGCAATAGTCATTAGCGAAGTAATTCTGCCAGATATGACGTTCTTATTAGTTACGGCTTGATTGAAAGTATATTTATCAAGGATATATTCCGCGAGATCGTCTGCTATTATTTTCACGTCAGACGAAGCCTAAACACCATAAAAAATTTCATCACCTTCAATAGATTCAGAAGTAGGGAATTCTAATATAGATTTATCTGCCATATTATGCCGTCCTTTCCCAACAGTAATAAGCTACGTACGGGGGCATATTATTATGGGCTCCTCCACTGCCCTCAGCCGTAATAGTATGTGTATGACTAATGCTATGAGTATGGCTCTAAAGATCGTGGGTATGCCCCTTGTCTGCTGCACCTGAAGTAGCAGCGGTAGTCTTTACCGTGTGTGTATGAGCACCATCGGTTGACATACTCATCGAGCATGATGCTCCACCGGTTCTTTGAACTATAAACGGGACAGTTCCTGATGCTCCAAAATTATAATCATCAGGCAGTGTATGAGCATGAGTTCCTGTATTAGTGGCTGTTCCAGATAACCCAGGGATACCATGTGTATGTTTAGTTGAGACTCCAGTCTTATCTGAACTAGATCCGCCTGAAGTATTGTTACTCGGTTTGCCGGTGACCCCGCCATGATCATGTCTTCCCATTTCTGCCACTGTAAGAGTATGCGTAGCTTCCCCACCAGTAGAATTAACCGCGTAAGACCCTCCAGCCGTTAATAAAAATCTATTCTGTATTTGCGTCCATGTTCCGCCGAATAACGACGCCGGACTAGTATCCCGTCGACTCCAATATATAGCCCCAACCGGATATACATAAGGTAATAAATTCGTCGCAGACGTAAGAGCTGCTTCTAACTCGTTAAGTTTCCCGGCGATCGTAGTCGTATCCGAGTTAGTCTTATCATATACGTAGGATTCTGCTACGTAATCAGCTAACTATTGCGGGGTAAGTCTCCGGTCATCACTAAGCTATATTGCGTACAGATTTTCCGACCCATCAATAGTGCTCGCCTCTGTCATATCGGAAATCTTTATTCCTTCATTTTCCGGCAATTAAATCACCCCCTATATTTAGGTTTTTGTTCGTTGAAAAGCCAGTAGCGGAGATAATCGTCTAGAACTATCGCTACGGCTGATAAGAAAAACCACCCAATAGAAAACGGCAAACATATCTAGCCGAGAAAGTTGAGTGGCATATTACTATAATCCCATATATTCAGTTTTAACATAATGTTCAGGACGAAACCTGATATTAGTTCAACAGCGGTAATTAGTATAGCTCCTATTAACTACTACAGAGGAAACGGCATTTCCCAGTCGATATAATTGTTTATAGCTCCGACTAACAAGAAACAGAATCCTCCGACGAAGAACATCAGCCAGTGGGTATGACCACGAAAGAGCAGCTCAATTACGGAGTATAGAATGCCGCCGACTATAAATAAGAATAAGTTCTTCTTCATATAGGGCCTCCTTCCGCGTTAGGTCTGAGTTAAGGTCTTGAAATAGAAGTTATAGTTATTGTACCCAAAATTATATACAGCAGTATTCCATAAAGTAAACTAGCCAAAAGCATGTTTAGGAACGCCACCGCTTAAGTCGGAGGTACCGTAAATGCAGATTATATAAAATCCCATCGCCGCAGGACCTCCGACACCTATAAAGAGATTTCGACTACGATTCGGATAATTGACACATATCCACTGAATGAGCTTCTGAAGGTATGCCTATAGGGTAATACCAGTAGAAGAACCAAAGCCGACATAATCGGTATATGGTAATACAACCACGGAGTTAGGACCTCTAGCTCCAGATCCGAGTTCTATGCTACTGTTAAGTTCACCAGAAGAATTGAGATAATTCAGCGCAAACTTGCCAGTGTTTTCCGACAGCACAACATGATTTCCCACCGTCGATCCAATAGTTATACTTTCCGTCGAACTGATAACACCGTCTTTAATCTGCGCATATTTGCCGTCTTCGGTGAAGTTCCTAATACCGTCCGTGCCATAATAGATACCGGGGATAATACTGGTCATCGAGGCTGTTCCTTTATAGATCGCCGATTCGCCGATAGTCAGACCGCTAGACGAAGAACCCAGATGCCCTCTTATTTCGCCGTTTATATACGCGCTTCCGTCGCCAGTGATCGCGAAATTCTCCGACGTGAAGAATCCGCTATCGTCTAGGCCGATCTTTATTCCCTGCCTGGCGAAATACTTAGTAGATATACTATCTGCGCCATTAGAATTGATCAGACTATTCTCGTTGCCGACAGATGGTGGCAGATACGCTTCCGTATGAATCATACCGGTCGCGTGAGTTCCGCCTATCGTCGCGTTACGGATATTTACTGATCCGTCTTCGGCTATAAAGAAGTTAGAGGTAGAAATGATACCGCGATTCAGGTCGAGCATCATACCGTTGTTAGAATAGTTATCTTCTCTAGTTTTCTTCAGTTTACTAGTACCGTCGGCGAGAAGTACGTATGCTCCAGTCGCCGTTTTCATATAGGAGTCGGAGGAGTAGTTCCGCGAAGTTATCGTTCCACCGATAATATCCCCGCTGAATACGCCACCGTTCGTATATATAATTCCGTCTTTATCTATCGCGAAGTTAGATCCGACCACCATCATTAGGCCGGATATCTAATCTCCGTTAATCGTTGTCTGAGTCGAACCGGACGAATCGAGGATATATCCCTGCGGAGATCCTAACGTCCCATGGGAGAGCGCGATAGGCGATATTTCCCAGCCAGCGATGTTTCCAGCGCTAGAAGTAAGATAGCCAGACGTCGTAACGCCGAAATGCGCACCAGCACCGAAAGCGTACTCCTAGGTACCAGTGATTGTGCCGATTCCTGTAGCGGTCGTATAACCCGTGCTCAGTAAGACAGAGTTGTCAGTTCCGAATTCTCCGTTATAGATCGTAGTGTCGTTAATATAGAAGCTGGCGATCTTACCAGCCGTAGAGTAAAATTCCCCGGCAGACGTAACGCCGAACGTATTCGACGAAGTAAACGCCCAGCCGCTTCTGAGACCGGATCCCGCGATATCCGCAACGCCCTAAGTACCTACCGGCGAGAGCCAGATACCCTAGCCGAGAGTGCCGTAGTAGAGAGAATCATCGTTTATCCGCCAGTTACCAATCGCGCCGGAGTTCGTGACGATAGTCCCTTTGAAGTAGCCGTTATTCGCGTAGATACCCCAGTTGCGGGGCACGAAAGATGAGCTGCCTACCGTAATCGCTGGGAGTCCGTCCAGATAGCCGATTCGGACGTTAGGATCGGAATAACCAGAATTTCCGCCGAATATGTCGATTACCGGTTTCTTCGCGTCACCGTAAGACTCCAGATAGATGCCGAGCGGATATAACTGCCCGGTTCCGTTATAGTTTACCTCGTAGAGCGTGACGATCAGATTCTGGATATCGTCGTAGGTTCCGTTATCTAGTTCAGCAATAGGATCACTAGCTGCGAACGTTATGTTCAGAGCCAGTACGTGCGAAGTACTGTTCATTTTCGACTTAAGAGTACCGTCGACCGATCCGAGTACGACATTGCCGATTCGCCCGGATACTTTTACCCGCGAACCGGAATGCCAGGTCGTGCCGCCCAGATTATCCGACGAAATCGCGGTATCTGTGATCGTCAGCGTTGAGGAGGTATTTCCTTTATTTGAAACGACGACAGTCGGTGTAAGACAGTAGAGCGACGGAGAGACGTAGAACGTTCCGCCAATCGAGGATACGTTATCTAAGATGTAGTTAGTCGCCCGAAGTTCAGATCTGACGCGCACTTTTTCGAACTCCGCGTCCTATGACTAAATATCGCCGACAAACACCGATCTGCCGTTAAACTAGTTTTCGCCATTAAAAGTAGTATTACCGGATACGTCGAGGTCGCCGGTGAATATGCCGTGGAAGCCGTAGATATACTCCCAAGTGTGAGTCTAAAGTCCCAGTGAGCCGTTCGCCGTGGATGGATATACGTCTACTCCGAACATGGCCCCGTTCTGAGAGATACTAGCGACAGCACCGTCCGTTCCGACCTGGACCCCGCCCTCTGTCTTAATTACCGACTCGCCAAAATATACGCCATCGGCGAAGACGTTCTCAGCGTTGATCCTAAGCTGATCATCGATTGCAGAGGCGAATTCGCGGGCTCCGATCAAATACGAGTCCGCCATAACCGCCGGTGCCTCGATCCGGTTTATTACGGACAGGGTGTCCGCCGTAATCCCCTAGAGGAATCTGGCGTCACCCTATACGATTAAATTTCCTAATATAGCCATAAATAATCACCCCGTTTAGAGCGATTACTCATCGCCCTCATCCATAAACATCAGGACATCTACCCTGCTGAAGTCTTCGTCGGACAGATCGTTGATAAAGGTCTCAATCTCAGCCTCGACGTTCGCGGTATTCAGCTTATAGGATTCGACGTTATTCGCCACCTCGATGATCTTCTTATTAGCCTCGTCGGCGGCTTTAGCGTAGTCCTCCATAAATTCCGGCTTGATCTTCCGGAGACTATTAGTTAATACGTTCCCTTCTTCGTCAGTTCTCTGCTCACCGTTCTCGTCCAGAATAGGTTCCTCGTAAGGATCGGATTTCTCGTCAGTGAACCATGCGGCGAAGAGCTCGTCCCGGGTTTCGTTCCGAAACTTCTCGAATTCCTCCGCGACAGGCTGAAGAATCGCGATGTTCCGCTTCAGCTTCCACTTGAGAAGGTTGGATAGTCGCGAAACGATTCCGTCCGGTTTCTTAGAGTCTTCGATATAGAAAGATACGATTCCGTAAACTTCGGCAGTAGTTAGATTCATGTTCATATTTTTTCTCCTTTATTCCTCATTCGATTCTTCGTTACTAGCGGAAGAACCGTTAATCTTTTCCTTAAATTTCGTTACAGCGGTCAACGTTTCTGTATTAATCTCGTTAAGGATATCCTGATACCTCGGCGGTAGCGGATCACCGTATTTCGCCTCTAATACCAGATCTTTATTAGTCATCTCGTTGACCACTCTCTGAAGCAGATTGCCGTATGTCGTTTTCGATACTAGCATCGTCTTCAGCGTGATATAGATCGTGAAGAGATCCTTCACGTCCATAAGCTGACAAGCTCCCGCATGCCAGTGCCATGGCAATTTCTTAACGTCGTCAATACCGTTCAGCTTACAGAGATTAACTAGCGTCACCATACTGTCGAGGTCGATCTGAGTCTCTGGATCGTATTTATACAGATGGGATCCCAGAGAAGTCTCAATTACCTGCCCCGCATAGATATCTTCCTAACAAGCTGCGCGGATCTGCTCGACCTTGTAAGCCTTCGCCTAAGTAAGTGTCAGAGTATCCGTATTAACTACGGGATTGATCTGCTTATCCAGGCGGTTTACTAATTCGACGATATTCGTCTTAATTAACGTTACTTTGATACATTCGGCGAACTTCTTCTCCAGCGGCACGTATACCGTCCCGACGTACGAGATATTCTCGAAGCCGTCGTAGCAGGTATAACTAGCCACGGGATTTTCGCCCTTGAACACCTCCAGCAGAGTCAGCCTTCCGAACGCGTCCCTAAGCGTATTGAAATCGTTCGACTGTATACTGAGGGTTCTGTTATTCTCAAAATCGGAGACGGAGAAGTCGGTCAACTAGTAGGTCAACCCACCGTCCCCGTTGAGCCGTATATTATATCCGGTCATGTCTTTCTCCTTACCATTCTATAAATTCGCGGACTATGATATAGTCTTCGCCCACCCGTGTTTCGATCTTGTCTGTAAGCAGAGGATAGCTGCCGATAGATGCTAGTTTAGTGGTCTGCTCGTCCTCGATTCCCGCTTCGGATAGGTCGACATCCTCGATCAGATAGTCCGCGTTTACGATTCCTGCTTTAGATATATTGCTCATACTTCTGATACCTCGTTAGAAAATAAAACGCCGGTGTCCGATAGGGAAGCACCGACTGCATATAGATCGCGGATGTCTTGCGGCAAGAGGCAGGTGGCGTAGATTCGGAAGTCGGAGTAATATGCGTCATTACTTCGCCAAGCGCTCCCAGCACCTGAGAAACCAATTACAACGCCAATAAAAGAGTCAAGCGTTTTCGGTGAACTAAATTGCGCAGTACTTGACTAAACTCCATCTTTGTATACTCGCCCTACTTGACCATCATACGTAATTGCATAATGATGCCATTCATTAAGAGTAACATTAAGTGATGGCCTACATTGTGTAGTACTTGCTGAGTCGTTTATATCAACTGTGCCATCTCTATGATTCATCGCACTTGTTACATAATCTGTTCCAACACTACCGCTGCCATATTTGTAATTAGTAGTGCAAAAAATGCCATTTCCAGTTGAAGAAGATTCACGATAACCGGCACTTATTGGTTTTGCCCAAAAAGCAACAGTCATTTCAGTTGGGTTTGTTAATGAACAATGACCATAAATATATCTAGTGCCAGTTGAAGTAGAAGTTGTCGTATTTGTACTAGCAATATGAGTTGACACGTTATATCTCGGAGTATCACTTTCTACAGTTATTGAGCCTTCTGTATCGTGTGCATATAATTCTCCATTATTGCCATATCCACTTGTGTCATAAACTACGTTTGAATCAAGTCCCATAGCCGAGTACAACGAATCAGTGGTAGCCGGGACCCAGGGAGTAGCCACGGAACCCTCTTCAAGTTTAAGTCCTTTGATAGAAACGGTACCAGTTCCGTAACAAACACCTTGAGTATTTCCTACCGCACCCATTCTTGGGCAGATTACATGTTTTACAGCGGACGTTTCATTCTGTGAATACGTTACCCAGTAATGTTCCCATTCTGTGGATAACGTGAATGTCATATTCCCGTCCGTTGCCCGTTTTGTAATCCCCTAGCTACTTACGCAAGTCGTCGTCGTATTCGGGCTATAAAAATGTGTCCTGATCTAATCCCCAGCCACAGTTGATTTCGCCCAGAATGAAAGTGTGTACTGAGAAGCTGTAGGAACAATAGATGTAACGCAACTCCATCTATCAGAGTAGGAACTTGACGGGTATTCGAAGGTTCTTTCTCCTGCCCAGGTGTTCGGAAGGATGTTGTCTCCCCCAAATCCCCCTCTATTTAAAGGATAATGCAGCACCAACCCTTGCGCCAAGTGTTTTACTTCGAGAGGTGAAAGAGCGTGATCATAGATACGGACGTCATTCATACGTTTACTTGCCTAGCCTGTAGCAGAAGTCCCACTTGTATTGTTAGATCTACATCCAATACCCAAATTATTCATGCCGGTCTTTTGAACTGAAGCATAAGCTTTAGATGCGATTTCATTACCATTCAAATATAATTTTAAAGTAGTACCATCATATGTTGCCGCTACATGATACCATGTATTTGTAGCAAAAGTGTAAGAAGTTGCAAGCGTTTGACTACCAGCATTACATCCAATATTTAATTGCTTTCCTCCAATTATTGAAAAATAAAATTGAGCTTCAGTTGAACTTGTTGTATTCTTACATAATATTATATCATTATAATTCGACCATTCTGAGGATTTAACCCAACAAGCAAGGCTCCATGTATTTCCTAGCCACTCTTGCCCAATATGATAAATTGCACAGTCTCCATAACAATATTGTCCTAATTTCCCATCTGTATATCGAATCCGAGTATCAAATGAAGATGCTGGTAGATTAAATAAACCCTAATTTCTTAAATCCTCTGTCAAAGGAAACCATACGCTCAACATGCCACCACCTCCTTACACAAACACGAAATTCAGACAGGACTTGGATGAGTCATATTCTAGCGTAACATTATCTCCAACCATCACTTTATTAGCGGACATCTACCCCGCGACTCCTACGCCGCCGGATACCTTCAGCGCACCAGTAGACTTATTCGTACTGGCTGTCGTATTCGTAATGGCAGTAGCACCAGAGAACGTCTTCGCACCAGATACTGTCTGGGCCGTAGAGAGAGTGACGTAGTAGCTAGTGATCGTATTGCCAGAGCCGTCTTGTGTTGCTTTAGTAGCAGTTGCAGCATTACCAGTAATGGACCCTACCGTTAAAACATTTGTTGAAGGATTATATTTAAAATCATCATCATAATTTCGTACAGTCTCAGTTGCGGAGTCCGAAAACCACACATGTCTATCTTTATTAACGGTACCAACACCCCCGGCTACCTTATTGGCAGAACCGCCCGCAGAACTAGAGCCAGCGTAGTTATGTGTATGATTTGTAGTAGTAGCAATTGTTACATTACCAGAACCATCAAATGTAGTCGAACCAGTTACAGAACCAGAGAGAGTTATTGTTTTGGCAGCAGCAAGTTTTGTCGCAGTATCAGCATTTCCAGAAATACTCGTATCTACAGTGCCAGAAATAGAGAATTTAGTTCCATCCCATGTTATTGCTCCGCCTGTAGTATTAGAGTCCTAATTATAAGTAACGAAAAACAGTCCAGTATTACCGTTCTTGCCTTTAATACCGATGTGACCAGCTTTATTTATATCACCTAAATAGGCATCGTCGCCGATTGTATTCCAAGTACTTTTTGCGGTATTGACAGCACCGGTAAATGTTGCGCCGGAGAGCTTGGCGTACGTTGAAGCGATGACTGCACCGTTGCCGTCTTGCAACGCCTTTTCAGATGTTTGGATATATTGGCAGACGGCTCCATTTTTGTACCAGTAAATCGGATGCAAAATCGTTAAATACAACCTATATGGATGAGTATCTGGGTATACTTGCCCCAAATAAATATAAATCAGCCCATCTTCTGTGGTTGGCAATTCTTGTGCTAGAGGAGAAGAATGTAATATAGCAGTTCCATCTGCTTGTGGGGTAGCAACTAGATACAAGGGTTTTCTTCCAACTAATGTAGAAGTAGTATTATATCCTCCAATATTAAAAGAATATCGTATATCAGCAAGGTATTGAGCATACCAACCATCACCAACATTCGCCCCAGCAGAATAAGTGGTAGTACTGCTCCAATACAGAATATCTCCAAATGGGTCAAACGCTTCCGTCGTTAACGTTTTATCCGTCGAAATGCTATTATTAACGCTATTGATTGGCAACAACGATCTGTCTTTTTTTGTTAGGCATAATTGAAACCTATAAATATTAGCAGCCGCAGTACGACTTCCATAATAATTACGGTTATAATAGTTTACATCATTTCGATCCCCAGTCATTGTATTGCCATAAGTCGTAGCATCAAAATTATTGTAAGTATTATAATTTGTCGATCCAGTTCCAGGGAAACTATCATACGTTAGTGGCGAATCAAGTAACGTTACTGTACACCCTTCTGTTTTAATTATTTCAAAAGTAACGGTTCTGGTGTTAGCAGCGGTTGTTGGATTATAAGAATATCTTAGATTAACACCTATGGCATGACCATATCCGTCAGTGATTCCTGCTTCCTTTGCTCTATAAAAGCAATGGTAATAATATGGTCGATAAGATGTATTAGTGATATCATTCCATGTTCTATAACTAGAATAAGTATCTCTCATACCGCTTAAATAAACATTACTGGTTTCAAAACCGCTACCATTTGCTACTGATACGCCATCGATAGTTGCCGTTACTTTGTAATGGATACTCCACTAACCACCATAAGTATCGGGCTGCACTTTTATAAAATATAACTAACCCTTTGCCTCATTATTTGCCTCTGCAATGACTCCAGTATATGTCTTGGCCTGTAATGGTACTATTGTCTCAGTTGTGTGATTATGCGAATCATCAACGATAGCAGTTGTTAAACTCCAACCATTTTCACCATTCGAACTTGAAGTTCCAATTACATCGCCAGTGAGCGTTATTGAACGGTTAGAACTGAATTTTGTCGCAGTAGTGGCGTTTCCAGTTGTGGAAATACTCGCTGTACCACTTAACTTTGCTGCGTTAAGAGTGCTATTTGCCGTAAGAGGCGTAATCGTATTACTTCCAAGAGTTATAGTTCCACTCGCTATTTTTGCATCTGTTATTCCATACCCACTCAAAGTAGTTGGGCTTGTTCCTGCGGTTACGTGTCCGTAGGTATTTACCGTAACCGACCTATAAGTACCGGCAGATACACCACTTGTATTATGAGTGATATTTACGGTTTTATTGGTAGCAACAGTCGCAGTTAACGGTGAGCTTGCAGTAACGCCAGAGAAGTCGATAGTGCCGCCTTCAGATACTTGGATTGATTCAAGTTTAGACCTTTCTGCCGAAGTCATTAACACAAGGCCAGTGCTTTGGACTGCACTTTGCAGATTCTCCTAAGTAATGGTAATCGTATTTGATGATACGGAATAATCTGTTTCGGCAAGCTTGATTTTTGTCGTTACAGAAGTAGTGGCAATTCCGCTGTCAGCCACTGTATACCCATCTGACCCCCAAGAAACAAGATGCCCAGATGTCGTCCCAGATGAAAGACCTTTGACTTGTTTATTGTTTGTGACATTCCCAAGTCCAGCTTTTGCAGGAGTGAGAGTCGGAATATCAGCCGCAACTAATGCCCTAAACGTCGGCGCAGCAGCGTCACCAGATGATGGGCCAGCGAGAACGTAGTTCTTCGTTTTCGTACCATACGGATTCTTCGTGTCACCATATCCATTGGCGAGAGATATCGTCGTATTTAATGTCGAAGACTGCGCAGTATTAACGCTCGATACAACAGGACTTGTTGCTTGTACACGAACAGATGTTACGCCAGAACTTGTTACGTATCCTTTGCCCTCAACAAACGTCGTAACCTCGGTACTTGTGGCGTACCCTTTTCCTTCCACGAATGCCGCAACTGCCTCAGAAGTAGGAAGATTTGCGCTTGAAGAAGCGGCACTGATTGACGTATCCACATCCTTTGCCGCAGCAGCAGCGAGAGTACCGACTTTTGTTGTCGTAAGATTTGCAGAACCCGCCCAAGTCGAGAGAGCAGTGTTTTCCACATTCCCAAGTCCTACGCTTGATTTAGTTATATTTATATTCTTGGCAGCGGAACCATTGTATGAGAACTGGTTAGTTCCTTCCGTAGTCCCGCCGTTAAGCTGAATCTTGAGCGTATTTGTAACCTTACCCGCTTCTTTGACAGTCTTATTCGCATCTGCCGTGTTATCCACATTACCAAGTCCAATGGCGGACTTTGTTATATTTACGTTTTTCGTCGCTGAACCGTTATACGTAAACTTATTAGTTCCCTCGGTAGTTCCACTATTGAGCAGTATTACCAGATTACTACCAACCTTATCCGCAGTAGTGGCAGTCGTCGCAGTGTCGGCGTTCCCAATTAAATTACCATACAAACCGTTAATAAATCTCGCCGCGCCAGTGACCATCAGATCACCGACGGTCGCTTCGATTGCATCGAAGGTTTGACCTACAGTTACTCCATCCGTGAACACCACATCTCCATTGAACGTCGCACCAGAGAAAGTTGCCCCCTCTGTGAACGTCACATCTCCAGTGAAGGTCGCTCCAGAAAGAGGAGCATAGTAACTAGATATCGTATGCCCCGCAGAGTCTTTAGTCGCCGACCCAGCCGCTATCGAACTCTGGTTAATCCAGGTAGGCGCGGTGTTTCCACCAGAACTAAGAATCTGCCCAGAAGTTCCGGTATCCAGCTATCCAAGCGTATTAGCCGTAGAAGCGTATACGATCCCGGCTGCCGTCCAAGCTGTCCGCCCGGTTCCGCCGTAGCCGACTCCGATAGTTCCCACGTTCACGGAAGATTCTCCGTTGAAGGACTTTCCGTTGATTGAGATAGAGTTATTCAGCTTGGTGGCTGAAGAAGCGTTGGCAGAGAGAGTTCCGTTTACTGTAAGATCGCCAGTGATTGTACCGCCAGTCATCGGCAGGTAAGCGCCAGATACCCCGTCTATAGAAGCGTATTTCTGATCTAGCGACTGACCGTTAATATAGATCATTCCCGCTTTGTCAATTCGGAATATATAGTTCCAGTCCGACTCGATTTCGGGAACAGTGTTGTCATGATACCGTATATATAAGAAATCATCGGATACGTGCTCAATATAACCCGACGCTGCCGGGTTTAATTCTGGTACGTGAAGTCCGAAGTCGTAATATCTCTTATTGTAGGAAGGATAGACCAGATTCTTCTGAGCGTTAACCGACTAGCTGTGAATCCGATCAGCCGCGATCGTCCAGTCGCCGGTATTAATAAACGCCCGGCCATTCGCGATAATCGCCGCGTGATCCTACGAGTCTTCCTCTACCTAAGTAATATCCCAGTAAGTTCCGCTCTCTCCGCCGATTCTTCCGCTAGTCGCGATGATCTCACCGTTGATATATGCATTACCGTTCGCGTTGTCTACGCCGAAATTCGGTGTATAGATACTTCCCGTTGACAGATCGAGTAGCGTACCGAATGTCGAATAGGGCGAGTTATAAGGAACGCCATCTGTTACCTGGTGGCCATCTTTGTCGTAAGTCCGATAATTCTAAGACTTGATCGCGTTCGCGGCCAGCATATTTGCGGTGATACTGTTCGCCTGAATCTTCCCTCCGCTAATAATCGTAGCAGATCCTTCTGGGTCTTTAATCACGAACTGGTTCGTAACAGCGGTGACCGCAGCGTCTGTCAGCGTAACTGAAGACTGTGACGATCCCGATTTTACTAGCCAGTTGATCTTATTCGCCGTCTGAGAGACCGTGGAAACGCTCTGATTCAAAGTCGTGATATTTCCGGCGTTCGTGTTGATGTTCGTCTCAGCCGAACTTACCCGGGAGGTAATCCCGTTCAGATCGATTGTCAACTCAGAAGTCCGCGTTACCTCAGAAGCCTCGCGCCCGGTGATCGTGCGGTGGTAGCAGTTCATCAGAAGAACGTTGGAATTCGTACCCAGCTTATTAGAGAACGTGAACCCATTTGGCTTCGTGGTTCCAACATTCCAGATAACTTCGATGACGTTCCAACCTACTTTAAGCGTGATCGTCGTGCCGGTTACCTGAGATCCGTTGACGTATAAACGCCCATTGCCGGAAGCCGAAAATCCGTGCGTCCAGGTGAATTGCGTCGTTACATCCACGAACGTAAGAGCGTAGCCGATGTAGTTAGTCGTAGAAAGGAATGACTTCGATATATCCGAATCCTTATAAGTGGCGGAGGATGTCGGGTTTATTCCGCTGCCAGTGAACGCGGTGAAGTCGTATAGAGACTGGTTAGCCGTGGGCAGATTAGCCTTATTATAGATCTCGACCAGCCACTTATTGATTCCGGTGGACTTGTCTATGTCGTTCTCGATTCCCTGGATTGAACTGTTAAAGTCGCTCTGGGATACTTTATTCGCGATCTGATTCGTATGGTCGTCGACTGTAGAGCTGATCGTACTGATAGAACTGGTGTGCTTAGCTAAGGTCTGTGCCTAAGCCGCGACTGCCGCGTCGTTCGTCTGCTTATAGGTATCCAGATTATTCTGGACTTCGTTTGCCGCCTCCCACGCCGTGTCGCATGAAGGCGTAGTATAAACAGTAGAAGACGGATTGCTATAGACGATCTTACTAGTCGTCCAGATATATTTTCCGGCTTCCCAGGTTAGAGTAGACGGATCGTCTGTCCATCCAGTGGGCGGTTCCGCACAGCTCTCTTTGCTCTCATTCATCAGATACAGGGGCGTTACCGAGACTATCCCCTTGCCGCTTGCACCCGTAGCTCCCTTGTCGCCGGTAATACAAGCCGGTTGGGAGTAGTTAACGGTGGCGGAATCGGACAGTTTAGTTCCGGTTCTTGTCCAGACATAATGCCCGTCAGACACGCTAGGGCATGTCGCGCCCCAGGATCCGCCCGTTAGCTTAGTTCTGCTAGTCGAGAGATAGTACTGGACTGAGACAGACTCTACGCTTGTACCGTCATTGAGAGCGGATATCGTAAACTGTCCATAAGCGACCATATTATCACCTCTCAGTTATTTCGACTATGAAAGTAGCTTTTACATCTACATCGCCCCCATCGACCGTCAGAGTCTTGCCCGTCTTGGTAGCTACAGGGCTGGAAGTATCTGCGTCGAAGTCTGTCGCGACTCCGTCTTTATCCCGCATCGTCCAGGTATATAAGTATTTCGTTCCCGCCGTATCGATCTCGGCACCATTCTGGAACAGTCTCGCGGTTAACACAGTCGAACCGACGCCGTTCTTGAATACGTCTCCGGCGGAAGACTGGACCTCGACCTGAATCGGATCTGTATAGTCGTTGAAGGTTACGAAATCCTGATAGTCGTTGCCGCTAGAATCAGTGATGATACACTTGAATGACTGCACAGAATCGACCGCTTTGTTATAAACGGTGATCTGCGTGGTTGTTACGCCAGTATACATATTTGTGGTATTAGTCAGTTTCTTCCAGCCTTTTCCGCCACCCTGGTCGGTAGTAACAGAAGAGTCCATAATGTACCACTGGAATGTTAACCCGGTCGTCTGAACCGTCGAGCCGTGCCATAATTCACAGGTCGCGATCAGAGAGTCGATTGTGCCATTCTTGAATACGTTGCCATTCGGAGTTGCCGCTATAGCAGTCTGTACGCCACCACCAGAGGATACACGGTTGATCGTGATGTCTTCTACGTGTGTAACTACAAGACTGGATGCCGGGTCCTTATACGCGATTTCGCAGCGGAATGTCGCGGTAGGAATCGCTTCAGTCAGAATATTAGTCTTGATCTTCAGTTTATAGTTATTAGTTCCCTCGAAAGCGTAACTCGTACCCGCCGCGATCGCGGTTGTCTCATTATCTCTATACCACTTGACAGACTAGATACTCGTCTGCGCTCCAGACATGATATCATCCGTAGAGTTAATCACGTACAGTGAGGGCGTGAGAATCATATTCGTATTAGTAAAATCCGGCGCAACCGTGTCGGTGTCCGGATTATAAATTTGATATTTCTAGATATTACTCGATATATAACCAGTTAGCGTTACGGCATCATTATAATCATGAATCGTAAACTGGCCCATTGATATAGCCATATTTCAAACCTCCTTTATTAACTAGAAGACGGGATCCCATCTACCGTAACATTAAACGTGGCACGTCTGTATACGTCCGCACTAGTTATAGTGATGCTCTTCCGACCGGCGGCGTGATTCGTCTCCCACTCAGTGTCGTGTGTTCCGTCGCTATTAATTTTCCACCAGTGGAAAGCGTTCGCGTCCAGGTAGTCGGTGATGTCTTCGTTCTATTTATATACGTGCGCGGAGAGAGTAGTAGATACCTCGCCGTGTTTAAAAGCGTCTCCGTTAGAAGAGATGATCTCTATCTGATATACCATAGACGAATCTACGGCATCCTGTATATCCGCCAGGTCTCCCTTGGTGGATTCTTTGAACGTACTGTAGTCCGCACCAAATTTGCCGCCATCGCCGAGGTAGATATTATCTATAGAAGTGACGATGTTGCCATCTTCGTCTGTCTCGACGTTGAACGACAGCTTTCCGGGCGTAATCGCCTTATCCTACACCATCCGGTTGACGATCAGCGAATCAGCTACTGCGTCAGAAGTGATACCCTCTGCCGTCATTACCGTCGCGCCGTTCTCGTTCTTTACGATGACCGACGGCTCATCCTACGCGTTATAGCCGATCTGTACGCCAGATCTCAGGGTTCCGTCCTGGTTTGTCCGTCCTATCAGAATCGTGTCGCCATTCGCTGTTAACTAGCCGTTCTCAGATACGATCTTCAGATTGTCGGATAGCGTGATATTCCCCGCCTGAATGTCGGATGCCTATACATTCCCCGCTACGATACTTCTCGCCAATACGGAGTCGATGGTCGCGTTAGAGGAAGTAAGGTTGAATATCTGCGAACTAGCTGAAGCAGCCACGTCAGATATCAGTTCTCCGACCCGCGCCTGGTTAGCTTCAAGTACGTTAGAAAAGATATAATCCGCCGTCACGTTATTCGCCGCGAGTTCCCGGATCGTCGCTTCACCGGCTTCGATAATTCCGGCGGAGAGTTCTCCCAGCTTCGCGTTTTCGGCGGAGAGAAGACGGGTCGAGATATCGTCGGCGCTAATTACGGACGAACGTATGTTCTATATCTGGGCGTCTGTCGCGTTAAGAACGGCAGTAGTTACGATCTCTGATGTTACTAGTTTCGATGACAGGTTCGTAATATTCGCGTCTGTCGCGGATAACAGCTTGGTTGCCACATCGTCGGCGGTAACCACTTTCGATTTAATATTCGTAATCTGGGCGTCGGTCGCGTTCAGAATCCCCGTAGAGATAGAATCGGCCGTCACCACCTTCGTGGTCAGCTAGTTAAGTGTCGCCTAATCCGCTCTTAAGATATTCGTAACGATACTCTCAGCGTCGATGTAGTCAGCGAAGAGTTTACGAAAATCGGCGGCATCGCCAGTGATATATCCGACATCGATCTTATTCGCCTTGATATAATCGGAGATAATACTGGAGATGTTACCGTTGGGATCTATATTAATGGCGTTAGTAGCCGTATTAGCTGATATAGCTTTGTTCGCGGTTCCGGCATTAGCGGCGTAACCAGCAGTTGCGGCACTCCCAGCACTGTCTGCGGACCCTCCACTAGCGACACCAGATATATTCGAAACGGCGTTAGTAAACAGCCGGTTGGTTATCATTAGGTTGAGCAGGTTTGTCAGATATTCTTTGTCCGTATCCGAGTTACCTGTTCCGAGAGCGACGGAGTTTTTTGAAGCCCGCTCATTCTCCGTCTGAAGAATATCTACGTAGTCTGTCCGCCCGGATCTCGACGAAATCATGTTAGAGAACTCTAACTCCAGATCGGGAGTTACCTCACACGGATTCCAGGTGATACCTACCACGCGAAGTTTAACAGAATAATCGTCTCGTACTCCTAGCCGGATATATGTCAGGAGTTTCAGATCTTTCGCGAAATCCGCGAATTCCGGCAGTCTATACAGATTGTCGAGAGTAGTGGTAAACTTATACTGAGGCTGACATAGCTCTGACAGCTTATCCACAGAATCGTCGAATAATTCCTACTGTCTGTCAAACCTGCTGACAGATGTATCTATGGACGTACTGATAATGTTAGAGTTAACGTAGTCAGAATCGATCAGTAACGGCTCGATGATCGCACAGTCTTCAGCCGTAAGATCGAAGTTGTATACTGTCTCGCCTTCTTCGTTTGTATAGTAGAGTTTCGACGGATTAACCATCGCGATTCTGTTCTCTTCGTTTTGATCGCGCTATTCTTTAAGATCGTCGTATTCTCCCTATAACTGCTTCAACTTGGCGGGGAGAGAAGTTGGACTGTCTTCGTCCAGATATCCCTCGACTTTCGTATACTCGGCGTGTTGGATGTTGTAGTAATCCTCGTTAACCTAAGCCGCCTGTTCTTCGGGGGTAAGTTCGTCCCAATCTTTGGAATAGACCTACAGAGCCTCCAGTCGATTCGTATAATCTTTCTTCTTACCTTCCAGTTCTTCGATTCCGTAGAGATCCCAGTTAGTTTTCCAGGTTTCGACATAACTTTCCTGGTCATCTTCCGGGATATTCAAATTATCTATAGCGATCTGAATGTTAGGAAGGATATATTCCTGGATCTCCTTATAGGTATAGTAGCCGCCATAGCCATTCGCCATGTCGTAGAGCAGTTCGAGATAACGTGCGTCATCCACATGCCCCTCAGAGTCCTTCCAAGGTATGTAGGAGCCGTCCTCATCGTACTGTGGGTTAGCGTCAACCGAGACTTGTAAAGACGTCAGAAGAGCCTCGTAGTACTTCTGAGACTCATTCAGAGCATCTTCGTTAAGATCACTCCAATCTTGCATAACGCCGTCGCTAGGAACGCGATATTTGATCTCGTCCATCTTCTCGTAGAGATCGGCGGATGTGCGGCCTAGTTCCTTAAACGTCTCACGGTTTTCGTCCTAATAATTTTGCCATGCCTGGACCTTAGCCGCCAGTTCCGGCGACATGTAAGGCTCGCGCATGAAATAGGAGAGATTCACGATCTGGGTAGAACCGTAGTTCAGAGCCTCGAACGAGAGTTCGTTATCTCCGTAGCAACGAAGCCGAGTGATAATCGAATCTTCCTCTACCTGAATGGTTACGTTCTGCGCCAGATTTCTGAATCCGATGAAGATGTTAGAATCTAGTTCCAGACTCTCCTATGAGTACGCATTAATCTTCCGATGCATTATGTCGAACGTGAAGATGCATGGTACTTTCGGGCCTATCACAGATGTTAGGAGAGCGTATATGTTAATATTTGGCTCTTTATACTGACCGATCTTCTTATTAACTAGCAGAGGATCTATCTCACCCAGGGACCAGCCCGGGAGTTTGGTTAAGAGCAAATCTAATAACGATAATTCGGGATTACTAGGACAATAGAAGGTGACGAAATTCTTTGGGATTCCGAGTTCGTTAAGGTTATCAGTCGCTATAGATTCAAGAGAATCTTCTTCGCCAGTGTTAACTTTGAAGTTCAGCCAGTCGCGGTTGTATAGTTCCTTCTCTAGCGAATACGCACTTACCTGTTTTGTCTCGTGTAAGCCGTCGTTCTCAATTGCTGGATATTCCATGATAAAGTAGCCGACATCTTCGAGAAGAATATACATACTCTTATCCAGATAATCGTATCCGTTCGACTTGCGGTATCCTTCGATAAGACCGTCGGAATCGCCGGGGCTTTCGATATATTCGTCAACTACGAAATCGAGAGTATCAAAGTCCTTAGTATGTTGAGAATAAGATACGGATTCGCGGTTTACACCGTTCAGTTCCGTGATTATAGAAAGATCCGGGCGGCAGAGATATAAATGCTTTACATCTGATATCATACTAACCACCCGCCGACTTTCTTATACGGATAGTCGTAGGCTATTTTGATCGAAACGTCTCCGATGATTTCCAGTACGTTGATACGCCTCGGCAAGAATCTGAGCCAGTAAATAGATCCGACATCGGCCCAGCCCATGTCTTTAAAACTAACTACCGTAGATCTGGTAGAGTCGGTTAGTAAGCAACGCTGACAGTCTATAGTAACGTCGAGTCTAAGGACGTTCCCCATCTCGTCGGCGTATATACCCATAACATTACCGTTGTCTGTCACCTGAGTGATAGTCACTTCCTGCGAATTGTCGTTGTTAGAGATAGTAACAGTTGGGTAGACATATTCTTCCCATTCGTCAGAGTATATATAACACGGCGCAATGAACGGCTCATCCACCGGAATAACTTCGGTAGTAGTCTCGCCGGTATCTGGGTCAGTAGTCTCTATAGTGCGACCGCCATCCAAAGTGGCGTCTATGGTAAACTCCACATGTTTGAGCGGATACGGCGATGTACTTTGGAACGTGAATATCACGCCGTAGAAACCTTCGCTCATAAGACCGTAAGACGTACTGGTGAATTTGCCGAAATATCTGTATACTTCTTCACCTTCCGCCGGTTCGTCGCAGCCATCCGGCCATATCTCGACGAAAGAAGATCTTTTCGGACTAGTAAGCCAGGCTTCAACCATAACCTGTTCTTCTGTTGTGAAGGGTTCATAATCCGCTTTCATAAGTCCGTACGTAAACTCCGGCAGATTATAGGTCGTACCGTAGTCGTTAGGAATAGGTCTCGTCACAGTGGTCGATCCTATCATATTCTCGCGGCTAGCCCAATCAACGCGATCTATAGCACCATCCATCGACATAAGCATAAGTTTCGTTCCTATAATGTTTTCGGTAGAAAATCCGTTATATCTAAATCCCACGATTTCTCCCCTCCTTTCCTAATTAAGAGAAGAGACGGAGCCTATGACAGCCCCGCCTCCTAAAATTAATATCTTGCCTGACGCATTCCTGCTTTCTTAGCGTCTATGGCTAATTGTTTACTAGTATACTGATATGCTTGCTTGAGAATGTCTTGGAGACCTGGAAGAGCCTCTTTATCTACATCTCCGTTAACCGTAAGAAGTGAACCATAGTTCACCGTAAGATTCTGTTGCGCAGGTTGTACCTACGGCAGAGTGATAGTTTGCCCAATGTTCGGATAATTCATAGCCATCTTGAATAATTTATCCGTCAAATGAGCCGGAATCACTCCATCACCGGCTTTAAGCGGCACAAGAACACCATCTTTTGTGGTGATGATCTCTCCGCCTTTTTCCTGGGTGAGAGTTAAGCCTTTCTGAGCGTATCTCGTACCGGTAGCTTTTTTCTTTTTGGACTTCTTCGTGTCTACAAGGATCTCGCCTTCTTTCAGGTTATAATCACCCTTCGGAGTTAGCACATAAACCTTTTCTTTAGAAGAACTAGTGGTCGTAGCGGCAGGAGCTGACTGGACACCGTATAGCATATTGGAGTATCCACCATCTCCATAGCTTCCACCTCCGCCACCGCCCATGATGAATCTTCTTAGTCCCCATGGATCCTGGGCTTCCTACTCGGCCTTCTTCTTAGCCTCTTCTTCGGCCTTCTTCTTGGCAGCTTCTTCAGCCTTTTTCTTCGCTTCTTCCTCGGCTTTCTTTCTCGCAGCTTCTTCCGCCGCTCTGCGTTTGGCTTCTTCTTCGGCTTTACGCTTAGCCTCTTCGGCAGCTTTTCTCGCCATTTCAGCCTTCGCCTTTTCGACGTTCGTAGCAACCGCTTTATTCAGAGAATCTACAGCGTTAGTGTAGGTGGCCAGCATCTGATCGACAGTCTTACCGGCGTGGAAGGACCCCGCGATTTCGTTATAAGCTTTCTTTTGTTCGGCGGACATCTTATCCCAGACCGCTTTTGCGTTGGTTATCACGGAACTATAGTTCGCTTTTGCCACATTGCCAGACTTCGCCATCGCGTCGATCTGCGCCTGAGAGTAGTTATAAGTCGGATTCTTAACGGCGGCGATCGCGTCTACCCATTTCTTCATAGACTGATTCTGAGCTACATCGCTCTTCAGCTAATCGATTAGAGCCTAAATATCTTTACCGGTCTGATCCGTAGATCCGATATTATAGTTCGTCTTATCTGCGACTTCCGCCCACTCCTTGGTAAACTTGTCGATGTTAGTAGTAGAGACACTAGTCCCGAGGGTATTGATCGCGCCCTGGATACGAGCCGCCAATTCGGCACCAGCATCTTGAGCCTGTTTAGTAGCTACCGCATTAGCATGACCTTCCTCATACTGCTTATTAACGTCGGATACAGTACTGGTCAGAAGACCGTTTTCTTTAACCGCCGTTTCAACATCGGAGAGAGTAGCCACACCGTTAGAAGCACCTAACACTAGCTTGTTGAGAGCAGCCTCGATGTTACTAGCAGACAGATTGAGAGAGTTAATATAATCAAGCTGCTTCTGAATGTCTCCCTACAGCTCGTTGCGCCATTCGTCGAGGTTGTCCGCTAACTGCTCCTGCATCTCGGTGAGGCCTTCAGTCTGGAGCGAAACGACGTGATTTCTTACAGTATCATCTAAGTCTTCCTGAAGTTCTTGCCTCTGAGCTTCGAGACGAGCCTTCATTGCGCGGCTCTCAGCATCTGCTACGCCGTCAAGGGCCGAAATCTAAGCATTTAACAGCTCTATGTCCTTCGTCGAACTCTTTAACGACTTGTCGTAATTATAATAATCTTGCTCCAGCTAGAGCGCCTTTTTCCTAGCATCTATTGTCTTATTAATCGCCGCTAATTGCTTCTCGGCTATCATTATTCCGATTTCAACGATCTGATCCGCCGCACCCTTGATATTAGACAGATACTCTTGAATCTGTTTATCGTTAGCGTCGAGGGCTTCCGCAAATGCCTGTTCTCCGAAATCCGGATTACTAGCGAATTCGTCGCGCAGTCTCTGCCGTTCTTCGAGTACGTCGCGCAACTGCTCGGTGTTTTCCTGCCAAGCCGTCATCTCTATAGCGATGGTCGCCTGTCCCATATCGGTCAGATTGCCAGTCTTATAATCGAATTTAGCAGCATCAGTAATCAGAGACCCGAGAGCCTGAATAATATCTACGTAGTTGTCGGTTCTTTCCAGTAACTCTTCGTAGCGGTCGATAGTATACTGGATACGGTCGGCTTCAATCTGGCGAAGTTCGTTCTGGGCATCCTTGGCATCGTTAATTAGACTCAGAACCTCTGACTGTTTGGCTATATATTCATCCGTACCAGCGATCAGTTCTCCGCTTGCAACCAAGTTATTAAACTGTTCCTACGCATCTGCCGACTGCTGTAGATACAGATTAACGAGTCCCTGCTGTTCCGCATATCTCTATACGTAGGAGAGCTCCGTCTCGTAATCGCCTATAGCCTTGGCGGCATCAATCCACGCATCGTTCAGCTTATTAACCTGCTCCAGATGATCGATCAGAACACCGTAATGTTCTTTCACGTCGGAGAGAATATTAAGCAGAATACTATGTTGCTGATTCAGTAGATCGTTAAGTTCCGTCTCCTTATCCAGGATCTGGGACATCAGGTCGTTCCATTCCTTAGATCCGTAGACTAGCCTATCACCAGACAGTTCTTCGTTCAGCGCCGCGATTTCTGCTCTTAGCGTCGCGGTTTGTCCGATAAGATTGCCTGACTGGAACTGACGCATCGCCGCCGTGATACGGTTTCCGCGATCTTCTGCGTTTTTGACGTATAGTTCTTCGTTTTCGTCGAGAGCTTTCTGATAATTCAGTACAGATTCGAAGGCTTCTTCTACTGCGCCGAAGTTATCTACGATTTCCTGGATGTACTGAGCCGCGTATTCGGATTCGGCCTACGCTAACGCAGTCTGAGCCTAATCATATGCGAGTTTAGCTTGCTGGAGAATCTCTGCCTACATCTCCTCGCGGAGAGTTTTGTCGAGTTCCGCCTGGGCGAGCATATAGGTAGCTTCCCTAAGCGCCGTCTGTTGCTAGGTAAGTTCTGCCGTCGCTTCCCCGGCTTTCTAAACAGCAGCTTTGTATTCATCTATAACTCCACCGGATGTTTGCGGCTTCTGATCAGCATATGGATCTCCAGCTCTTTCCTATCCAACTTCTAGCGGGCCGCCGGGCATAAACTTCCAGTCATCACCCCGCCACTTAATCTCATTCCATACGCGAGGATCGTAGCCAGTAACAGTTCCAGCGATACCAATATTCCCGCTCATAAGTAGCGCACCTTTGCCCCACAATGCGCCGACATCATTATAATATTTTATCGCATCTGTTTCTTCCAGAGCAGCTACAGCAGCAGAAGTGGCAGTCACTTCGCCCTGGGCCTAAGCTACCTTCACTTCGGTTTCTTCTCGAATTTTCTTATATTCAGCGATCTTCGTATCTAATTCGCGAGTTAGGTCATCCATGGCGGTCTATGCGTCATCGAGAACCTGCTTGGCTTCGTCAACCGCCCACCGTCTAATTTCTACTTGTTTAGCCGCGTTTTCTGTTTTATCAGCGTTTACGCCACGGATAGCATCGAGAACCGCTTGAGATGTCGCGGTATAATCTGCCGCAGCTTTCTATGTCTCTCTGATAGTGTCGAGAACGTTGAGTGTAGAACCACCCGCCATCGCGCTATCTAACCGACCGAGAGCCGCAGTTAGACCATCTATTCCTAATTCTAGCTGTTCGATCTGACGGTCAGCTTCTTCCAGCGGAGCTTGCGCCATCTAATCCCAGACCTATACGACTTGCTGATAGAGCTATTCGAGAGTATCTTTAGTGTCTTCAAGTTTGCTTAAGAACTCATCATATTCCTCTATAGCGGCAGCCAGATCTTTATCTAGCCCAAGAATATCGACCAGATTATTATCTTCAAGGAGATCAGCGTACGCACCAAGATAATCACCAGCAAATGCCGGATCTATTTCAGTGGTCTCTTCACCTGTGGCAAGACCTTCTGGTATCATAATCCTGGCATTCTGGAAACCGCCTCCTCCGCCTCCTCCGCCGCCTTTGCCCAGAGAAGACTGAACTTTGTTGATGTAATCCATGTTAGGTCCGAAGTTATCGAAACTTGAACTTGAATTATTACTATTGCTCGTAACGCTTCGAGAAACTTTAGCATTGTTATATTTCTTTACGGCTTGATTATATGTCTGGAAAGCCTACTTCTTCGTCGGATCGGTGATACCCTTAGTAGATAAAGTCTCACCTTTCTTAATCGAAGATTTCTAATTAGAAGTGAGCGAATAGGAGTTCTTAACTTCCTTAGCCGCCGCCTTCATTTCTTTCTTGAACTGCTTTTCTTCGGGGCTCGCGGAACCGCTGTTACTGCTAGAGACAGAAAGTCCTCCACCTCCGGATTTACTTTTAACATTTCCGCCAGAATTACCGCCGGAACTCTTATTACTGGAACCAGAACTACTAGATCCTCCGCCATTCTTCAGAGATTTATTATATTGCTTGGCGGCTTTAATCTTATCTTTCTTGGAAGGATCGATGGTGGAGATGTCGATCTTTTCACCGTTTTCGATAGCTTTTTGATTCTTCTTACTCCAGGAATAATCGTCGACGCCACCATTTCCGCTGTCGTCACCGTCGTCCCCGCTATTTCCACCTCCAGACTTTTTAGATCCGCCGCCTGAGCTTGTACTCACAGATCCGCCATTCACGTTAACATTGACGCTAATATCGGCAATCTGAGTAGATAGGCCAGCTATCTATCCGGCAATTGTCTGAAGCACCGTGAGAGTATCCTAACCAGCTGCAGCGCCCAATGCCGTATACGACGCAATATCGTAGCCGGACGCCTGTACAGCTTCCGCACTAGATACGATAGCCCCACTATTAGAAGCCGTCTGACTACTAGTCTGAGCAACTTCGGCAGTGGATTTCTCAGTATTCTTAACGGACTTACTCGTTTCTTTCGCAGTCGTTTCGGTCGCGGTATCTTCCTGTTTCTTTAACTGCTTATACTGCTTCAGCGCATCGTTATATACGGAAGCCGCGTTCTTCTTATTCGATCCTTTAATCTCGGATTCGTCGATCTTCTTATTATTCTTAAGCTTCTTACTTTGTTCGTCGGAAAGTTTATAGTTCTGCTTCAGGTTCTATTTCGCCGCTTTGAGATTACTCTTAGCTGTTTCGAGCCTGGTAGCAGCTGCCTCGGCATCTGTTTCGGCCGTATCATCGGCGCTAGAATCAGAACCGGAGTCGGATCCTCCGCCGCCACCTCCGCCACTATCAGAACCGGACTCGTGCTGAATCGGGGTATTACGGAGCATCTCTAAGTACTCCGCATAGACCGGGAGAGCAGCAGAAGCCGCCGCGATTTCGTCAGCGAGAGAATCGAGTTCGGATCTTAAGGTGTTCTTCTTAAATGTATAGGTGGTAAACTCCGTGATGCGGTTCTGAAGTCTCGCCGTCGCTTTGGACAGGCGATTCATGACCTTTTCCGCGAAGTCTACGTAGGTCGCTTCTTGATTCTTAACCTTGGTATTGTTCTGCGTCGCCGCAGTGTTAGCCTGAATAGCCGCAGATTGCGCGTTGATCAGATGCGTCACTCCGTAGCCGTCAGACCACGAATCGGGGCTATTATCTTGAACATCTTCTATTGCACCCGCGACTTCGTGAGCCATCTTAGAGACAACGCCGCTGATTTGATCGACGAGGTTGCCATCTCTGATTATCTCGACGTGACCTTTGCCGTTAGTGCTATGGACGATATTTCTGTTGTGTCGTACTTTGGTCGGCTCTTCGGTCGCTTTTACGAAAGCGGGCATTGGGCTGGTAGCAGTACCAGATGCGTATGCTACTTTGCCGCGCCCAGAAGCCTTACCGTGTTTGATTAGGTCAGCAGTCTAACTGGCATTGAAAACTATGTCGCCGCGTTTGAGGCTCTCTACATGAACGCCATTGCCACCTGGCATTAGCATCCATTGACCGTCACGAACGATGGATTCAATACCGACCTCGTTTACCAATGCGTCTTGGTTACGACTGAGCGTTACATCGGTTCCTCTTGCATATGCACCTAGACTGTTTTGTCTAGAATAATCATCCCATAGCTTTCCAACAGTACCATCAGCAAATGCTGATTTAACAGTGCCGAGGTTTTGGGCTGGGTGGAAGGTACCGGATGCTTGCCCAGGAGGATTTCCGATTGTGGTATATTTTGTCGTTATGTTAATCATTCTGCTCGGTGGCAGTTGATTAACTTTGTTGAGAATATCCGTAAGAACGCTTATAGTATTTCCTGTACTAGCACTAACACTCACGTTTGGATCTGTCGATTCTACGTCGTCAGCCAGGCCTTTAACCTTATCCAAAGTAGAGGACGCATTATCCGTCGCTTCAACGCCCACATTCGGAGTTTGAGCATCAACTTCCTACGCGCTACTCACTATATTGCCCAGAACACTACTAGCGTTATCCTAAGTTTCTGCCGTGACTGTCGGATTTAAGCCGTCTACCTCATTGGCTTTATTTTCAACTTCCTATAAACCTTCAGTCGCTCCATCTTGAACAGATGCATCTACCTATACTGACTGCGGACCAGAATTACCCACTCGGTCAAGAACGCCCTAAAACTCCTCTGGCTACGGCGTTTCTATCTATACTCCAATTGTTACGGTTTTATCCTCTAGCCCCGCTATGGCTTCTTCCGCTGGGGTAACGTCTGCTTCTACCGTAACCGTCGTAGTCGCTTCAGTGGTAGGTGCTTCCGGAGCCGGGGCAGAAGTAATGGTAGGAGTGGGAGTGAACGTCGAAGTCTCCGTCGGTGTACTCGTAGGTATCTCGACTGGACCAGATACTGTTACGGATCCGCCGCTTACCGAAACTTCAGAAGCGGATAATTCGCCCGGTGTGGTAGTCCCTTCGACGGTTTGTAATTGTAACCCCTAATTCATTGGGAGCGATTGTCCCGGAGCGGGTTGCGGTGCTTGACCGTATGTGAAAGGATTCGACGGATTTATGAATCGATAATTGAAATCATCAGAAGGCGGCTGATAATTAGGATCGGTTTCGTTAGGAAGATCAGCGTTAAGTTCAGCAACGTCTGCGTTGATGACTGCTCTAGAAGTTTGAGATTCCGGCTCGTATGCTTCACCTTCTGGGGTTTCGGCAGTGGAAGAGTACTCCGATCTCTGTTCCGATGTAAGGCTCTCACCTTTGGATAGAGTGCCAGGAGTGTTGGTATCATCTGTGACCTAAACCACTTGACCACTTACAGATACATTTTCAGCGGTTTGTTCGGTTTCGGTGGGGGTCTCAACGAAACTTGTATCACCACCTTCGTTTTCGGAAGCATACACCTCATGACCAAATGAAGGAACTCCGATAGGATGAGTAAGTCCAAGTAAACCTGTTTCAACACCTGGCTCTTCATTATACGGCAAATCGATAGGAATGTTCTCTTTTGACTCTTCACTGGTGGTGTTATCAACTTGTGCCTATGTATTTGCATTTATGGCATTCTAAACTAATGGCAAGCCTTCTGTGATACCATGTGCTTCTTCGTAGGCTTCTTTCGCGCTTTCCTATAATTCATTTACTGAATTTTCAAATACGGTTGATGTATCCTCTGCGACTTTACCTTCCGACACTAATTGATCGCGATATTCTTTAGTAGTGCTTGGGCCATGTTTATCAGGTCTGTCGCTATTGTCTTTTGGTGTATCAGACTCGTCAGTTTTAGGCTCTGATCCTTCATCTTTTTCAGAGTCTTTTTCTGCTTTCCCTGCGATCGTCGCCAGGTATCCATTAGCTGTTTCAATTCCGCTATATATATTATCTACGCCACTGTTGAGGTTTTCCATCGGATCTGTAGGTGTTTCTGTCTCAATGACATGGGTTTCAGGTTCGGTTACCCCCGAATCTGTATATTCTACAGCCCCGGTTATGAGTTCCCCTTTAGCATTTTTCTTTACTGGACCCCTATGAAATCCTTTACCGTTGCCAGTTTCTCCAGGTTCTACTTCCGGTTTTTCGCTAAATTTCCAGCGGAACTCGATGATCTACTTGGCTAAGTCCTCCGGCGTAAATTGACCATTCTCAGCGGGTTTAAATCCCCACTTGAGCATCATCTCCTTGCCATCACCGTTTGCGTAATCGGCTAGTGCATTTAATTGTTTTTCTGTTTCAGAATCGGTTTCTACTTTCCCTTCTGCGTTAATGGTAATATTGCTCTTATTGATTTGATCAATCTTTTCATGCATTTCAGCGAGCTTCGAGTCGACGACTTCGAAATCGCCACTGTCTGTAACTGTTACCACATAATCCTAACCAGTCAATTGCGCTAATTGATTAAGCCTATCTACGTACCCTTGTATGTCTGCATTTGGATCGCTCGCCTAGAGAGTTTTGAGTCCTTCCGCTGCCGTCTAGAAGTACTACCCCATATCCATTTCAGGATTATATTTCTGAAGAATCTCTAAATTGCTTATGTACTCGTCCATTGCAGAAGCAGAATCACTTATTTCGTCAGTGCTTCCAAATATCGAGCTCCAGTCAACTTGATCCCAAGAACGAGTGTCTTCAAAAGCGGAGAGAAGAGCGATAATATTTTCGGTACTAGTATCCCAGGATTTAGCCAGTTCATCTATATTAACGTCTTTTAAGAGCCAGTCGAACGTATAACCATCTTCCCCAACTTCCGAATCGAGAGTAAGTCCTTTTCCGACTGAGTCCTAAATAAACTTCTGAACTCCGTCGTCGGTTATCTCTCCATCGGAACCGTAATACTTCGACCAGACGTTATTCCAAGATGATTCAAATTCATCGAGCGCCTTATAAAGAGGTGTGTCTTTATCCGCAAAGAACTTCGCATACTGTTGAAGATTCTTATCTCCCCACCAGCCCTTATTCTTCGTCTCTAACGCACCTTTAACTCCGCCGCTAACAGTCTCTGCCAGATCACGGTCGTTGGCCGCAGAACTTGCTTCGCTGAACTGTTTGGCTATATCTATAGAGGCCGCTGTAGCCATCTGGTACTGCTGTTGCTTCTATATTGTTTCTTCCAGCTCAGCCCTGGCATCAGAAAGATCGAGATAATTCTGAGCAGCCGCCAGATCCTGGAATCCGTATCCTTCATCCAATAGATCCTGTGCTGATGCACCAGCCTGAATGCGCTCCGCGATATCTGTCTTAGCGGTTTCTTGCTCTGCTTTTCCGTATGCTGTAGTTCCACCTCTGGCCGCAGTTTCGAGCTCGCTAGACATGCCACTGACAAAATTATTCGCGGCGTTCTTACCGGCTTCTTCTGCTATTTTAGCTGACCCCGATCCTTCTCCGAGGAGTTCCTTCATCTATTTATCTAAGGCAGCCACCCTATCTTTCGCGATATTCTCGGTTTGTTTCGACTGAGCCACCTGAACCGCACGGAGAGCATCTTCGTATTCCTGGACTTTATCCGTGTTCAGTTTCCAGCCTTTAGCACCGACTTCGAGCATCTGCGAATAATCGATACCGGCAGCTTTCAGGGTATTTAACTGCTCCTAAGTGACGTATCCGTTTGCCATCTAGTCGCTAGCGACCTGTGAGATCGTGGTAATCTGCTGTTCAATATCTCTGATCGAACCTTCCGCCAACTAGATCGCGACCTTAGGCTCTAGTGCCGAGAATGCCTATTCTACAGAAGCTTCGGTATTTTCTAAAGACCCTGCGTCGAGCATCATCTAAACGCCGACCACCGTCTGGTACGCAGACTCTCGGCCAAAACCGTATGTATTCTCAAATTCGCCTTCGCCAGCTAGCCTATTAGCTAACCATTCGTTTTGTACGTGGCCTCCTCTGGCGAGATAATCATTTTGACGCGTATTGCCGGAAAGATCCGCGTTAGCTATGGCAGAGAGTTTCTCGGCTCGACCGACATTTTTATCAGATAGGAGTCGTTCTAGTCTGTCAAATTTCGCATTAGCCAGTGCAACCTATAGTTTGTCGACATCGTCTAAGATCTCGTCGGCATTCATATCTGTAAACGTGAGGCCTAGTTCTTCCGCCGCCTTTGCCACTTCCGGTAAGCTAGAAGCGAGAGAGAGGGCTTTGTCCGGTGTCATCGTACCCTGAGCGATTTCGGCCTCCGCATCTCTAATAGACGAAATGTCGGAGTTGTAAGTCGTCAGTACAGATATCTGAGCCTAGAATTTCCGGTGTTCGATCTGGGCGATACCTTCTTGGATATCCTGCTCAAGAGTATTGAGATCAATATCTCCTCTGAGTATAATTTTAGCTAGGACCTCTGTCGGAGCTCCAGTTTCAGCTAGTTTTGTTCTCGTGTAACCAGACAAACTCTTATAAGCGTCAGAATCTATAATATCTTCCCAGCTTACAGATGATAAATCCGAAAGATCAATTATCTTTTTGCGTAAATCATCAAATACGTTAGAATTAATTCTCGCTTTTTCTGCTATAGTATCGAAATATGTTCCAAGTCCGGAAAGATTATCAAAAGTCATTCCCGCAACAAGATCAGAGACTGCCTGTACGTCTGTCACCAGTCCATCAGAATCAATAGAGCCGATAATCGCCGCCCATTCGTTAGTATTCTGAGTCAGAAGAGGGAATTGATTGATAAGATCCAATACGGAGTCTGTGTTAAATTCTCGGTTCGTCGCCGAATCAATAACTCCTTTAAGATTCGAATTCTTGGAGAGTGCATCCTGAATTTGTGAAGTCGCGCCTTGGATAGCTTCCGTATCTATGCGAGTTTTGAGTTCGATCTCCTTACTCTCGATCTCAGCCACCCAACGTTCATAATCCCAGGTAGCAGTATTGGTTTCAAGTAGGAGAGTAGCAACCGCTTCCGCATGTCCATTTTTGGCTAGATTGAACACTTGATCCTGGCTAGCTTTCCTCACTTCTGCATCTTTCTCAGCCGCGAATGTGCTAGAATAAAATACAGATCTGATATCATCTGCTAAGATTCCGGAGAAGTCAGACGTGGAGATCAGAGTCTTGAGGTAATCCTTGGTTTTCTGGATCGTAGCTCTTTGAGCAGATATCACCTTTTGATCAGCGCCCTGCGTGATCATCAGATCCAGCTCTTTCTACTGGTCACCGATAGCACTGTTTAGATCCTTGACTTCTTCCTTGACCTTATCGAACTATAGGCCCTTTAAGGCACTTTCAATACCGGAAGAATAGCGAATGAATCCGGAAGGATCCATGTTATCCGTTACTTCCTGCATGAATTTGGCATCTTCGGCCAGTTCGGGATAAGTCTGTAACATGTCAGTAAACTCTGAGGAAGTCATCGATTCACTCAGGAATTTGTTTCTGACTTCATCGATACTGGATACCGCGCTCTGGTAATCGTCTACAATATCGCTTATTGTCTTCTCTGAATCAGATTCGGCGGTTCCTTTCAGAAAATCGCTGAAAGTTGCGGCTTTCTGTTCTCTTCCGGAATAACTCGACGGCATAGAATTTTCGAACTGGGTTAGTAGCCAAGAAACAGTTGCTTCCGTAACTTCATCTATAAACCCAGCCTATTGAGCCGCTTGAGCGGCAGATTCAACGATGCCGTAGTATTTATTATGCTCGGATTTTGAACTTCCGGTTCCATAAGAGGAGAGTAGCTCATCTTTCGTTGCGCCGCTTTCTCTTATAGCGTTCATCGCTTTATTGAAATCTTCGCTATTCTCTGTCGGATTCGAAAGAGCACGCTTGAATTCGTAAGCTTTTATAGTTGCGCTGTCGAGAGATTCTTCTAGTCCATCGATCAAGATTCCGTATTTGGAAAACCCTTCTTGATCGGCTACAGCATCCCAGGCAAGCCCGAGTTCTTCAACTTTTGCTCTAGCTTCTTCGACTTTATCGTTGTCTGCACCAATTTCGACTGCTCTCTGGTAATCAGCAATCGCTTTCATGTAGTCGTAATAGAAATCCCCGATTTTCTCTTTCTTATTACCAGCAGACAATCTCTTTGTACTGGTAATCATTGAAGCTTCTAAATACTGAGTATAAGTTTCTTCATAGTTTTTGAGAATTTCATCGGTGTCGTCATAAACTGCATCAAGAGTTCTCTCCATCACAGAGATCCACTCATTGCCAGTGTTATCCTCGTAGAAATCAGATTCTTGCAGAGCTGTTTTTAGATCTAGCGCTGTTTTGTTGACATCTTTTACTGTGCCTGTCAAAACTACATCTTTGAGATCCGGATTTAGGTCATTCGCGACTATTTCCACACCTTTCCCGACGTATTTACTAGCGACGTCCAGTATCTTAGAGCCGATTTCGTCCGTCTGAGATAATGACATCCAAGTATTTCTATTATCAGCACCATACTGTTTTTCCATTTCTTCAACAGCAGTTTCAAAGTTACCATCGCTCGTACCTGTCACTTTGTTTTTCGCGAGCATTGCCCTTGCGCTTGCTTCTTCTATTTCTTTAATCTTTGCAACTTGCTCATCGTATGATCCGTTTACGAGGTCTATTCCTTCTGCTTGAGCTCCGTACGTTTCCACTAGTTGCTGCTATAGAGATAGGAGTTCTGATTTAGTCTGAGCCGCTTCTTTTTCAGTTTGATTCCCGCTTGCCATAGCTTCATATAACGAATTATACGCAAGAACACTTTCTTCAACATTATCCGATGTCTTCTTAAACTCGGATGCCCCCTCAGAAGCACTCTATATAGCTTCTTGTTTCTGTTTCTATATATGTTTTACTACTCCTGAAATAACTGTTATAGCTAATGTCCCTGCCGCTATTAATCCCGGAATTGGATTTGCTTTAAAAGCTGAGAACATATTTGATAATACGCCAGTTTGTTTCTGTGCTTCCTGTGCAGTTTGGCTAACTTTATCAATTCCATATGCCGCTTCAAAAAGACCTGCCGCCACATTTCCGGCCTCTCCTGCTGTAGATCTAAGCGCGTTAGCAAAAGCCTGTAATTGATCGGTATTATATTCTATGTTTCCAATTTCTATAGCTGTTTTAGCCTTAGTGAAGAGTTCGAGCCCTTTCACTTGAGCGTCGCCACCAGAAAAACCAGAATACGTAGAGCCTAAAGCATTTAAAGAAGTAGTGAGCTATTCGGCGGACGTTTGCGCGAAAGCTCCCTTCTTTATAGCGTCCATGTTTTTCATTAGGGCTTTTGCAAAACCAATCCCACCTCCTCCAAGAGCCGCAGTTCCTAGAAGGCCTAGTCCTTTTTCGAGTTCGGTAATTATCTTCAGGGCTTCGGTCCCGCCAGATACTATGGCTTTAAGAAAACCGGATTTGAGAGTAGTAGTAGCTAGTTCCTGAAGTTGATTCTTTAATGCTTTTGTTCTTCCTTCTATTGAATCGATATATTTCTCGTTCTCTTTAGCTGCTGATCCTGCTGCGTCCTGAGCTTCTTCATAGGCATCTCTAAGAACGTCCGGTGATTGAAGCATGGAGGCTAGAATATTCGACCTATTCTTGCCAGCCATCTTTTCTAGGAGTAGATTCTGGTTATTATTTCCAGTCACGATATCGTTCTGACCGATCTCTTCCCATATGTCGGCAATGCCTTGGATTATTTCATAGGTGCTCTTATAATTCCCATTCTCATTTAGAATATCAAACCCTTTGTAGGAATTGGAAGATACCCTCGTGGCGTTCATTATTGTATCTCTGAGTTTTGAGACCGTAGTAATGACACCTTCGGTCTCTTCACCCAATTCCGCCAACTCAGTTTTCGCCTGATCAGTTCCAGACAGACGCAGAGCGATTGTTCTAGCGCCAGCCCCGACTTTATTCGGATCTTGCACGACCTAGTTACCAGCGGTTAGGATGGCCAGGGATTCAGCTAGATCGTTTCCAGATGTCCTTAATGCTGATGCGGAATTTTGGAGGGCTTCTGATAGTCCAGATGTGCTGATTGAGAAATCGTTACCAATTTTATTGAGCGAATCAATGATTTCAGTCTGGCTCACATCGTCGAATGCCTAAGACATCGCGATTAGGGATTCCGTAGCTTCATCTATAGTATCGAATTCTGATACGTTAAAAAGTATGTTGGCATTCTTTGCGGATTCTTTTGCTTCTTCTAGAGCCTATCCAAGTCTCATAAATTCAGCGGTGGACTGTTCGATCTGTAATCCGGTCGTTCCAACTGAATCTCCGATAGCGAAAGACTCTTCCTGGAATTGCTTTAGCGACTAAACCGATTCGTCTGATACTTTTCTCATCTCAGTAAAAGCAGTATCGAAATCTGTCACGATCGATGCCGCCTACTTCGCCATATTAATAATATCGTAGAAGGACACAAAAGTCAGAAGATACTAGCCGAGGCTCATCATGCGTTGCTTGAGCCCCTCGGCGAATTGTTGCATTATGGTCTATCCCTATACAGCCCTTGTCTGCGTGAGACTAATACTCCTGTCAAGTTCATTATAAGAGGCCGAAAGAGTACGGATCATATTGTTCTGGTCTCTATATTCAGCCGTGACAGTAGACGTGTTGCCGTTATAATCTACCTTATAGCCGGTAGCAGTACCACCACTTCTCTGTTCGATCATGCTCCGTGCCGCAGCAACACCACCTTCTCTAGTGGTTTCTTCCGGCATCACTCTCTGAATTTTACTCAGGTTAGATACGACCTCTTGCGCTCTTTCCGTGAAGCCAGACATGTCGCCTTTTTTAGCGAATTGAGCATTTAGCTCCGCCAATTCATTTTCAGCTCTATCTGCTATTGGACCTATACCGTCGATCACATTTCTTAGGTTATTAATTTGAAGCAGATAACCCTGAAGTTCCGGGTTATTCCCTACCTTGATTTCAAATGCTTTCGACTTCTGCATTTCCTTGGCATTGTCGAGCATTTTGTCTATCTTAGAAAACTCGCCGTCAGTTATACCTTCCGGTAATGTTAGTCCGGACACCCCTTTAGTGATATCACCGATCTTTTGTTCGATTTTTGATAAGACTTGTAGATATTCGTTGTATCTGCTCAATTCGTCGGAAGTTAGTTTCGACGTATCTCCTCCGGCAAGTTCGAGTTTTCCCTGTAGATACCCATAATCTTTCCATTGCTTAGTAGATAATTTGCTGTATAGCTCTTCTCGTTCTTTTCTTTCCTGGTCTAAGCGATTAGCCCATTCATCAATATCCGTTCTGACACCACTCGCCGATGTGGCATCCATTATTCCTCTAATTCTATTACGTATATTCAGATAATCCTGATTTTTGTCTGAGATATTCCCATATTTCTATAGGAATCGAAGAAAATATTGATGTGTCTCGTCTTGGAAATTGGCTGTAGTTTTACCACTCCAGTTACGATCAACCTCAGCTACCGCTTCTCCGGCGTTAAACTTTAGGGCATTCCTCGCAACTTCCTCATTATAAGAGAGTTTGACATATTCCTCACCGAGGTCCCGCACCTTCTGTGTGAGTTGGTCTACAGCGTTCTTTTGCGCATCCCATGCATACGGGTTTGTGTCTTTGTTTATTGCATTCAAGTGCAGTTGAGCTTTTTCCTGTTCCTTAACAGCTTCCACATATTCTTTTAGCTTATTCTGCTGTTCAGTCGGTTTTTGTGCTTCTTTATTAAGTTCTTTAATTGTCTGGAGAATCTTGTCTAGATCTGTTTTCCCTGTGAGATTAGATATGTTATCAGATATTTTCGTGAAATCAGAACCGGTAATAGCCGAGCTATTCAATTCATTGTACGCCTGAGACTTATACCGTTCAATCTACTGCGCCATACTGGCCTTGGTATCAGCGCCCGCTCCAGCTATTGTTCTGGCGATGGTATCTTGAGCGGCAGTAGTTCCGCCCGTTAGGTTCATATACGCTTCAGTGAGCTTATTGATTAATTCTGTTTGGGTCGAAATTTCCTGATTAGCCTCTGCGTAAACCTTCGCGCTACTCGGAGCATCCGTGTTGGTAGATACTAGCCTTTTCTGGGCATTCGCACGTTTTTCCTCTGCTTTAGTAATCTGATCCAGTAAATCTTTTTCTTTCTCAGCTTGAGCCGTGGCCTTCGCCTCGTTGTCAAAGGTATCCAGCTTCGTACTAATATCCGGCGTCACATCGTCTAAACGTTCGAGCTATGTACGTAATTCGCTGGTTTTCTTTGTCGCGTCGTCTAGATCTTGCTTGATCTTGTCAAATCCCGCATCTCCAGGTTTCATTGTGGATAATTGAGCCTGAAGTTGAGACTATAGGGTCATAGCCTATTTATATTCATCTAACAGACCAGTGGACTTCGTCTAGCGTTTAGAAATATAGGTTTTAAAGTTGTCTATCTTCGAAACTACGTCTTTTAGAGAAGAAGCAGAGTCGATGTTTCCGATCTGTCCCTTAATATTCTCTATGAAATTCTTGTATGCACCGGTAGTTGAAATCCCGGTAGAAGAGAGCGTGTCAGCTAGACGTTTATTCGCAGAGTCTTTATACTCGTCAATTTTACCCTGAAGCTTATTGATATTATCTTTTCCGATACTTGCTTTCGCGTCGGCCATCTGTTGGGTAGCAGTCGCTGCCTGTCCGGCAGAGGCGGCCAAGCTGACGTAACGGCTGTCTAATTCCTGAAGAATCCCATCTAGCCTCTGAAGTTCGTCTCTCTGAGCTTTCGCCTACGTGTTATTAGGATTACCATAGTCGGTTGTTTTGTATTTATAGTTAAGCTGTTCTCTGGCTTCTTTTTCAGATTTATAGCGCTTCATAATGGCGGCTTGTTTGTCGTAAGTCGCATCTGCCGTAGCTTCAACATCCTTCATCTAATTTCCGATATTAGGAATCACGTCGACATAGGATAGAGTCTCTGCGCGTAGAGCAGCAGTCTTATTCTTCGCCTCATCCAACGCATTGTTCAGTTGGTCATATCCTGCATCGAGAGGAGTAGTGGCGACGGCCTGAGCTTCTAATTTTGCTTGGTTAGTGTAAGCTTCATTGTAATGAGATAGAGCTTTCTTGCCCTTATCCTGCCTCTTTTTAATTTCGGCATCGAATTTGTCTATCTCATCTAATGTATCGTTCAGTTCTTCCTTAGTCTCCGTTTTGGAGGCTTCCAGAGCTTCAATTCTTCCCTTATAGATACCATTTCTGTCTAACTTGCGCTTTTCTATAATATCGTTTAGCTTTTTCTCAACAGTCTCTTTATTATCTTTAGCCTGTGTTTTACGAGTATAATCTTTATCCAGATCATCTATCTTAGATAAAATCTTAGATTGTTGGGTCTTCCCTTTAATTTTCGAAATCTGTCTGGCTAACGCGTCATACTCGGAACTGTCTTTTTTGATATTATGCTTTTGAGCTATCTTATCAAGCTGCTTCGTCGCCTCATCCTTATAGCCTTTTACTTCGTCAGAAACATTTCCCTGCTTTGTCCGAACAGTCCTCGCCTCGGCAGCCAGTTCCCGTTCTGCGTCTCTCTTAACGGTGGACAGGTTTTTGTATTCATTGACTAGCTCAGCAACGACTTTTTGCTGTGCCTGAATAGCTGTGGTTACCTCGGAAAATTTCTAAGGATCCTGCGACTAATCGGTTTTCGCCTGTTCTAGTTGAAGTCGATTAAGTTCTGCATATTCCTTGGAATATCTTTTTAATGTCGCAGCTTTTTTGTCTTTAGTTTCCATCAGGTCAGTGATCTGATTTTCTACGAGGTTGCGACCGGTCAGATCAGTCACTCCGCTTATGGCCGTATTCAGTCGTTTGATTCTATTATCGTTCTTGTTAAATCCGTATTCTTTGACAAGTTCGTCTAATTGGCCACGTAGCTCATCCTTATATTTGGCAATGGTATTAGCTACGGCTTCCTTATTCTTAGTTCCGGCCTAGCTGATAGCTTCATTAATTAACGAATCAACATCTCCGCCAACAAACCCACCATCAGAGCCCAGATCAGCGAAAGTCTACTTAATATCTGCTTTTATTTTTTCTATAGCATCTTCTTGTTCCTTTAAATCATCCGTCAGCTTTTTATAATATTCAGAGTTTTTATTTTGATCAGCCTTCGTGACTAGTTCTCGTTCAATATCTGATCTCTTTTTCTCTGCCCGAGACAATTCTTCGATAGAAGAGAGGGCGTCTTGATTTGCCCGTGCCCATTCCCTCGCTCCTTTAGCCAGAGAATCATAATCGTACTGAGATTCGGCATTCTGATTATAGTTGGAGACACTCTTTTCAAGTTCTTGATTCATCTTGCGGGCTTTTGATCTTGCCGCCACGAATCTGTTATAATATCCCGGGTCGGACGGGATTTGATCACTGACTTCATAATCCGTCGGGTCTGTAACACCCGCTTTATCCCAGAAGTCCTTATCTAAATACCCCTTCTTTATACCCTCATCGATTACTGCGTAGTAATCAGTCATAGCGTATTTCAGACGATCATATGTTTTGAACAGCTATTCTTCGTTAGTAGCGGATGCACCGTTATTCTTCTCGCTTACCTTCGCGAGAGCACTAACAACTCCACCGACTTCCTGTGCTGAATTAATTAGGGTATTAAGATGCTATATATTTGCGGCACCTTCGCCTGAGATACTATTGAGAGAATTTGACAGCTTGGTCAGTGCTTCCGCAAGTTCCTCAATCTTAGCAGGAACTCCATCTTTTATGTCGATCTTACCAATCGCTTTTAGCTGGTTGACAAAACCCTCCGGGAACTATGTGACATCAGCGGTTGTCTTCGCGATTTCGGTGAGGATCTTCTGGAGTTTCTCAAGGTCAGCCACTTCGTTGATAACATTTGCACCAACAGCCGTCGCTTCACGATCAAAGGCCTAAGTCTTTTCATCTACCGCCCGAGTGACCGCCCTAACCTCATTTTCGAGAGGTTCCATTGCTCTAGCCTCTTCCTTTGTATCAGAAGAAGCCGTACTCTTTGTCTCTTCACCTCTTGACTAAGTAGAGCCAGTGGAAGATGGGGCTTCCTGTTCAGGAGTTACTCCGCGTAGTTTATCCGCCCGTTTCTAAAGTGTCGCGATATTGGTATCTATCTGCTTGATAATATTATCGATTTGATCGACACCAAGTCTTTTACCAAGATCGAATTCCTATCCCGACGCTATATCACCGGCATCAGCTCTGGTTTTCTGGTATGCCACAACCGCTTCTTTAAGCTTTTCGTATTCTTCCTGGAGATTTTTAAGTTTTCCGATCGCCTCATCTGCGTCTTCTGCCTGAGTGTAATCTTTCTGCGTGGTGCTAATAGCGTTTCGATCTGTCCTTAGCTTCTGAGCTTGAGCTTGAAGCTTCTCATATTCTTGTTGGACTTCGAACTTTTGCTCTAACTTTTTCTTTTGATCCTCGAGGGCTTTAGTGGTGTCCTCAATCGCTCCAAATCCCGTTCTTTCTTTTACAGCATCAGCAGACTCGGATTTTTCAACTTTCTCTTTTATCTCAGCATATTCTTTTAGTGCTTCATTGATCTTTTCTATTTCCTATTTGATCCCGTCAGAGTCTATAGTTTTTTTCGACAGTGCCGTTTCCGATGTTTTTGCTACATCCTCTAGCGACTTCTTATAATTATCTACCTCATCTGTAAGATCTTTAAACGGATTCTCACCAGTTACTTTTTCGAGATCAGCTTCCATCCTCTTGATGAGGTCCATCAAGCCTTGAATTTCACCGGCCAGGTATTTAAACTCTTTTATCCCGCCTTTTGGCGCAAGAAAATCGTCCTTAAATTCGGACGCGTCGAGATCTTTTTGAAGCGCTTGGTATTCGGGTAGCAATTCCTTATACGCTTTTATTCTGTTCCGGATATTCTCTTCACTTTGGTCACTTGCTGTTTTCCCTATATCTTTCCTTCTCTCCGCGAGCGAGTGTGTTCTTTCTAAAAGGCTATTTTTTTCAATGTCGTAATCTGAGAGGCCTAGATTCTTATCCGTTATAGCCGACAGAACTTGTTTCGGGTCCGAATAATCGTCGATCTTGAAATGGGACAGTCCTTCACCAAATTTCTGAATTCTCTCGACCGCGCGTTTATAAGCTTCTTGAATCTACTGGAATTCTTCAGAAGATTGATCCAGTCCTTTTTCGATGGCGTCCACATAATTCTGTACATCGCGAACGTTTTCTTCGGAGGACACTTTCTTTTTAAGGTCGTCTGCCGTATAATCCTTGAATCCAAATTTCTCTGAATCCCTTCTCGCATATTTCTCTAGCATATCGAGAAACGCGACAGCCTAATCATTACCAGCTAAAAACCCTCTATTCCTGTCTATATCACGAACATCGACAGATAGTTTTCCGTTCTTATCTTTCCTTGCAACCCCAAGCTACTCAGCTACAGATAGTACCGTATCACTAGCTTCTCCATAGAAAGACCCTGCTTTATCTGTCTCTGCCGCAGCCTCTTCTTGGGCCGTAGCAACTTTATCTAGCGCGGCAGCTAGGGTATAGAGATTTTGAGTGTAATCTGTTATCTTTGCATCTATATCGCCACCGAGCTCCTCCGGAGTAAATTTCCATGTTTCTTTTCCATTTTGCTTCTGTAGATTCTTCAGATTTTCTATTGCCGTTTTCTCTTCGTTGATAGCTCTTTTGATATCTTCAAAAGATGCGTCATCTTTCATGAATTGATCAATGTTAGCGTTTTTTTGGAAAGCTTCTCGAGCCTTCTTTAAATTAGCATCCCTCTGCTGTTTTCTCTCAGCTTCTCCGTACCTTTTGTTAAGGTTAGACCTTAAATCTAACAAGTCATCCTTTGTTGAATCTATATCATAAAATCCCGGGATCAGATCAGTCAATTTGGCTCTTGATGCATCTTTAGAAATTTCTCCAAGAGCGCTTTTAAGATTATCTAATTCGTTAATGATATTTTTGATTTCCTCTGTTGTCCCATCTCCATCTAACATTTTTGCGGCATTCTGTTTTAATTCAGCTACCTTATCGTTTGCCTCTTGAAGTCTATTCGTAAGATTTTCAATCGCTTCCGTTTCCTGCTCAGCGTACGCTTTCGATGCTTGTTCACCTAACCCCCTAAGCGTTTTTCTTGACTTGATCAATTCTAATGCTCTTTTGTTGGTTTCTTCGTCTGTTAGATCACCGGTAAAGCCTTCCCTGGCATACGGATCTATTCCTCTACTAGTCAAATAATCGATATACGCAGCATCTCCGCCAATTTTTTCCGTTTTCTTGCCACCTTTACTGCCATCAAATCTTTCATTACGGCGCCCAGCTTTGACTTTTCCCCTCTCATCTGTATGTTCATTAAACCATCTGTCCTGGATCTCTTCGTCCGTCAGCCACTCAAAATCTTTCATTTTTTCATCGTATGCTTCTTCTATTTCCTTTGCGATCGATTCATCTAGCATGCCATTTATTTTTTCTCTCATCTATCTGAGCTGGTCTTTGTTTAAGCCATCAACACTCTTTAAAGCTTCTTCTGCGGCATTCTTAGCTTTCTTAGCGATCGTCGTGTCTAATGCCTATTTTTTTCTTTGAGTGTATTTCACATCTATAGATTTTATGGCTTCTTCTACATCAATAGACCCATCACCCGCGTTTTCTCTTAATGCATCCCAGAAGTCCATCATAGTCCCGGGGCCTTCGAAGTTTCCTTTAAATTTAAGCTTATTCTTTAATTGATTTCGTAGATCGGTATTTTCACTTGACCGTAATTCACCTTCAATTTCACCTAATAATGTCGCGGCCAACTTTTTATCATCATCTGATAGAGGAATATCCCTATTCAGAAGAGTCTTAGCGAATCTTTTAATATCGGCACTTCTCTGTGATGAAGTCTTGCTCGATGCGATATCATCTTTCTAGACAGAAGGGCCTTTGCTTTTTCCTGCAAGTTTTGCCATGATATTATCCATGGTTCTCGTAGTTTCGGCCTCTATGATGTGCAGCTCTTTAAGGTAAGCACTAGAATCGATAATTGCGCTTAGATCCACCTGTTTGGTGCTGGCTAATTTATCTACAATACCGTAGATATTTTGTAAATTCTCGACTGTTTTATCTCCGGCGTTCCCTTCATTGCTTATCGCCATGAGAGTATCAAGGTCAAAACCATTTTTCTTTAATGCCTTTTTCAGCACACTATCAGAATCGTCCAAAGTTCCACCTTTGGCTACGTATGCGTTCACATACTAAGCTAGCGTATCCGCTGTACGGCCAAACCCTGACCGGTCTTCTTTTTTGGCGAAACCTTTAGCTTGCGGCATAAGGCTACCGGCAATAACATCTGCTAATTCTTCTTTGGATTTTAGGAATTTCCCACCCTTAGAAGTGGTCTTCATAAAATCATTTAATGTTCTTATTTGATCCTGAGCATCTTTCGCCGTTTCTCCTACACCTTCTAAGGCCTTTTCCATAGACTCGGCATATCCCGTAATACCTTTTCTATTCCCTGCGTTGTTGAGCGTTTTAAATACATCAGAGATAGCTCTCTTTGTCTGGCCAGCTTGTTCCGCCATTTCCTTCAATGCACCAACGACCGCATTAGTAGCTTCAACGGATTTAGAAGAATCAATCTCTATTGTACCTTTAACTAAACTAATTTCTTCACTCATTAGACCACCTCCTTCGGTTATAACTCTATTTTAATCTTTAAGAAATCTTGAAAGTTTTTTGTATACACATACTTCAAAAAAGTCTTATTCCAGCAATCACTAAAATCGCTCTTTTCAGCAGCACGGAAATACCTTAAAAAAATCTCTATTGGAGACTCGGTTTTCTCTGCGGGTCTTCCCCAGAGGGAATATGGAGGGATACCGTCATATTCTGTAGCTGGTTTACGCCAATACGGTGTTCCTGGTGCCGGATGCGAATTACCGTGAAAATCTGATGGACCACTCATGGCTCCTCCATGATATCCTTGATTAGCGACAACTTCTAAAATATAATCGCCAGATACCCTATGCCCCCATAGACCGGCAGAAGATGCCTTTACAAAAATCTCTTCCTCTTTTGGTTCAATAATGAAAAGTCGATTGTAAAAATCATAAGTTCTACCATAAAAGAGGGGATCATAAGAACTATAAAACTCCTTTGCCGCATATTTTGCGAACATCTTAGATTTTTTCGCAGCGAGCTGTATTGTTTTCTTGTTCGCGATTTTCTTTCCCGCCTCTATTCTCTATTCTAACCGAGCAGCCCAACCTGCTAAATTCATATTTCCCCTCCTTTTAAAAAGCCCCCGTAGCTATGACACCACGGGAGCCTGACTGCGTTTAACTACGCGAATTCAATAATAAAGTCCTGATATCCTCCGGAGTGATCCCCGCCGCATCCAAAATCGGTTGAATAGCAGTTCCGAGAATGAGTCCGAGATTGTTGATCTTATTGGAGATATACGCACCCGGCTCATATTCGTTAGCCGTGATATCAGCTTTAGCCATATCTAACAACGCTTTGAACTCCGCATATTCCGTTGCCGGGATGCTGGTGATCAGAGTCACTGATTCTCCGTCTTCCGGAGCTATCAGCCCTTCCTGATTCAATAGATCGTAATCGTCGGCGATATTCTCGGATAGTTCTAATCCGTAATACGTCGCGATCAATCTAGTGATGAACAGGAGATAGGTGTTCGCGGAGTCTACACGGAATCTCCGATTAACGACCACACCGTCATCATTCTTCTCCGTCACGTAATAAGTGGCGTCAACGATTTTCTGACAAATAACCTTTTTCGTTAGGTAAGGAACGTATCTGGTCACCAGACTCTGTTCCAGAAAAGTTTCGACCCCTCCCGGGACCTTCTTTGCCGTATGATATTTTCCTATAAATTCTTTTACTGTCATGTCCTTTTATTCCTCTTTTCCTTCATGAAATCATCCCAGTTAACCCAACCCGTAGCCTTAGTCCAAGTGATCCATTCAAGATCGAGATCTGGGAATGCGTGATAAAATAATTTCCGCTTAATGCGAGCCAGTGGGTCGACTAGATAACCCGCACCTTTCGTATCTTTGATCTCTTCGTGCCCGTCAGCGAACTTAAGCACGTAATCAGCTATATAGGTAATAGCCCTTACAAGTTCTCCGTTTTCCCTCCGGAAAGAGGGTAGAAGAGTGTACCGCCGCTAGAGATCGTAGTCGACTATTTCACCGGATAAAAACCCGGGGAGTACAACTTCGTCATAGTACCTTTTTTCGATGGCACTATCAAAAGTGATATCCTTCCCGGTATGCTCGTCGTGGACCGTGCGTTTCTTCTTCGCGGAATTAGACATGTCCACTTTGTATTTACTTCGTTTACCCATATTAATCTGGCATATCCCGCCGAAGCTCTAACTGCTAAACCTCAGGCAGCAGCTTCTTTTTGGCTATGTCGTTGCCTCCCGCTTCTTCGTAAATGTTATAGATCTCCATAAAGGTATGGAGCCCGGATTCTGTTACGTAACCCTGCTCCATAAAATCGTGATGGAGTTTATAGAGTTCAGATCTCAGGGAGACGACTGTGCGCCGCCCGGCGACTTCGCTCATTTTCTCGATCTTGTCTCCGACCTGCTTAATCGAATACTCGATCTTTTCGTCGTGATGGATGGACTCCTCGACGGCTTTCTCCAGACGTTCTTCTAAGCGGTCAACACGTCCCTCCAGGGACTTGATCGCTTTCTCGTTTTCCTCTATCTGAGTCCATTGATCGACGGGTTTCTTAAACACAGCGAAGGCCTTCTTGATCGTGTCCGAGATAAATACGACCGCGACACATAAAACGAATAGCTAGATAACCCAGTTGCCCCAACTAAGATGTAGTAATTCCCTTAAATTATCCATCGGAATCACTCAGCTTCCTTAGTGGTCCGATTTTCCTCGATCACCTTACGTAAAGTCACTAGCGCGTTGTCTATCTGCGTATCTATCCACGCGATCACGGAATTCTGATCCGCGACCTTCTCCAGGATCGGATATTCAGCGTAAATCTGTTTGATTACCTGCGATCTCTTAATCTCGCCGGATTCCTTCCAGGTTTCATACTCCAGTTCGGAGTCCGTAATCATCTTTAGCATAGCTTCCTCGATTTCGTGTTTGGCTATGGCTACTTTCTGATCTGTCGACAGTTTCCAGAATGATTCAATTTTCTTGTAAAGGCCTATAATCAGACCGATAATAACCAGAATAGAAGTCCAGTTATTATTAACGAATTCCAGAAAATTCTGTAATCCTTTAAGCATCCTCGTCCGCCTCACTTTCTAAGTCTAAATCCTCGTCGGCGGGAGCAAAAGCGGCGTCATAAACTATTCCTCCCTTAGTGTTTTCCGCCTGGCTCTTTGAATAGAACTTGACGATGATAGGTGCTAGTGTCGCAACTAGGCCTATTAAGACATAAAGAGAGGAGAGGTCCCCAGTGTGCCACATCATAAATTCTGAAAACAACACGATCTCAAGGACTAGGAGGATACATGACCATACAATCTTCTTGCTGGTCGGTATTTTCTTTTTAGGTTCATCTAATCTATGACGTTCACTACGCAACTCCCGCAGCAGTTCCTTCTGTTCATTATCCTTTTTGATCTTTTCCAATTCCCGCTAAAATTCGCGGTTAGTCATGTAACGCATCGGCCTCACCTTTTTTGGGGTTGTTAGCTTTCCAGACTTTATACAGCTCGGTCGTCTTATTCTTGGGGAAGAGCATGATAATAATGTCTCGCTCGTTTCGGTCCTAGGACCAATACATCTCCACAGGCATTATGCCGTTCTTTATATATAAAGTCTGGAGGCGACGGTCTGCCACTCTTGCCAATTTTCGCAGGTCGTACGTCTTTCCTGTCAATCCGCTCGTAATCGCTTCCACATGCTACCTCCCTTAGAACGAAAAAATGGGCGACCAACCCTAGTTAGAGTCAGTCACCCTTATGATTAAATTTTCGCTTATTGGCGACTACCGACTTATTATCTATCGGCTTCTCTACACTAGCAGCTGTTTCATGATTCGTATTAACAGCTTTCTCGACCTCTTCGGTCTTCTTCGGCTCTCTCTGAGCGATCATTTCTTTAACCTGATTCTGGACTTCTTCAGTCGCTTCCGACAGGTCTAAGCTTTTTAACTTGTCGATCTTTACATTAGAAATAGCGTCATAAATAGCGTAGCAGTTGTCACTGTCAAACAGTGTACGCCAAGCAGGTTCTTTGCCGGTACAAGAACGGCAGAATTTATACTTTTTGCCACAGATTAGGCAAGTTCTTCCTTTTTCCATAATTACCTCCGTGTTTCGAGCAGAAGGGGGAGCCTAAGCTCCCCCGTTAATATCAGTTAGACCGAATCACTTAATCAATAAGTGGAATCTTCCTGATCCTCGTCTGCCCAAGTCAGGATGTAAAGAGCCTGGTCTTCGCCGCAGTAATCGACCTGGGCGTCACCGCTGTAATCGAAGGTGGCGTCGGTAGCAAGGTCGAAGCTTACTTCCGGAGACGGCTGGAAGGACGGGAAGGTCACGTAAAGAGCCTTCAGTTCTCCCGGATGGCACGGATCGATCGCGAGGCACTTCAGAACAAGCTTAACCGTGGACGGGATGTCCTTGGAGCTGTTGATAACCTTGATACCGTTGTTGACGGTACGATCGAAGGAGATCAGATACTTGGTAACGTTAGCATCCGGTCCCGTCGGCGGAACGAAATGATTCTCCGCGATGGCGAACTTCTTCTCGGCAGCAGCGGTGCCAAGAGTATACTTCTCGACAACAGCGTTCTGGTTGTTAACACCCGCTACAGCGACAGTACCAGCTACGTAGCCAGTCATATCGAAAGTGGTAGCGTCAGCAACCTTAACAACCTCAACCTTCGGAGCAACGAAAGCGCCAGCACCATCAGAAGCGATAGTGGTGGAGTTATCACCGGACAGCCCGCCGATTGCGTTCAGATCCAGGAATGCGTTCGTAGCCGTGAAGCTAGCATTCTTCGCATTGTAGAAGCGCTTGATGAGGTTACCCTTCTGGTCAACAGCGTCAGTAGAGTCTGCGGTGGTCTCAATAGAAGCGGTGTTGAGCTGAGTCAGAGTATAGAGGATAGCGCCCTAATCGGCTTCCTTAAGAGACTCGGCTACAGCAATCTGGATTCTATCGACCACAATACCGTTAATCTAGAACATGTGGATTCCTCCTTTTTAAATATGAATGTGATTTTTACATAAAAAAAGACAACCAATAAACGGTCGCCATTTTTACCTTATTAAGATTCCCTGAACCAATTAAGTTCTTTCTGGGTATCTATTTTGCTAGTGTCTAAGAATCCGGAATACATGCCCCGCAACAGAGATTCTGTCGCCTTAAACACCTGGAATTTCTCGACACTAATCATAAATTCCGCTATGTTGACTTCTCTTAGTTCGTTCTTCTTATACTTGAAGCCCGGAGTTATCAACATAGTAGAAATCAGAGAGAAGAGATAGGATTCGACCTTCCGGCCGCCCTCGATTCTCCTCTTTCTTTCCGCGTTGCGTATATTTATCCTATCCTCGTCTATCAATGCTAATTTAGTCTGTTTACCTCGGGTAAATTCCCTCCTCGGATACTAGTTCATCATCATACGGATGTACTCGCGCATAATAATATAGGTAGCGTTGTCTACTACCGTATCCGTGGTCGGATCGTATAGTACACGTTCTTCCGTATCTTTACGCATCATCAACTAGAGATTCGTAAAATCATAGCGGCCGAACAAAATACAGGTAATTTCTGGTTGTAAAGTCGGCGCTAGCATACAGAATAGATCGAAATCTGACAGTTCACACCAGTCGATACCCATGTCCCAGAGCTAGAGTCTGTACGTTGTAGGATTGCTCACGAACGGCGCTATACAGGCGAAGAAATGTTCTTCTCCGAAATCGACGATCTCTTGTATCGTCACTTCGTATATAGAAATCGCGTCGTTAACAACATACGTCTCTCCGAAGAACATCTTCAATTTATCGAATCCGCACTCAATGGCGTTTTCGGTTAAGTTAGTGCTCGTCATTTGTTATAGAGAGCTCCATCTCTTAGCATATTATGGATATCTATCTGCTCGAATGTCAGAGTCCGAAGAACGTACTTATTCGAGTCTACGGCGTATGGACGGTCTGACACTATAGTCAACTAGTACCCAAAATCGTTACAGTAGTTGAATTCGTCTTCTATAATTGCCGCGATCAGATCGTGTCGGGCGATGCCCGTGTTCCGATCATAGATATTTTTCGGATCACAGAGAATATAGAAGATGATCTACATGTAGCGACGGGTTTCGTTGTAGCGAGGGACTTCCGTGAAGGCCGTCTCGAAACAGACTAGATTTTGTGCCTCAGTTTTAACGTCGGGAAGCACGTAGTAGGGGATTAGATGTGTGCCAACATAAGCATCCGGGTCCTCATCTGGATCCAGGCCGTCAGCGTCTAACGCAACCAGTAGTTTTCGGTTGTTCATGAGTTTTTGTTTGATAATTTCCTTATAGTGGATATTATCTTTACCGAATTCTTTTTTGTACTTTATCAGTTCGGAGAGTTCAGCATCCATCACTTATCCCTCCTTACATGAATAGGATGTCAAAGCTATGTTCGTCAGTTAGATCGTCTGCGGTACAAGTAGCGACTAATCGCTGACCGACATACGACTCGTCTCCGAGGAATTTCACTTTGATTTTATTAGCAGAACCAGGAACCTCCGACGTGGAAACCAGATCCGTAGCGTCAGTCCCGTCGCCCAGGGCGAAGGACCACGAGAAAGAAGAGTAGTCAGAAGTGATCTCTTCCGATTTTTCGTTATAGATCGTAGCCGTCAGAGTCTTATAAGATCCTCCGATCTTTACCAGAGCCGTGTTGCTACTTATACGCAGTTCTCCTGTGGGAGTGTTTTCCGTTTCCTCGTTCTCCGAAAATTCCGGGGTAGCGGGGAACTTATAGTAATCGGCATACATCCGCCAATGGTCGGGATTGGTTTTATCTATATAATCGGTAACAGGATTGTAAGTATCCTAATATAGCGTAAGCATAAGTACTCCGCGCGGTTCGGTGTTCTGAGCTTTAGAAATTTGCCAACAGAGGGGGATATCCATAGGCATGGATAGGATGATCCTCTGATTATAGAAAATCTCTCTAGAGATAGAGTTCCAGGGAAGCCAGAAACGAGACTGACTTTCCATTACCGTAGATTTATCGAAGGAATAAATTCCTGCGTTGTACGAACTCTGTGTTCTCTATACTCCCCACATTTTTCGTTTAAATCTACCTTCCGGTTTGTCTATAACCCAGTCCAACTGATAGTTACAGCGAAGTACGCCGAACTTCGGGAACTAGTTAGCGACATCCTCGTATACGACCAACCATCGCTGATAGCGACCTCGATCGTCGGGTACGTCAATATAGAGTCCTACCGGATATCTGACACCGAACTTACCATAGCGATCCTGGAAGTAATTCGGAATAATCTACTGATTTTCCGGATCTTCGACTACTCTGTTCCATTCCGATGGCAAGAACTATACGTAGTACTCAGGATCATCCTTCGCGAGAGATCTATATCCTTTGATCATGAACTTGAGATCGACCGGAATCTTCTTGGAACCCTCTGGCGGCACGTAGTCCGTTCCGAATACTTCCAGATCTTCCGTTTCAGGATCATCACTAAAATAATCGTAGATATAACATCTTCGCGTCGTGATATCGTTATAGAATGTCTATTCCATAGCGCTATCTGCTATAGTTTTTAATTGCTTACCGATTTTAGGTTCTGCACCATAGAAACTAGTTAAAGCATTAAGCGAGGCCATCATCCACCTCCTTAAGCTTCATAACTTCAGCCCCGGCCGTAAGGACTAAATTCCTATACGAACCGAAGTCGAAATCATCTTTATTGTACTCAGTTCTCGCCTCTTCCAGGTAACTCATCACGTCCACCAGCTCTCGCTAGCAGAAGAGGAGAGTGTTAAGCCCGGAGATTCGCCTGAGCAAGTTTGTAAACGTCTTGTCGACATCTACGTTCGGATATCGGTCTGCCGTCTTAGGGTCCACCGCTAAGAGCAGGAAGAATATAGAACTCTATAGCGCTTTCTTTTCTTTAGCGACCTGTTCCGAAGTAAATTCCCCGTATTCGTGTTTAAGACTCATAGTTTCCCTGATAGTAGCCGTGGTCTCTAATATATTTTTGAAGCCGAATTTCCGCGTCATGGAGACGCTACATGTTGGCTTTCAAATTGTTCTAAAGAACTTTTTCTTCCTTACCACCAATTACCATAGCGAGATTGAGTGCGTTATCTATCTGTGGGCGCAGCCACTCTACTGTCATCGCCTGAACTAGAACCTCCAGGACGAAACGATCAGCCGAATCTACGTCGGTCGTAAAATCGTCCGCTAGAGTGTAAGAGAGCTCTCCGTAGTCGTCGTCTGTTTCTATGGTAGAGAAGATCTTACGCACATACGGAATACCAAGCGCACCGATTAGATAATCTTGTAACATTTCGTTCCTGTATCTTTCCTCTAGAGAAAGCAGAGAAACATCTTTTATACGGGAGAGGAAGCGATTGAAAATAACTTCATATTCCATTTAGCCTCCTCCTTTTTATATTACCTAAGGACCTGCATCAGCATCGTCCCGAGGACGTCGTCAATGATCCTGAGTTTCCTCACGTCTGGATAATTCTCGGCGCGGATCATCGACATTGCTGTGGTCGCAATGATCTGCTTAACCGTCCGATTCCCGGTTCTAAGAAGCTTCTCAAAATCGTCGTCAGACAGATCAAACAGTTCTTCCGGATAATCCACCCCAATGAACGGCTTATAGACATCTCCGATATCGCGTTTCCACTGCTCGACCAGATCAGCGTCTTCGATCAGAATCTTCGGGTCTGTAACGATCGGATTCCGTCTCCATGACTGGAGATCCTTGTATCTGACAAGTTCTACGTCGCCCCAGTTGCTCCAACGGTAGATCAGTGTCCTATCAGGAGATTCAAGGATGAGACCGTAAGGTGTCACAGACCGACACGGGATCATATCGTCGAGAGCGAACCGTTTAAGCGGCCTCTTCTGGGAAGATTTCTCTACCGGCTGCTCAGCAGGTTCCTCCTATTTAGGAGTTTCCTCAAGTGCATCAAAGTGTTTGTGAGCCATGACAATCATGTCTTCTGTCGCGGCCTGAACATGAGAAGAGACCGAGGAAAACCCGGCCTCTCTCAGGTATGTTATCAGGTCCTTATTCTTGACCCCTAGCTCTTTGGATAATTCACCTATTTTCATTTCCTTCTAATCCTCCGTCGATCAGTGAGATCACTGAATCTTGATCTCGCCAAAGTACTGATTAACGACTGTTCCGACACCTTCGCAGTACTGGATCTCAGTATCAACGGTCATGTCTTTCTTCATGCCGTCACGGCCGCCCTCGTAAACTTCCACGTCGCCTTCGACAACAAGCTTGATCGGCTTGTCCATATTCTTCGGCATAACGAGGATCTTGTTGTTGTCCGCTGCGGTGAAAACAGACTGGAAAGTATTCAGTTTATTAACTCTACGAAGCGGAAGAAGCTCATAACCTTCCCAGTTACCCAGGATCTGGTTATTGTGGCGCTCATCCTTCATCGCATCAGACCACATATTGTAGTTAACAGTGGACTGAAGCTTCTCAAGGGCCGGACGGGTTCCTACAAGAGTAACTTCGGATCCGGCAGCAGAAGCGACTGTCTCGATGTGTTCGATAATATCGGTACGAGTGTTCTCGCTAAAAGTAATACCCTTAACCAGATCGGTCGGAATAGCATCGTCAAGAGCCATGAACTCTTCATAGATAGCGTCGTAACGGTCTACTTCGATAGATCTGTAGCAACGGTCGATGAACTCAGCGAAGTCGATACGACCAGTCATCATCAGGCGGAAGTCAGCATAAACTTTGATGACCTTCCACTCGGTATCAATGACGAAAGACTTGCCGGGCAGTAAAGCCTGTCTAATACCTTATGTTTGACTTATATTATTTTCCCTATTAAACAAAATTCCAATGGTAACCACCACATGTATGGCGTTCTCCTCTACATGTTTTTAATATGCCACAACTATCTAACGATAGCTCTTTAGCTGCGGTGACAGCGCAGTCATATGTTTGATCCAATTCAACGCAGAAAACCGGAGTCGTATTGCGTCTCCATGAAGGTCGTCCCTTCTTGGCTTCGCCCATCTTTCTCTTGGATTCTTCAGAATGGTGTTTTCCGTACATACCATTATTTTCTCCAAGAATTTTCTATTTTATCTCCGGATTCGCCCATTGTTTCAAGGCGTTTTCACTCTGTATCTTTCTTCTATTTGGATCTAGAAAAGTACGTTTTATAGATTCACTCATCTTTAGACGTGTCTGTTCAGAATAATGATTGCCAGCCTATCCTCCAGTTTTTTCATTATATCCGAAATCCCCGTCCATCGTATTGTACACGTCAATATAGAAACGTTCTCTATCATCTAGCTAATCTTCAGGACATTCCTCTAATACATCAAACTAGAAAGAATCTTCTCCATATTTATTCCATGATTTTTGAAGATGGTCGTTGTGGTGTTTCCCATTGGTCAACTCACTTATATGCCGTCTCCATCTATCATGAATATCTATAGACTGTCCGATATATCTCTTGTCGTTCTCTATATTTCTGATGCAGTAAATCCCAGAAATTTTATCTTTCGTTTTAATCGCTCCTTTTAAGGGTATAAGGGGAAATAATTTTGTAGGGGCGCTATTCCCTGTCGGATATTAAATATCCCACGGATCTTTCACCCGTGAGCAGACTATATCTTTTCGTTATAATAATATAACGACGCACCATTTCCATTTAAAGGATTTTCACCTACTCGCTTGAGCCGTACTCCTGTTGTGGGGGATTAGCCCACCAAAGGGATAGTCGTTGAACCTCTTCCTGTTCGGAATTTGGCTGCTGATTGCCTATTGTTTCAGCACTTAGGTTTTAACCTTATGCCATCTAACTAATTTTTTCTACTTTCGTCACCGTCACGCTCGGGCTTATTTCATCCCCACGTAGTGGTTTAGTTAGCTTTAAGGGTTTCCAGCAGTTAGATGCGTATTTTATCATGCAGCTCACGCTACACGGACGCTATAAAAATTAACGTCATGATGGTTTCCAGCGAAACGGCTTACCGTTAGAAGACTATTGTCCTCTACGTAGAACTCGTTCATGTCACCCTGTGCCAGATTCCTCTGCTCCACATAATTCATGAAGAAAGCGTTATTGGAATCCCAGCCGGACTGAAGCTTCTCAACAAGAACAGTCTCGACCAGAGAGTAAGCTTCAGGACCGTGAAGTCTCATGGCCTATCTGCGTTCCATATTGGAAGCGGTCTTATAGTCAATTCCCAGCACCTTATTGAGCTGAGCGCGGATCATTTCATTAGACTCATCATGCGGATACTTGACATAATTGCGATTACTCGTATCCATCATTAGAGACTAGAAAGCTACGATATTGTTTACATCATTCTTGAAAGCGTCCAGCATATGCGCTGAATATGTCATAATTCTAGGCATGTCTTATTCCCTCCTTTCTTCAAAAATCAAAGCTGTTTGTTCTGTACGCACTGAATACGTACGATCGTGGTAAGATGCTTGCCATCTGCAGCCAGGTTGAAACGGTCAGTCTGGAGGCTATGAATCTTGCCAATGAAGCCATATTTGCTAGCATCCGGAGCCGCAGCCTGTGCAACCCACATGCCGTTGCCGTCGGTAACTACGTAAGCGCCAACCTTGATATTGGCAACGGAAGCGTCAGTGAACTGATAATCAGCTACAGCAAAAACTTCGTAATCGTCGTCAAGCACTTCATAAGTCTTGATCGGCACTCCGGCCTTGCGGTACCAATTAGACGGAACCTCGTCTCGCTTGATGCGGGCATCCTTTACGAGCGCTACATCACCGGTGACTGCGATCTTATCAGTGGTCTTAGCAATCTCCGCATAAACCTCCTGAAGGCCATTTCCGGTAAAATCTTTAATAGACAACGCCACGCCGTTGTCCATATCAATATATTCCTTTGTTTCAGCCGCAGCGTCTTCTACGCAAAGGGCATCATAGATTCTTCCGACGTCTGTAGCTTTAAGGCGACTAGACTGGAACTGTCCATGTCTTCCTTTTGCGTTACTATTTACAAAAGCCATGGTATTTTCCTCCTTTTTCGTTTTATATATTATTTCTTTCTATTCGTTACTATTTCATGAAGGCCAGCCAGGAAGTCGTTTTCCTGTTTCTCTTGCTGTCCAAACATAAACATCTTCGGGGTTTTCTTGTTAGCCGCGAAAGTCTGCACTTCCGGCTTACCATTAAACTGCGCCGCAAAAGCGAGCTCGCACTGAGTCCTCAGATCTTCCAGAGAATAATCTTCCTTGTGCTCTCTGAGTTGTTTAAACTCTTTCGTATTCACGTAGTTAGCGTACTTCTCCGAATTGAGGATTTCGTCCCTCTGAGCATTCAGTTCTGCTAGCTCATAATTGGCTAGTTTCTCTGAAATGGCGGAATAGTTAGATCTCATTTCGTTCAGAGACTCAAGCTCCGAATCCGTAAGATATTCCGCATGAAGCCGATATCTGTCACCGGAGAAATCGATATTATCGCCATCTACAACATAGTTCTGTCCCCAGATCTGGTCTGTGAAGAATCCTCTAGCAATAAAATGATCATCGTATACAGCAGAAATGCCGTACCAATCATTATCCTCGGATTCCCAACCGGCCATAGAAATCAGATTGTAAAGACCAGTTCTGATGTCTTCATGGCTGAGCGAGAAACTCACAGAAAACGGATGTCCGTCTATCTCAAAATCTCTCGTGATCACCTCGAACTCTTCGGAAGGAGTTTCTTCGATCTCTTCCTCGGTATCGACGGTCTCTTCCTCGGTCTCGGTAGTCACTTCTTCCGTGACTTCCTCCTCAGACTCGGTAATTGTTCTTTCCTCGTCCATCGTTTCGTCCTCCTTCCCGTAGTTTTCTATATTAAGACTCTCGGTTAGATTTTCGAGAGCATTAATCAGGCGTTCAGTCTGCTCAGCAGAAAAGAGAGCGGTAGATGTTTCCTGCGCCGCGAAATCCTTTAGCTGAAGCTTCGCACCGGACATGCCGGGTTCATAATCGGCACCCAACAGAGTAATTCCCGCAACTTCTATATCCGACAGCTCCAGGTACTTTTCCTTGGCGTTATAAGAGCATTCATTTATTAGAAGTTCAACAGATACGTCCGTCCCGCCACGACGCTCTATGATATCCGACGTATGCGAATATCCTTTCGGGATCGCCACTTTACAGAAAACGTAATCACGATCCTTCTCGTCGTCGTGTTCTATATAGGAAGTGCCCGCCATAACGGTTCCGACCTAGCTTTCCAGATAGATGAAGTTTCCTTCCTCATCTACCGTATAGTCGTGGGCAGAAAAATCTTCCTCGCCTTCGTCGTTAGAGACGATATGAGCAAGTACCGGCTTATAATCCATATCAGGTAACGCGGCCTCTGCGGCTTCCATAGTTACGGAGCTTCCATTGCGATTTCGTCCGCAGTGAAAAGCTTTGATATTAGCAAACATCATCGTTTCACTGCCGGATTCATCGGCCTCGAACGTAGCGGGAACCATGACTCCGATCTAGTAGCCCTGTTTTTCCGCCGAGAACGTCATGGAACGTTTCTTCGTACTATAGAAGGAATACAGATCTTCCAATGTTAGAATTTTCTTCTTCATGGATTCCTCCTTCCGTTATATTTCCAGTTTGTTACTATAAATAACTTTCTTATCTTTTTTATCGAAAACGATCTTCGAATCGTTCAGGAACGTAGCTACACCGTTAGCGTCGGAAATTAGCTGATAGCCAAGTTCCAGAAGTATTTCCTTAGTTTTCAGATCGTTCGTCTTAATGAACTTTTTCATCTTTTTTCCTTTACGGTGTATAATGTATAAAATCCACCCATATGAGAAATATATAGTTAGGGGAGGTGAGAAAATGTGGACTATGATCGGCAGAATAGCTGATATAGTAGGCATTATCGGTTTTACCATGATGCTCACCGAAAAAATTTAGAAGCGTATCAAATGATACGAGCGTTTAAGAAACGCACAAATGAAAGCTCGAGATGACAGCCCCATCTCGTAAATGCTAAACAATCTCATATGGGTATGGTTTTATTTGTTACCTTTGTCTTCGTTCTTCCCGGAATCTCTAGTTGCCTGTCCTTCTGGTGATAAATCTTCATCCGGTTTCGTCGGAGCACCACCGACAGAATCAGTTCTATTATACGAGCTTTCTAGCGGCTCCATGTATTGCGCTATTTGAAGTAGTTCGCTTTCGAACTTTAACTTATTGATGATCTCCAGTGGCTCGTGTCCGAGCGCGATCAGGTAATCCATCTTGGATCCGCCAAGAGTCGCAGCTTCTTTCATCTCGTTAACGAAATCCTGGTGGTTATACCTTGTGATATCCATAATGCGAATAAAGAATCCCTCCGCAATATTCTTCTTGATGAAGTAGTTCAGCCAGGATTCTATTTTTCTAACAAATACCGAGATTTTTCCTAGGTCATTTGCTATGGAATATTTGATTCCGTTAGCGTTGGAAGATTCTCCAGAACTGACGATCAGACGGTTTACACCAGCGTTAGAAAACAGATTATTCATCGCGTTTCCGAGTTCGTCAGTGTCGGCGGTAGAAGTGGACTTCTCGAAGGAGACTACCTCAGTCTCACACGGAGTAAGACCTACGCCTACGTTATCCGGGACAGTCTATTCGAGTAAGTCCTGGAATCTCATAACCAGGTCTAAAGAGACTGCGAAGTCATCAATATCGTCCCCGTTCAGGAGCGGGATCTTCTCCAAGATCAGTTTGTAATTCTGGAGCTCGTTCTTATTGGCGATCAGGGTCTCCGTGTCGAGTAGCTGCAAGAGACTCTTGAAAATCGGCAGGAAATAGGGTAGCGGCATATAGAATTCGTCGCTCGTCGTCGCTATGAAGCAAGCCGTCAGTTCCGGCGTTAGCTAAAACCACTGGTAGTCCCTTCCCTGTTCATCGTACTGTCTATAACCGTCGACAAACACCGGGTCCCAACACGCGGAAGTGTCGCCATCTATGCCCTCAACAAACTGAATATTGTTCCCCTGGTTAAAATAGTTCGCATCGAAATATACGATCCACTGTCCTTCGGGCGTTTTGCCGGTAATCCTACAATAGCGAACGTCCAGTGGCATAAAGAACATACCATCTTCCTCTGAGTCGTACATAAATCCGACATAGATACCATCTCGCAGCATTATGTAGATGATATCGTTCAGTTCCGCCGCCACATCGAAACCGTGGAATCTTAAGAGAATATCCTGGTACTATTTCAGGATATTAGACTTGAAAGCCTTAGAATAGTCAGAAATAGGAGTAATATTATAGCGATACTCATACATCGATGCATAATACTAAAGCAAGAGCTTGTACGGCATCGAAACTCTAGTTAAGAATCGCGAGATCTCTCTGATATTGTCTATGTTATTCAGAGGTGACTCCGTATAGGAATCCAGTTCCTCTCTAGTGTACTGAGTAAACGTCTTCGAGACGTTACCACGCGGATTTCGGGTTAGTATACCCTCGTCGGATAACCTCTGGAAATACGCTTCTGTTATTTTCTAGGCTCGCTCACGTTTTGTTACGTAATCGTCCTCTTGAGTTCTGGTTATTTTTGCCGTAACGGTCACCCCCTCCTATCATATCGTGTTACCTTCCTGGGTGCTCTTATATGTAGGGCATCCATAATATTCGCAGAAGATTTCTTCTTCGGTATTATTTGTTTCCGGCGCTCCAACATAAGAGCGTACGCAAGAAGAGCGGCGGTATAAGCGCGGTCATCGTGAAGAATGTTCGCTTTTTCCGGAGTTAGCTCGAAGGAGTCTTTCCCGGATTCACGTTTCTTCCTAACCATATTGACCAGCTCTTCCTTAAGGGCATCCATATTGGCTAAAGCCATCTTGTCTTCCCAGTCGAGCTTAATCCGCTCAGTATCCATCTCCTGTTCCAGCTCTTCGGCTAACCTTCGTTCAAATTCAGACTCGTCAACTTTTTCGGCTCTGAGACGATCGGCGATTTCTTTTCGCCGCTTCTATGTCTTTGCCTCGTCGACGACAAAGGTCGTAAGATAATCTTTATTGTCGTAGGGAGCAGTAAAAGATATCTTGTCCTGAGACGTAAGCTCTATGAGTGCCTCGTACATCTCAGATTTATACATAGACGGGGAGACTAATTTTACTTTATCTACTGCATTCGGAAATTTCTTTACGTATTCCTCGGAGTACTCTTTATCTATAAGCCCTCTGTGCTTCATTCCCGCCTTGTCCGTCCAGTCTGGCATTAAATAATCGGCGATATTTACTCCACCTCCGCCAGATCCGGCGTCTATCAGTATATAGGCTATATTCCCGTACGCGTCAGCTCCTCCGTTATAGTCTAGGATCACCTTTTTGAGGTACTCGATCTATTCCGGAGTCTGCATCGGAGATTTTATTTTCTTACCCACGTCTACGAGATTTATACAGTTGACTAGTCTCAAACGCTTGTCCTTAGACCCGTCAAGTTGAATATAGTCATACAATTCACCGACTAAGATAACAGAATTATCTCTGGATCTAGCCGGGTCATAAGCGATTACGAATTTCTTGTCCCCGGTATCGTTATATAAGAGGGGTTTTCTAACTTCCTCATTCCGGTTGATCGTTGACCGCTTAATTATAGCGTCAGTCCCCGCGTCTGTAGTAAACTAGCAATAGTACTCTCTGCGAGCTTTATCAGGATTCGTTCGAAGCTCACTCTCTATAATCGACTCTTCAAATAAGGGATTCATAAGTTTGCCGTGAATTGTGGGATGAAGAGGTATTTCGCAAGTCACCATCGCTACGAAATATCTTTTGTCTCCCATAATCATTTTTTTCGAGAATTCACGGAACAAACTATAAAACTTCGTATCAGTAGAAGAAGCAGATGATATATAGAATAGCTGGTTCGGAATTTCCTTCGGAATAGTCCGTAACCTATTTGGGTCTATGGAGTTACCATTGCCGTCCTTACCGGATTTAAACGATTTATTTACAATTGCAAATGCTGAGTATACGTTTAGCATCTCTTCAGATAAGAAGCCGCACTCGTCAAAGACAACGTTTCCACGAGCACCTCTTTTTTTATCTATGTTCGAGTTTAATGTCTAAGTATATGCCCCATTGTAAACACTATAATTGAAACCGTTAGAGGAGTGGCTGAAGCCATCACCACTAGCGTTCTTAATTTCAATTTCATTCTTAAACACACTACAGGTTGATCCCATGAAGGAATCTATGTTGTCGTTAGCTAGCCTCTCCAGGGTAGTAAATGTCTACTCCGCCTGAGATCCAGTACCGCTAGCGATATATGTCCAGTAGTTATTGAAGAGCATGTCTTTTGACATTGTAAGAATATCGATCAGAGTGCTCTTTCCGAACCCGCGCGAACAAACTAATAGAACATTAGGTACAGTCCACGCCTATTGAATGATCCAGGCCTGAGCGTCCAGCAGCTCGATATTGAACCAGTCATTGATAAAACGAACCGGATTACATTGATAATATCTCTATGCTTCCGCTATCTTTATTAAGGATTCTATCTTCCTCTAGGAGAGAGCGTAGATTCCTTCTCTAACAAAAATCTTGTCACCCTGAATACAGTCACCAAATTCTTTTTTCTATATCCTCCCGGAATCAAGTAGTTCCTGTTTTAGGGCGTTAAACTCATCCATCTTCATTCTGATCACCCTCCGAATCGGCGGCGAAACTAGAATAAAGTCCGTCAAGGTCGACATACGTATATCCCGAAGTCTCGATGTCATTGTCCTTTATATAATCCTTAAGGTCCAAATTCTCAGCTAAAAGAATCCTCGATATTTCCACATATCGATCCAATTTATCCTATAGTTTTACGATAGTTTCACGCTATTCAGCAACCATATCAGACCAATCAGATTCGTCCAGTCTAAGCTGGTTAAGGATAGAAGCGTTTGACTCGTCCATTACCTATCTCATCGCCTTGGCAGTTTCGAGATCGAAACCGTTAACCCGTCCTTCTCTAAGGTCGAGATCTTTTATTTTCTTCAGTTTTCCAGTCCAGGTATTTTCACCTTTTTTGGCGTTTTTAGAGTTTTTTAGAGAAATACAGGACTCTGCCGCCAGGTTAGTTATATTAGAAGTAATTTTCTACTTCGAATCCTGTAGAGATTTTATGGTAGCTGAGTTTCTCTCAATATTCGCAGTGTCTCCCATCATCTTCGTGATAGTGTTATCTATTTTCTGCAACTGAAGGAATCCTCTAACTATGAACACACAACTAGAATTACGTAGCATGTCGTCATTCTGTTCTCCACCAGCATCTATTAAGCCGACAAGCTACGAATATAGAAACGGCTAATCAGATATAGCCTCAGAATCGAATGGATCGTATCCCAGAAGTTTAATTACGTCCTTCTTGTTGCGGAGATAGTCATCCATTGTATCAGCGCCCGCCGCCTCTTCGACGATTTGCTGGAGAGTCTTCTCGTCTTCATAGACGATCTTCTCTTTGAACATGTCGGAATCGAAATATGTCATACCGACATAATTAACCATCTGAACGTTCTTAATATAGGCCGTCCACGGAGAGTACTTAACCCTGCCACTCACTAGATTCTCGGATTCCTGGACAGAAGCATCCCACAGAGAGTTGATGAATGGCTTATTAAGATAACGAAGCGCCAACTGAGCGCTTTCCTTGGTGGCCTCGTGTTCGTCGCCGTTCTTATCTACCCGCAGCGCGATTTTTCTAGCGCACTCCCGGCAGATTGGCGTGATCCCAGACTTGATTAAAGGATCCGTCGAGACATAGAAGTGGTCCCTGGATTTATGAGTATCACACATATAGCAGTAGCCATAAGACTAGTACTTCTCTAGCTTTTCCCTCATCTTTTCATTTTCTGCCCGGACCTCGGCGATCGGTTTTTTCTTGGTGCCTGTGTCGACACTTGTCTTTTTGGTTGCCAATTAGGCACCTCCTTTTATTCCTCAGCGGAAGCTATAGGACTTGAACCTATAACCCTTCGGTTAACAGCCGAATGCTCTACCGATTGAGCTAAGCCTCCTTGTATATTTTTTAACAAAGTACGGAGAAAAGCCGTACATCCAGCCTTTCAGCTAGACATACGGCCTTTAAATCATCACCCGAATGATTGTTCCTCCCGGTCACTCTGCGGTGAACGAAATAAGGGATGGACGATCGACATATTACCTTCTCGCGTGTATAATACTTTTATCTCGATGATTGTAGGTAGTCGAGATAGGTCCCACCATTGTCCTACGCACGAGAGAAAGGAGGTACTTAGATGGAAACAGCTTTTATAGTGTTTGCTGTCGTATCGCCTATCACTTACGCGATCGCTTAGGTCATTGTTATATCAATGATCCTTAAGCGGCTGGAAGGATAAGGTTGACGCTATTACTCGATAAGTAATACTAGACCTAGTTGTCTTTCCCTATCCTAAGTTCTATAATAATAGTGTCATGAAGATTGTAGGGTAATCATGACACTACTAGACCCTACGCACCTGAGAAAGGAGGTACCACCTATGGGCATTTACGTTCTTGCTCTGGTTACCGTATCTTCTATTGTTAAGGCGCTTGCATAGCTCATTGTATCAGTAATGATCTTGAATATGCGGGATGTCAAACCGTAGAAGAGAATAAGCGCCGTAATTAAGATTTTTCGGCGGTAACCTTCCTCAGACCCCGTGTCAACGCACGGGGTTTTAATGCGTATCTAGCACGGCCCAGCTCAGATTCGAACTGAGATAACCCTCTTCAAAGGAGTATCACGGTTTTAGAGACCGGTGCATTACCGTTATGCTACTGGGCTATTAAAGACCGCCGTGTGACCGGCGGTCGATATACGTTCCTAATTAAGCGTTAAGGAAATCCTTAAAGCTGTTGGAGAACTTAGCCTTTGCACGGATCTTCTTCGGGATCTTGATATCCTCGCCGGTGCTCGGGTTACGTCCGATGTGGGCATCTACCACGCTGGTGGACAGATTCATGAAGCCATGAAGCTTAACGGAGCCATCGTTTTTCATTCCGGTCTTGAGCGCATTCACTACTGCGTCCAGATACATCATAGAATCCTTCTTGGATGCGTTGGGGGCCTTTCCCTCAGAAGCTCTAGCTTCATTTACGTTCTTAGTGATTTCAATAATAAGTTCTTTCTTATCCATTTTTCCTTTTACTCCTTTTGTTCTGTGTTAAAATTATGGTGTCTAATGTTTTGTCTCGGGTATGTCATTACTGACCCCTCTTATTGTTAAGACGATCAGATAGTTTGCAAAGCTAGCAATAGCTTACACAATTATTCGCAATATGATGAAATAAGGAGACATCGCGAGACATAAGTTTCTAGACCAGGTCGGCTGTAGTCCGACTCGGTTTATTCTTTTTTATCAATGAAATGGCGTTAGATTTCCTGCGAATAGCGTGATACAATTAAATCGCACCCCGAGTTGAGGCCATCTCACTCGGACGCGGATAACCGGGGAGATTATCAAAGGAGGACAATCCAATGAGTAGATTAGCGAAAGTTTTATTGGCCTCCAGCACGATACGTTGTCGCCTTAAGCCCGGGTTCACGCTCGGGCTTTTTGTATCTAAAGCCATTTCAGTGTTTTTCTGTGAATAAATCCTTTATCATTTTGATTATTTCGTTATTATCCGAATATAACGAAACACTTACTCTCGATCCATTGGGCATCGTCTGACTAAAGTAAAGATTGTTTTCGTCCTCAGCATTTTTCAGATCTTCTACTTCATCGATACTTATCACAGAGGCATCATCGTAGTAGTCGATAACTTTTTCACCAGCCTCGCAATCTACGAGTGTGATCATCCCCCAAGTATCAAGAAATCTGCCGTCCTTCACGGCTTTTTCGCACCAGATCTTACCCTCACCATCGATATTCATAACCCAAGAATCCTGGTAATTACCGACGGCTGGATGCTCGATTTGTACCGAGTAAAGCTCGAGATCGGAATCTTTGACCAGACAATTCATCGTGTCGAGAATAAACTAGTAACGTCCGATTACTGCAACATCATGTCCAAGATCGAGCAATTCCTATATAGTCGTGCAGAATTCGTCAATAGTTCCATATTTCACTATATTTTTCATCTCATGCCTCCTAACTCTACCGGATAGTACGCCACAACTCCTGAAGAATCGCATATACAAACCATCTGAGACGGAGGACCCGCCAATCTATGCTCGACGGCATACTGGTCGCCAGATCCGCAGAGAGAACCCCCTCGAATCATCTTGACTCCGCCGGAACTTTGATCGAACGAGTTACTATGAAGATGCCCGTACAATACAGCATATGGTACGTATCCGAGCAATCCGGTTAGTTTCTGAACTCCGGAAGAAGAGTAGTCGTCATAATCTCCGTGGACCGAGACATACTCCTTACCTCTAATCTCCCAAGCGGCAATTCCGCTATCAAGATTATTAGAGATATATCGGAAGTTCTCGACGTCTATCAGTTCCTTAGACACAGCCCAGGCGACAAGATCGTCCAGACGTTCATCGTGAAGAGAGTCTTCTTTCCTATCTAATCGGGTATGATTCCCGACCACAGACCGCAGCTCGACTTTCTCGAAAAGTCCGCATAACGCGTAACAGAAGTTAGCGACTAGCTGCGAAGCTATCTTTATCTATTCGACAACATTCTCGGCATTGGTCAGCTGAATACTCTTATGAATACTGCCGTTGATAATATCGCCCTGTAGCGACACATAACAATTCCGGCAGCTGTGCCTTCTCTGGATTTCGGATATTTCAGAAAAGAGGGAGAATAGCCGTTCTTTAGCTATTTGAGAGTTGTATTTCCCGAAGGAGTTATCAAAACTAGCTCCTATGTGAAAGTCAGAGAGGATGATCAACATATCCGTATCGGACTCTACTTTGAAAGGCGGATAGCTAGGAAAATCGATTCTTCCGATTTCTTCTAGTTTCTGTTCGAGTAAATCCAGCCTTCTCTCGACTCTGGAAGCCACGTAGTTCTGCTTATTCCAAGCCGCGCGTTCATCTCTAAGCGCGATCTTTTCCTGAGCCAGCAACCGCCGTTGCTCCTGAATCGCGGATATTTCTTTGTCGGTTTCCCCAAGTACTTTTCGATTAGCTTCAAAAAGCTTTACAAATGACTAATACTTTTTACGGTAACAAGCCTCGGAATAATTGTTGCCGGTCAGGGCGTTCAGCACGCCCGCCACCAGCTCCCACGAACCTATCTTATCTTTATCTTTACAGACTCGGTAGATCAGCTCGTCGTCAGTTTCTCCGGGAAACCGCTTATATTCAATCTTCATCTTCCTCCGGCTCCTCAAGATTCTTGGAGTCTTTATTCGTCACGGACAGGTCGATTTCTTTGCCGTCGAACTCGGAGAGGAGAGAGAGAATCTTCCTCGGAATGTCTTTATCTTCCTCCTTCGTCACGATCACGCCAAGAGCAGAATCGTAAACGCCGTGGACTTTCATGTTGATGTTCGTACTTTTAACGTACTTGAATGGTGCAACTGCCATCGTTTTCTCCTTTTGATCCTTATATCTTGAAAATATCTGTAATCTTTTCTACCACTCCGTCGATCACCTTATATTTCAGCATATCATCGACGGACAGATACCAATCCTTATTCTTCTGCCGATTATAGGTAGATTCCGGGATCTCCGTCTGTTCCAGGACAAACTGTTTATCCACGGACTGCATACGCTTATAGTTCTTCTGAGCCTGTTCAACTTCGGAAGCAGTTCCTTCGAAAGCCGCGTATCCAGCGTGTACCAGTGCCTGGGAGTGCGGAAGAGCGTACCTTTTATGTCCGGCTATTAGAATAATGAAGCCAGCCGACATCGCGACTGACGCAGCTACCGTAATCACGGGAGTTCTGCTAGTAAGGATAGTATCAGCTATAGCGTAGGCCTGATGGAGATCTCCACCAAAACTATGTATTTGAATGATAATGGGCTGAAGTTCCGATTCCGGCTTATTCATATCATCATAATTGATCTGTAAGATCGCCTTCTGAAGGTCCATTACGTTATAATCATCATCAAGTTCATAGTCGATTGTGAAGATCCGAGAACCACGATTCTGCCAGTAAGTAACTTCTGACGGACTCGGGAGAGGACAGAGATCCGAGACAGACCCCAGAATTGGTAAAGTCAGGACATCTATTCCTTCCATTATTACGCCTCCTTCAGAACTTTTTCGTCATCCGGGTGATCCGTCACTTCTTTCAGTGCAGTTTCGAGTAGTTCACTATCCTCGAATAAGAAAACCGTCTTGTCGTGGTTGAACCTGTTCGGCTTAATATCGACGATGTGGAAACCCTTATCCAGTAAGCGCTTAACAGTTTTTGGATCGGTGATCGTGACCCTCTTGGGCCCGAATACCTCGTCCAGATCGGCGCTCAGGGCTTCCGTCTGTTCGAAACAGAAGATCGGCTTCTTGCTAGTTGTCTGGTCAATCCTGACGACCGGATATCCCTTTTCGATTAGGGTATTAGCGATTTCCTATGAAAAGATTTGTTTCAGTTCCATTCGTTCTCCTTTTAATCCTTTTTGCTTTCTCTGTACGCGTTAAGCGCCGCGAGAAGTTTCTTGTTTTCTGCTGCGAAATAATGCTTGTTCTTTGTGTACGTATGAAGCAAATGTTCGTGCCAGCGAAAGCCCTGGTTACACAAGTACATTGCTTCATCTTTCGTTATCTTGATCGTGATATTCACCACTTTCTATAATAAATTTGGGGAGTTTCTGGCTCCCCATATTACGGAAATTAAGTCTCATAAAGAAAACGTCGGTTTTATTTGCTTTTTCTTCACGTCGAAAAATCGATGCTCAACACGAAAATTCTGTATTTCTCAAGAAATTACTCAGGAAAACTTCTTTGTCCATCCTGTACAAACAATTCAAAATCTGCCTGGAATATTTAACGTTGTTCCTTTGATACGCCTTGTTGACTTTAGATACTGCTCCGTCCAGATCTAGGGCTGTTTCGATAATCTTATTGATCGTCTTGAGGTTTTTAATTTTTATATGTTTTAGTTTATTAATAGTGTTATCCATTTCGCGGACCATCGCTTCAACTAGTTCTTCAGAAGAATCACTGCTCGTCATCTCTCTCTTAATAGAATTGGAATAATTCACTATAATATCGATTATCTTTTTTGAAGTATTGGATTGCACGACACCATCCATTACTATAAAGAAGTCTTCCGTCGGGACGCAGTCAGAAGTACTAGCGCCCTGGATCTTATCTAAGTATTCCTGTAGCCAGTTCATCGGACAAATAATGGACTCGTCTACCCGAGCTCTTATTTTCTCTTTATTGCCCTTCACTATATCATAAGGAAGTTCTTCTCCATTTTTCGTATGCGGAACGGTTCTCGTGTATTTCATAAACATCGGAAAATCCTTCTTATGGGCTTTTCCTTTCGAATCCACATATTCTTTACGCATCCACGGCTCATCCATTATGCGTTTGATCTCGTCTAAGCCGTCGATCTCGTAAACGCGTTTACAACCATCGATGATCACCTGGGCGAGTACGCTGAGGATAATAAAGTTATCATAATAATGCTTTAGTAGTTCGGTGTCTGGTTCTTCTTTAGCTAGCTCAGTCCAGTAATAACTCATGCAAAGCTGAGCGGCATTAGAGGACCAGCCAATCCCCAGCTGACTGCGGCTCATCATATTATCCATCTGCGCATAGTCAGAAAGCGTATTGTCGTAGGTGATCCCGGATTCTTTCAAATCATTGACGATCGTCGGAAAGTCTCGGTAAGCCCGCATAGCGGACTCTACGATCTGTGATTGGTTAGTGACAAACATAAAATCTGAATCAAAATCGCAACCGTTTGCCCGCGACTGGATATCCGTTTCCAGGCAATTCACGGCCATTATGTTGTCACTAAACTCGAAATATTTCTCCATTTCCGGTGTTATTCTGTTGTGTAGATACGTGAGATTATTAGGAGAATTGTGAGGAGACCTGAAACCGGCCAAGAATTCACCGTCAGAAAACCGCTTGGCATAACACTGGATTGTCCCGGCTTCTGGTTGTAAAGTGGGATCCTGTCGCCAATCCTCACCAACGGAGTAGAGTAGAAGAGCGTAGGGGTTGCCACAAAGGGTAAGATTATCCGCATTTACGAATATTTTTCCATTTCTCAGTTTGTATATGTACTGATTGATGATTTTGCTTTTTTCATATCTAAACCACTTAGAATTCGCAAAATCGTGGTTATGGTCATACAGATCCGCCATCATCAGATAGTGATTTATCTCGTTTGCGTTATGTCTCAGAAACTGTTCGAACTCATCCGGATCCGTCTTCAACTTCTCCACATAATCCGTACTGGTCTTCGCAATTTCCCCGAATTCCTCTTTGGAGCAGGGGAGTGTATTACAGAACTGATAACTCATCTGTTGGAACTGGCCGTCTCCGATTTTACTAGGATGATCAGTTTTGACGATCCCCCACTTACATCCGTCAGCCTTTATTTTATTCTTCCAGTATTCGTAGGGGTTCTCACCCATCAGATCCCGGAACTTTTTCCATTTGATAGCGTTGTCGGTAGTTAGAATGACAACGTCCCTCAGTCTATGCTTCTCACCGAACATATCCTCGATCTCATAGGTTTCGTAATCATTGCCGGTCTTTTCGCACCAATCGCGGAAGAAATCCTGCATCCGAGTCCGGAATCCGCACATCTTGAACATATGATTCCGCAAGAGGGCCATACCATTGACCCAGCCGGGGAGAGCGGTAGTCTCGATCAGCCCCATGCCATCCCAGATAGTGTTCTTCACCTCGGTCTCGGCATGATCTACTACACAGCGTTTCTTTGTCTCGTTCTTCCTAGTTACGTAGTCCTCGGCCCTAACGATTTCGGCGACCGCCTTAAAGAACGAATCCTGGTCTTTCAGTATAACCACGTTCTCGACCGGCACATGGAGCGTCCCGACTATTGTCGACGTCGTCAGGGGAGCATAGGCGGACATCTCGACTATTTTTGCTCTGTTTTCGGGTAGTTTTATACCCATTGTTAACCAGTCGTGTGCGGTTTCGTAAAGATCGGAATTGATGAACATCACCTCGCCCAGCTTCGCTTTCGCCGGTGTCCGGTAGAGCATCGAATAGTGGATCGTTTCTTTCTTGATGATCTCACCTGTTTTCTTATCTCTAGTGTCGTAGGTGACGTCAACACCTTCTTCGTAGAACTTTTTGCGGATATCCTCGCGGCTTAACTCCCGGTACTTGCTCTTGTTCGCGTCAACTTTCTTCAAGACCTTCTTGGCGTACTCACGATCTTCATCAGTTTTCGCATCGCTTATTAGTTTCAGAACGCGTTTGCGCTCCTCTTTATAACTTTTCGATCCGAAATCGAACTTCAAGCAGATGATATCTCTGGTGGATTCTCCCTTATAAGTCGTTAGGCCATGTTCGAGCATGTAATAGTAAAATAAGGAATTATTGAGCATCGCGTCCGAGTACGTCCAATAATCCCTTATTCCTAAATTACACTCATACAACATACCGGCAGACACATTTTTGATTTTAAGGCCAAACTCGCCCAAATTAACCACCTTCCTTCCTCAGAAAGAGGGGACAGGAGCTAGTCCCGTTAACCCTCTTCCTATACTTGAGGGAGTCGCGGTTGTGGCAGTAGTTGAGGCCAGAATCGTCAGCCGTGTACTTCCCCCAACAATAGTCACAGAGAGAGCAGATTTGGCTTTCATCCTGGATGTGCGGTTTTCCCGGCTTGCGATTCTTTATTGCCGAGAAATCAGGCACGATGATCTTGCTAGAAAGATAATCGTCCTTTTTGATTTCGAAATCGTTCTTGCCCTCTGCCTCGTACATCAGATCTTCTCCGTGCAGAAATAGATTCCATCGCTCTCCCCGAAGATATCCTTGGCGAGATCCTGATAAAGCGTCGAGCAAAGCCCGTTAATGTCGCTGAGATCGTCGTTATAGTACTGAACGACCTTCGGCTGGAAAACCACAAAATTAAAATCGTTACTGGATACACCAGAAACAGTCTCAATCCGGGAGAGTGCCTCGTTACCCTCGAGCGCTTTCTGAAGCACGGAGATCTTGGACATGTCAAGCGGATTCGCCGGGATCACGTTAACGTTGAACTTTATATTACCGAATGATTTAGACAACGGCAGCAATTCGCGGAGTGCATCAGCCTTTTTCTCGCCGTTCACATAGACCTTGATCACAAAATCATCTAACTTGAGGTTCACATCGGGATCTTCTTTGAAGAAGGCCTCGAGCTTCCTAAAATAGATCATCCAGGGTGGTGCAAGTTTAACTTCTTCCATTTTGTTCCTCCTATTAATACAGTGTGTAGACGACAACCGGCGATTTCTCGCCCATGTACGGGATCGTGCGAAGTACGTTATAGTCGATCCATTCTTGTGCATCTTCCTGTGTCATCTCCTCATTTTCTGTGAGCCACTCGATCATTTTCTCGTAAGAATAGACGAGTCGTCCGTCATCCGTGTATCCCAGTATAGCTGTGTCGTAATCATCTCCCGTGAAATACGACGTTCCTTCTAGTCCGTTATCTAGTAATAATTCTTCGATTCTTTCCATCACATCTCGTCTGCGACCTTCGCTATCATCGACCTGTAAATATTCCGTAATTCAACTTCTCCGTAGAACGGCTGCCCTCTGAAAACCTCGGACATTCTCCGCATCCCGTTATTGTTTCCGCCATACTCCGGGCGGTCTACCTGAGTGGTATAATCTCCGTCGATAATCACTGAGACAACGTCCTCGCCAATCCTCTGGAGACCGATCTTCATTAGGTTGATAGAGAAGTTTTGTGCTTCGGTAATATAAACACCCACCCGCTTGCCAGAAGTGTCGTAACCACGAATATCGGACATCGGGAGCAGAAGAATGTCTCCGTTGTCGATCATCCTCTGTAACCCGTATTTGTCGCCGATCTTAGCAGCTAGCATATTACCGACCTGGGAATCTAGTAGTTTATCGTCTTTAGTTCCGGGATAAAACCCAAGCCTACAAGCATCAGAAACACTCACAGGATTTGCAAAAACAACAATCTGGTCTATCTTATGCTTCTCCAAAAGATCTAGGAGATATCCAATCGCCAAATATGATTTTCCAGTTCCGGCATGACCCTTTATCATCGTGACCTGGTTATTAGCAAAAGAATCTAACGCCATGGTCTGATAGACATCCCCTTTATAAGGCTTGACCGCCCCGAAGATATTCGATTTTATCTTCGGAATCTTCACCTTCACGTATTGTTCTCCATCCCAGCGTAGAACGTCTGTCGTTGTCGACTCGGAATTTCGAACTTCCAGATATTCATTTGTTGTTAGATTGAGGAAATTATCACGAGGATTCTCGTAAAGACGTGCCATATCGACGTCAGAAAGGTCTACGGTTTTAAAACCGGAGTATTCTTCTTTAGGCTCTTCGTAAGGTGGCCTTACGGGAACCCGGAACTCTTGCTTGGCGATTATGTAACAGAGAAGATCTTCCGTCCAAAACAGGGCGTCAGGATGTCCGTTAACATAAGTCTGGCAATCCCTAACTATCTTTTCATCGTTCGACATCCCGTCCGGGAAGTGGTCTGTGTGGATCACCGTATACAAATCTTCGTGTTCGGTTAGAAATCTCACGGCCCGTCGAGCGTTATATCTGACAGTTTCTGTCTTGGTAGAAGACGTTTTTATGTTTTCCAATTCTCGAATACTGACAGAAGATAGACCGAACGGCTCGGCCAACTCATGCCAGTGGTTTAATAAAACATTAGTGTCTACGAAATAATTCACAGTTACTCCTTGTTCTGTACGATTGTCCAGTCCTTCCAGATCCAGATTTTAGCCTTTCCTTCATCCCAGCCTAGTTCGACCATCTTTTCTAGAAGTTCGCGACGGTAAAATTCGTGTAGCTCATCGTGGAGTCCTTCGACAGTAGCCTTATTGCCGTATATCGCGACTCGGTGAGCAATCTCACGGTCTACATCCGTCGGCTCGAACCAACATATCTTGGCTATAGCCTCTTCTTCGATGTAGTCCTTCTTATTACGCTTGCAACGCCGCCAATACCTCTGAAAATCGCGGAGTTTCCAACCAAGATGTTCTTCCTCTGAAAAGTCCACGAAACTACGTTCGGTAATCCAACAGGAAGCCCGTCCTTCACACCAAGACCCTATGGTAATTAGGTGAGGATAGTACGGTGCTAAGTCGTGTTGGTTCTCAATGCGGAGCGGCACTGGATTATCTCCTATATAGATGTCCGAGTTTCGCAGCTCCTCATCAGAGCAGCCTTCGAAATAATCTGCGACATCATATTTTCCTGAATATGAACTCATATCTCAAGCCTCCGGGAATAATCGCGGAATGATCCATTCCCAGTCTAACCACCGGATAACTATGACCCGTGGGCATTTATAAAATCTAGGTAGGTTCATGCTGCCGCCTTTCTTTTGACTATTTCAAACATCTCGTCGATGCTCGGCATGATTGGCATCATTTCCGACTCCTTGCAGAGAGAACTGACTCCGAATTTGCCGGTTACCAAGTCGACGTACATAGAAGCCGTTCCTTCATCGCCCAGGTAGAAGCTGTCCCATTCTTCGTCGGAGAGGATTCTCCGCACATTGAGCTGTTCTATAGCTAGGTTGTCGAATGATACGACCTTAAAATGATTCGGAAGCTCCGCGAGATGATCGTTTAACCAAATTTGATTATCCGCAATATTCTGGTAATAATGCTTGCCGTAACTTACACCGCGCCCGAGATTCTTATATCCCAAAATCAGAATCTTCAACCCGAAATCGGACATCTTCTCGACATCCTCTTTAGTCAGAATCCCGTTGATCGTATGAATCACCGCAGTCGGGAACTTCTGAACGGAAGCTATAAAGTGATTCGTAGGATTGACTAGAGAAATACCGATCCCTTTAACTAGCTCGTCGGAGTAAAGTCCCCAGAGAAGGTCTTCATGCCTCTCGAAATGCTTCTGATTGACGGTGATATTCGCCAGGATCTTCCGGTCGCGGAGTTTCTTGAGGAAGGGGATAAGCTGTGGATGGTCCACGGAGTTACCGTTGATCGCAACTTCCGTATATGGCCGGAGCGTGTCAATGAATGGTACGTTTAGCAGATCGGCGTCGATCCCGTCAGGAGACGCGTTGATGTAGCAGAACGGGCATCCACCATCACAGCGATTACCGATGTTAAGATCCAGGGATTCCGGGAATTCAAGATCCCAATGATCATCATTTGTCTCTCTGATTTTTGTTCCGTCGTCAAGGTTAATTTTGCAGATAGAGTTGCCGTTTTTATACACGCCCCATGCCATATTAGCCGTCCCTCCCGTATTTGCAGAGAACTACGATTTCTTCCCCTTTAGGAGTTGTATATGAATGAATATCTGTTTCGAGATACTCATCCTCCATCCAGGAATCATATGTGACAAAGTCACCCATCTCTTCAATAAATGATTCTTTATCACTTACGTTTGGATCATATATATATCCCTGGAGTCTGTGGAACTCGATCACCTCATCTTGTGTGTAAAACTCCCCCGGGACTGGTTTCTCATCTTCCATTAATTCTTTAAATGGATCCCAATAATTATGCCCTGGATAATAGTACAGTCCTTCTTCTTCCCATTTCTTACTTTGTTCTGCCGTCATGATGACGCAGCTATGAGTCATCGAGCTATTAGTCTCCCAGATCTTTCGCCTGATTACTTTCGTGATTGATCACCTCCTTAATAATGATTGTCGTTGTCGATATGAACCACCACTCCGTAGTCAAAGAGGTATCTCTCAGCGGTCAAATTCCAGTCTTCTAGAAAATCGCGAAGAGAAGAGTAACCCTCGCAGGACTGATGGTCGATGTAGCCGTATGGATAATACCCGTCATTTTTCTTTATAACGATTTCTTTACAATCCGGAAACTGAGTCCTAACTGCGTTTAGAAGAAGCTGATATCCGTCCAGGGATTCGAGAACCGTCTGATTTACTGTAAAGTCATGCTCATCCCAGTACCTGAAATCCGGATATTCGGTCATTAATACCATGCACATCGCGTATTCGAGTTTCGACATAAAGTCGTCACAGGGATAACCATTCCATCCGTATTCTTCGAGATAAACCACTAATGATTTGCTGTCTCCTACAAATGCGTATTTTGTGATCTCTTTCTTGCCCCTAATACTTACCGTATGGGAGCTAGAACTATTGGTCTCCCAGACTTTCTCACGAATCGCTCTCATCTGGATGTTCCTCCTTCCATTTAAGATATCTGGCTGTTTCATCGCTTACTGCGTATTGCTCGACTATTTTATCCAAATCTACCAGGCCGCTATGTAGGAATTTATCCCACTCACAGTATTCATCCCCATCCACTATGATCACGTACTTCTTATTAGTAAGAAACTCCTTCAGTGAAATCTCGCGATCTTTTAGGAAATTCTTTAACATCCCCGCGCTCTGGTGATCGATCTGCCCGATATCGGGCGCCTCGTAACAGTTTTCTTCGTCGAATATTGCCTGGTGGATGTTACCATCCTTATCTTTATATGTATAAATCTCGCGCTCGTTTTCCGCGTCCCAGCCATCATAGATAAGGAACTTGTGAGGGATCGTGTCGCCGTTCTGGGTCAACCACGCATCTTCATCTCTAGTAGCTATACTGAAATGTGTAAATTCCGGGATAACCTCTTTAGTTATATTTTCGAATTCTTCAAAAATCTCGTCATATTCCGGATCATCCACATACTTACGTCCCAGATATTCGCAGAGAGCGTACTGTAGTTTATCCTCGAAGGTGGACAAGATCTGAAATGGGTATCTTTCATAACCATCCCTAACTTCGTACAGATCTATGGCACCATGGCTGTCGACGTATACGTATTCAGGGTTGTAACCATCCCGACCGGTGAGTTCTTCCGCTGTTACGTGGCAGTCGTTGGTCGTTACTACGATGGAATGTTGGCTACTCGAATTTGTCTCGAAGCAATTTCGTCTAATGACTCTCATCCACTTTCTCCTTTCGTTAAAAGCGGCAGACTATTGCGAACTTGCCGTCTGCCATGGCGACTCCATTAATTTCTTCTCCATTTCTGGGAATGTGGCGCAGTGACGTAACTGCGCAAAACAAGGGCGACACGACTCGAACGTGCAAATCTGGGAACCAAAATCCCATGCCTTACCCTTTGGCGACGCCCCTATAACGCCAGATGTGTATAGCCTACGAACGACTGTCCTTGCGCTTTTCCCTATACACGCGTTGCCACCTCTCTGGCGGAGGCCGCTTTCGTTGACGGATTAGCTCGTCCCTGCTGACTAGACATAAGCATTTCAGCCATTGCCATACTAAGCTGCCAGCTTTGGATTTTCGGAACGGGAGGACTTGAACCCCCTTCTCACCCGTTACCAGCTTACTCGTCACTGTTCCCGGCATACGGTCGCTATCCGGCGGGTACGTTTTAACCAGTTAAACTACATTCCGATATGCACCGTATCCCCAAAGGTGCGCCCTACTTCCGCATTGCCAGACCGCTGCGTTTTCAGATTTCTCGCTCGACTGGTTTTCTGGCTACCAACAGGAGGAGGATTCGTTTGTTCCCGCCGTGCATCCCCTTCATGAAGGGTTAAGCTCTACTTAGCATAATGCCGATAGGCAGGCTCTCAGGATAACTGCAAACCTCTCTGGTTTATCGTGGGAAGATACCACGGCTTATGCGGGTAAGGATTTGCACCTTACATGAAGATGATTTTTTTCAATGCAGGGTTATCGCAATGGTCGTGTTAGCTCTTATTCTTAACGAGCTGTTCCTACTCGCAAGTCATCTTCTCCCTGTTGACCCCGTCTACCTGTTCCGCCACCGCATAATGTCAAATTCTATAATGGTGGTTCAGGTTCCCACCAACCGCTCATCCCGCACTCTTCTGAAGCTCTACTCTATGGTAACTTCCCTGCAAGCGGATCATTTGCTCTCGGCAGCCATCAGAACGGCAGGATTCGAACCCACATTTCCGGCGGTATGGGCGTACCATTGCCTCCAGTATCTTACCATTTGATCACGTTCCGATAACCGGCGGTGGTCTTGGCCTTCGACCACACTTTAATGCTCACTAACAAACCAGTCTTATGCATGTCGGATAGGCTCTCCGCTTATCCATAAAACAATCGTTGTACACCGATTAATACCATGCACGTTTACAAGCTACCGCAGAAGCCGCCTCGCATTTGCTCCTGACTTTAATTAAAGATACAGCACGAAGGTCTTATGTACCCGTAGCGGCTATTTCGCTTGTAACGGCTCTATCTGGAATTGAACCAGAACCTCTTCTTACCATGAAGTGAACTACCGGCTTAAGTTAACTTCCATTATTCTATAGAGCCAATTCTCCAGGTAAGGATTTGCACCTCACATGAGGGAGTTTGAATATACCACGGACTTCATTGCATACTACCGTTTGGTACTCCTCTTCATACATCTACTTTTAGTCTGACTGCAATTCGATTCCTAATTTCAATGTTGCACCAGTTTCCCAATGCACTAAGCGTTTACCTATTCCGCCACCGGAGAACAATCCGAAGCCTGTGAGTCGAACACAGCGCAACAGGTTTATAAGACCTGCCCCATAACCGCTTGGGTAGCTTCGGTAACAATAACCGGTACCAATTCTCTACTTCTTCAGATTACTCGACACCTAGACACCGTTGGTTCGTCTGCATCGCCATCTGCCTCGTCCGCTCCTCATCTTCGAAGCTTTGAACTGATACCGGTTTTGCCGCATTGACTCGTTCCGTTTTCACCCCCAACAGCCGGAGAATCTTCACGCACCAAGATTCGAAACCAGTCAACCGATTCCAGTAAGCTGTTGTCCAAAGTATTAATTTTCTGATGCGTCAGTCATTAGAAGAGGAGAGGGATATATCGTTTCACCGTATCTCAGCCCAGGGTAGTATGTGGCTTGTCGCTTCTAACGATACGCCTGGTGGGAGTTGAACCCACAAATCTGGGAGCTTAAATCCCATGCATATTCCAGTTCTGCTACAGGCGCGAGATTAGGCCGCGAGAGGCGACCGTTTGAAAATGTCGGACGTGAATACAGAATCCTTACCGGACGGGAGATTAGATCCTAGAACCAAGACGTTGTTAGGGCCGAAGGAGATTCCTTCCAGCTCGTATAGGCCGCTATCTGACCGCTTACTGGTGTAACAAAAGTCCGGCTCTGTTGCCCGAATGCCGGATCTCAGGATCACGTTACTCCGGCCATCTACGTTAGTGAAAACCGTGAAGACTTCCTTGTAACTAGCGGAATAAGTTATTCCCTGTGACGTGGTATAACCGAGCGCCGCCATCGGATTCGCGACTTCCCAGGAAGCGATGAGCGAAATCTTATCCCCGAGAGGCTTCATTATAGAAAGCCAGTACGAATCGCCCCAGGCGGCCGACAACACTATAAACTTCCCGTTTTTATAGTAAGTTATTCCAGAAATCTGAATGTTCGGACACTCTAGCCGCCTGAAATCCCAGGTCTTCGTATCCACAACCCCGCAAAATCTATCACAGGGCGCGACGTACAGTTTCCCGTCGTGATACGCTAGATCGTTTCCGTGATTGAGGCAGTTGCGGAACTTGTGACTAGTTCGCTTAGCTTTCTGGTAATCCGGATATACCGAAATCGCGGATAGATCATTCGTTTTCTTCGTCTTGATCGTATACAGGGTCTTACCGTCTATGTCGAGGCCGCCGAAGTTCGTACATTGGCCGACATTCTTTACGAGTATTCCCTGTTGTTCTTTTAATTTCTTCTTTACCATGTTCCTCCTGAGTAAGAGAGTCGACTCTCGAAGCGCCCTCGTCGGGCAAGTGCCGGTGGCGGGATTCGAACCCGCGCGTCGCTAGACACCAGATCCTAAATCTGGCGCGTCTGCCATTTCCGCCACGCCGGCTAATCGGGGATTACCCCGGCTAGAAATTCCTTACGTAACAGCTTCGCAGATTTCTTCGCTAGATACGAGCAGCAGCGTGAACTGTGTGCCGAAGATTTTCCGAAATAATAGAAAATACGAAATAAGGCGTAAACAGTACTGGTTTTATACTGAGTAAAAAGTAACCGATAGTCAGTAACTAGTAACTAGTAACCAGTCCGGCTTTAACAAAGATGTACTGTTCTATCATTCTTTATAGAACCTGTACGCCCTCCTTATTTTTCTTCTTGTATAGGAGGCGGTCTATTTTGTTATTTAATCTCGTTCGGAACCGCCGAGCGAATCGAGAGCCCGTATTTCGAAGTTTTCGTTACGCAAGGAAAGGATTTATCAGTACTCGATCTCGATCGTCGTAGTCGCGTTGGACATCTGAATCGCGGCGTCTACCGTCGACTCAAACTCGTCGATCTCTTCCTGGATCTTCTTAGCGACCGCCATGATACCGATCGGATCCACGAGGACCTGGGCGTTCTGGTTATAGAACGTATTCCGGTACTCCTCGGCTTCTTTCGAGTTCTTCTTTGCTCCGTCGGTGCCGTACATATCGGCAACGGCCTTGTCGCAGCGAGCCTCGAGCTTCTCGTTAGCTTCGTCGACCTTATCCTGGCACACGGAAAGCTCGGCCATAATCGTGGCAACGAAGTCCTTCTTATTTCTAACCCCGTAGTTGTTGAGGTAGATTGCCTCGGCGACCGTCATCTGTTTTCCGGCAACCGTGATCACAGTCTTCGCGTTAGAATCGCTGAGCGCGGCCTTGATCGCGTTTACCCGATTCGTGAGATCGACGAATTTCTGATAATTAGCCTTGATCTCGTCCTCGACTTCTTCGACCGGGCGACCGGAAACCTTTGTCTCCTTCGCTTTTCTGGTATAGCAATAAGTCTCGTCGATCAGTTTCTTGATCCGCTTATCCGCGACTTTCAGTTCACATAGTGCCTGGTGTACTGTCATGCTTTCTTTCGTCATAATCGTTTCCTCCTAATAAATACTTCCTGATTCCTAATAAACTTATTCCGGATTTTTCTCGGTTAGAGATTCGCCGTTCTCGTCCACGAGCGTTTCCAGTTTTTTGTACGTTTCTGTTAAGCTCTTCGTTGCTTGCATGATCGGTGTCGTTTCGAGCATTTTAAGAGATAAGACGATTCCCGCCTTCATCCCGTCTCGAAATGTTCTATTTTCAGCCGTAACAATCACCTCCTTAGTACGAATATGTCGTCGAATCGCTCCAAACTCTGCCATTTATCGAATTCTTCATCATCCTCATCCCACTGGACGTAGTAGGTATCGTATCTTTCAGTGGGGGAGTAGTAGAGCCTGATCTCCGTAATATCGCCGACCTCGAGTCTCTCACTCACGGTGGGTTCGGAGCCATCCACGTACGGCTCATCCGCCTCGTTACTGATCATGATGTAGTATTCGTTCACTGTTAGATAAATGTCCGGTTTTTCCTCGCCGTATTTCTGGGTAACATTCCAGGTCACGCCGAACAGTCCGAAGCTCTCGACTAGATTCGCTGGAATCGACAGTTTTTCGCCATTTTCGAAGACGAACTCGAAACTGCTAACTTTATCCACGGTGCCTCCTATTGTTTACTTCTCGTTTTCGTTGTTAGGGATTCCGGAATTATTCGTACTCGAGGTACGGATATATTTTTCCGGTCACGAGCTCTTCATAGCCGCATAGGTCGCAGAGATGTAAGTATTTCGGCGGATAGGTGGCTAGAGTGATGTTGGACAGATCAGGAGACATCCGGCCTTTCCCGCATTTCGGGCATACCAGTTCTACCTGGTAAGTCTTAACCTCTCTTCGAACCGTTTCCATAAGTTTCCTCCCATCTGGCTCGGATCCGCGCGGCGTCCGCCGAAATATCGTATTTCCTAACTACTTTCTTCCCGGATAGCGTATAACGCATCGTCGTGTACGAATCCGGCATTCGGTTGCTAGAAGAAGTGGCCTCCTCGTATGAAAGGGTACAATCGATCTTTTTATAACAATCCCGGCATATCGGTTCTATCCAGCCAGCAACGGTTCGCGGAACATCCGGTTTCCCGCAATGAAAACAGATATGTTCGGAAAGAGCCTCGTATTTGCTAATGATCTCGTCGACAGCGTCGGACGACGGATGATAATAGAAGCGGAGAGAACCGTACTTTTCTTTCGCCTGTACAATCTCGACTTCCGGATCTGCGGCGTTAATTTCGCGAACCAGATCTTCGCCGAAGGCTTTTACCCACCCGATCGGGAGCTCGCTTTCGTAAATATCTTCTAGACTTATCATGAATTCGTTCCTTCCGTTAGATATGTCCAAAGATCGTCGGGAGTGAATAGCGGGATATTCCGACCGTTATCCGTGACATCTCCGAACTCGAAAGACCGGCCGAAATCTTTCTCGAAACACCACCACGAGATCATGCCGTCATGATCTCTCATAATCTCTTCTAACAATTTCACTATAATATCTTCGTGTTCTACAACCAGACCATAAGGCTCGGGGAAATCTGTCTTATATTTTCTGTCGTAACTCTGAATCAGAGCCCCGATTTTCGTGACTAGGTCTTCGCCGTCGCGGAGCTCGTCTAGAATTCGAACGAACAACGTTCTCGTCATTTTCGGTACCTCCCGGTTATATCTTCTAGAAAGCGAACGAGTTTCTTCCTATTATATAGGGGTTAGATTAGTGGGATTTCTTACGCGGTTTCGCCTTCTTGCCCACCTCTTTCAGTTTGTCGAGATATCTCATGTATCCCGCCGTGCCTCCGCGGACTTCCGGAGTCCAGGCTTCGAGATAGTCGATGCAATCCTGGAAATTCTTCTTCGGAGTATCCTCCACCGGATCTTCCATGACACCCTTGCGTTTCGCGTCACAATAAGCCTTAGAGATAAAGCCACGGCTATACTTCCTGGAAACCGGGATCGACTCATCCGCGAGGACTCCTCCATCATATTTCAGCTTTAGGAGTTGCCCGACCCTACTCTTGAGGGTATCCTTTATCTTTCTTCTCTGACTTCTAGTGATCCGATCCGTTTCTTTAATCGTCTTGACATCGTTCTCGACGTTTTCGACGCGATCGGTCAACATGCCGATGTTCGTGGTTGCTGCGTCAGTCTTTGTGCTAACAACGATGATATTCTCTTTATTAGCTTCGATCTGGTTTGCGATGTGTTCCATCATTCGCCTGAATTCCTCGAAGAAATTTACTCCGAGACCGTTAGTATCGCTCATGTAATGTTACCTCCTAAATTTATAATTAGCTGTTGAGCAAATCCGTCTAGTGCTTTAATCGCTTTAATGAAATCTTCCTTTACCGAGGAATCTAGCTGATCAAATTCGTTGAAAACCCATACCTTCCCGGCGTGTCGGCGGATATATTCATTAGTCGCAGCGGTTAGTAACTGAATCTCTAGAGTCGCAGACTGTAAAGTCTTACTGTTTCCGACGGTATCTTTGAGCCGTTTTACTTCCTCGGCGGCTTCTGTATATCTCTTCTTGAATTCTTTTCTTTCTTCTTCCGTCATTCGGAGCTCTTTCTCCGCATCCCGCAATTTCTGCTTTAGTTCTTCGTTATTTTCCGAAGAATCGCGCTCGTCCTTATACTCCGCCATCAATTCGCGAGCTTTCTTCTCGGTAAGTTTCTCAACTTCGGGGAGAGATTCTATAAAGTCTTTCTGATCCTCAGGCGAGAGTTCCCTCATTATGGCTAGGGCGGTAGTCTTTTTAACAATCCCGGTGTCGACTAAATCTTCTAGCTCGGGGATCATGTCGGCTAAACATTTGTAATTCTGATACGTCCTAAGATCTAAACCCATCTCGGCGGCCACATCTTCTTGAGTTTTAGGTGGTGTGAATTTTTTTCGTACCACCTCTTTGTATTGGTTACCCTGAAATTCAGTAGATCCGTTCTTAATCTCGTAAATCCTTTCCAATTCTACGATTCTCCGCCCTACCTTCTTCGCGGATCCGCCGATGTCGCCGCGTTGTCGGATATTAGTCTCGATTAACGCCTGTAGTACCTGATCCTCGGAATCGTAGCTGCGCATATCGCAGAGAACTTCGTCGATCCCTAATTCCTTACACGCGCGGACTCTCTGGTGGCCGGAAACTATAGTCTTGTCCGGCGTTATGACTACCGGCTCGACTACGCCGATCGAGCGGATAGATTCCTTGAATTCCTCCCACTTCTCGCCGGTTATGTCGTCGAAGAATTCTTTGTTTCGCGGATGTGGTTTTAATTCGCTGATTTTTATATATTCCGTAAGTATCGCCTCCTTTCTATAATCTATATTCTCAAAATCGCGGATCTCTATTCCGAATTTACGCGGATACCTCGGCTAGCCAGGTTTCGAGTAACCGCCGCATCCGGCTCGACGGCACGTATACGGACACCGGCTCTCCCCGCCGAATCGCGGATCTCCAGATAAACTGAACCATCTCGGACAGCGCGAATCGATCTTCGAGGACCTCGACGCCGTGGGTTACGAAAAACTGTTTGACCACCGTATTGATATAGCGGTTGACCAGGTACGCGATATTATGACGGTCGGAATACTGGTTCGTCGCGCGGGCGTTACAGGATAGGAAACCGCGCGTATAGCCGTTGCCGGATAGGCGCTTCTTCGCGTCCTTAAAAGTCGTCCAGAGATTGTCGGAAGTCGGAGAGCGGCGGATATTCTGAAAGTAATTAGAAAGGTTGCTCTTTAACTCCTTAATCTGTGGATTGTCGAGATTCCTGGCGTACCAGTTCTTCGAAAGCGCGAATTCGGGGTCGCCGATCTTATTCATCCGCTCGTTGTCGAGAATCTCGAGGAGAGCGCGGTAGTCGTACTTCTTCTCGAGCCCCGGTTCGCTAGAAAACGCGTAGGTGTCGGTCGAATCGCCGCGAACGTAGAGATACTCGTACGGTAGGCCGTAGTAATCGTAGTAGTACCGCTGAATCTGACCGTCGAACATATAGGTCAGGATATAGATCTCCGAAAACGCGTTGAAGGCCTCGACCGGGAAGAGCCAGAGCGTTAGGTCGGATCCGTAGACGCAGAGGGACTCTAGATCGATTAGCCGCTTCTCGTTCTGATAGTACGGATCGCGGTAGTCGGCCTGGTCGTCCCGCCAGCGCAGGATCCCGGTCTCCGGCTCGACGTAGGCGTATAGTTTTAATAACCCCGCCAGGTCCTTCTCGCCGATTTCGTAGCCGCTAACGACCTCCGCGACCTCGTCCATGATCAGGACGTAATCCCGGTAGAGACAGAGGTCGATACACTCGCGGTCGAATAACTGGAAAAGCGCGTGGGTGGTACAGATATTCTCGCCTTTCCGGAGAAGCTTTTTCAGATCTATAAACTTACCGCCGCGCGTATTCGTGAACGGCTTCGGCGAATAGAATTTCGCGCCGGGACAGGATCGCTTTACGCGGTCGACCTCGTCGAGATACGGCGTTATATATAGGAAGCGCTTCTCTCCGAGATTCCGATTTATATAGTTGATGGCCGCGCTGGTCTTGCCGGTGCCCATCATCGCGTCGACGACCTTGACATGGCAAGTGAACTTTTTCTCCGTATTTATCACCCCTTTCTTGACTTCCTGAGTTTACGGCTAGCTGCAAAGTGCCTTTTCGCTTAGTGTTTCTATCCCTCACAAGGTTCACAGACCCCAAACCTTGTTTTTTGAAAAATTCATGTAAGTAATTCCTTACGTTTTGACCCCTTACCCTTTTAAAGGAGATAGGTATAGAACCTTGTTTTTTTTGGAGAGGGCCTATAGAGGGTACTTCTAGAGGAAGATGGAGATTATTCCTAGGTTTTTAAGTAGGGGGCCTCTGCGTCCGGCCCCCTCATACGCTTCGCTTACTTAGTTTTCTCTCCTAACGCTTCTAAACACCCCCGCCGTTACGGATCTTCCTTCGGAAGCCCCGTAAGGTCGTTCTATATATTAAGGAAGTTTCTCCGATCAGACCGTACGAAGGAGTAACTCTCGTATGGTATCTCTTCCCCTATAGCGTATCTAGGCTCGGAGTTCGTTTCATCTCCGTTTGGTAGCTAGATTGAGAAGTCTGTTCTCCTATAGGGGGTGTTTAGGATAGGAAAGTTTATCGTAAGCCGCGATTTTGGGGAAATAGCGGAGAGTGTCGCCGTCCCGGAACCGAGTCGAGAGCGAGAGAATAGGACCTCTTCGAACCGTCTTGATGCGGTCGCGATTAGCCGAGCTGGCCTATACCAGTTTTACGGTGCGACCTTATATTTTCGGGGTAGGATTTTTTAAAAAATATTTATTTGTTATCCCGATTTTTTAAAATTTTCTAGGGGTGATCACTCGATAGATACCACGAATATTTTCGGAAGAGACAGGGATGCATGGAAGAATTTTCGGAATCAGAGGTCGAAAATCGAAGGAAGTGTGGGAGTTTAGCGGCTTGTATAAATCTGGGCGGCGCGCCGCCGTTCTGAGTTTTTACACCCCCCACCCACTAAAATAAACTTAAATTTACTATTGCGTATTCGTAATAGTGTGCTATAGTTAAATCATCAAAACAAGCGCAAGCGCGTTTTGGTACGTATCTTGACAAAAAAATAAAAAAAGATTTTAAGTTTTCCGAAATCGGAAAATAATCTGAAATCAGATTCTTAAATTTAAAATCTTTTCTTTATTTCATATGAAATAGGTGCTTTTCACCTATCATGTTCTATCGGCTTTTGTGTGTTGGCATGGGTGCCGGAATAGTTCCGACGCCGACTCAACACACGAAAGAGGGGTAAATATCATGAAAAAGTACTTCGTAGATTCTGACGCTAATAGCACTGAAACCATCAATCAGTATGTCCTGTTTGAAAAAGAGACGGACGCGGGGACGATTTCCCGTGTGATGATTAACAGAATCAATCACGTGAATTTTAACGCGGAAACCGTTTCCGATATCTCCGCACTTATTACGGACGGGGACGGAATCGACGGTCTTTACAACTGGAAGTGCATTATCGCGTTCGCTGAAGGCGCGAAGACGCGCAAGACTGTAAAGTCGGACGGTGAAATCGTTGTAGCCGGTTTTGACGGTTCAGACTTAAAAGACCTGAAAAACGCTATTACGTATCACATGGTAAAGAGTAGCAAGGTCAGTAAAGAAAACACGCGGAAGGCGATAGAACATACATTAAATGAATTTTTCAGTGAAGACGGTTATCAGTGGCACGCGGATAACCGGCACGTAAACAAACTTGTTTCCTTAATCGGAAAATACAAGTCTGACAGCAACGCCCGCACGGGCAAAATGGTAACCGGAAACCGCGAAATCGTCGCGAAGTCTGACAATCAGATTTACCGTGCAATCTGTCAGTTTTTGGAAACCGTAACACAGGTTAAATTAGTGAAGCGGGAAACACTGGAAGTACGTTAACCATTTTCCCGTATTCGGGCCGGATTTATTCCGGCCCTTTTAATTACTCAAAATCAGGGCCGTCCGGCCCTTTTAATTTGCGCTAAACCGCCCGTTTTAAGGGCTTTTTTAATTTGGAGAAAATATCATGAAGATTAGAACAACGTCTCACCCTATAACCCTGAACGGGTTAAAAGTGCCGTCTGGTGTCGCGTACGTTAACGACGCGTCTGGCAAGTTCGTTTTTAACTCTTGCCACGTTTTCACGCGTGGCCGTAAGCTGATTCAGGGTTTTGTTTTTTACCCCGAAAAGTGGTCCCGTATGAGGACCGATAATACCGGCCGGATAGATTATTTGTATCACGGCCAGTGGATAAACGCGGCCTTTAGTTTTACGTCTCAGATTTTCGCTAAAATCTGGGATAAAATGGCCGCCACGAAAAACGCGGTCAGAACGCCCGCCGTTTCCGCGCGGATAGATTCTGAGCGTATGACCCGCCAGATTCAGCGCGACGCGGATATCCCCCGCGAACGTCGCGTTGTCGCGGAATACGTACCGTTTGACGGGACGGCCTATAGTCTCCGCAAAATCAATAATAGCGGGGACGACAACCCGTTATTCAATCAGCGGGTTGTTGATGAGGCGGTTTCGCTTCTGGCACGCCCGCATAGCACTGGCGGACGGGTTAAGAAGGCGACGGCTGAGACCGCCCGCAAGCCCGTGATAGTCGGGGACGAACTGGACACTGTAAGTGTCTGGATTCGTGACAACTGTTCCAGATACGTGCGCAATCACTGTGCCCGGAATATTAAAAACTGGGCATATGCATACAGGGATAAACTCGGCCTGGCTGTACTGACTCAGTACGGCCTGAGCGACGCTGAGATTATCCTTGCGGATTGCCTGGATAACTTCGCCGACTAACTGAAAATGCCGACCCGGCCGGGGAGAAATCCCCGGTCTTTTTTGTTGCTCTCGCCCGTTCCTATGTTCGCCCGAATAGTCGGACGGACTAAGAGCGTACGAACGGAGAATCTAAAGAGGAGGATAGAAAAATGAAAAAGTATTTCAAGTACCTGTATTCCCTTTACAGGGACAAAGACGTAACAGATGAATATCTGCATGACGAAATAGTCAGTCACTGGTATCCGTTCCAGACCGAGGAGAATATCAACGCTCTCCTCGATTACTTCGCGGTCTGATTATGGCCGCGCTACTAGCAACGGTGGGCATCATCGCCTGTTTCTGTGGCGAGACAGTTCCCGCCGTCCCTCTAATCATCGGGCTCCCGTGTTTAACGGGAGCCTTAATTATACAGGTCACCGAGGGTGGCCGCCACTAAGAAAGGAGCTATATCATGTTCAGAAAAATTCTTGTTGCCACTGTCGCCGCTATCACGCTGATTTCCGGAACCGTTTCCGCCGCGCCGACCGGCCAGTATACCCGCGTCGGCTACATCGAGGACGTAGACCGCGAGGGCGGGTTTACGGTTCTCGTTGACCGCACCGGCCATGTCTGGTTCTGGGATGGCGTAAGCTACCAGACCAAGCGTGGTCGCCGGTTCCTTAAGACCGGATCCCGCGTCGTGATCTGCCTGGACGGGCAGGGAACGCGCGAAGTAACTGACGACACTGTGGTAGATTTCGAGATCTACCGCTAATTAATCACTAAGGAGGGGAATTACCATGGCTAACTATAACAGATTCGATTTACTTAATATGGTCGAGATCGACACGGTAACAGCAACCGTCAGCACCAGACAGAAGCGCCGCGAGGCCGCTGAACGCGCAAAGAAGCGCAACCGACAGACGGAGCTCGCCCGCCGGTTTAAGAGGGCGAAGCAGGAGAGAGACGGCGAGATCTGGTGTATCTACGCCGGTTATCAGGTAATCGCCGAGCTTCCGGATTCTAAGCTCTGGAAGCCGCGCAATAAGAGGGAGGGACGCTATGAATGACTACGACGAGATTCTGGAGAAGATCCGCCGCGAATATGAGGAATCCGGCGGGGACGACTGGTTTTCTATTAAAGTTGGGAGGAATTGAATATGACATATAAGGGCTACACGGTCAGATACAAGGGTGTCTGGCCGTTTTTCGTTACTAACCGGACGCGTAAAACGAGGGGTCTGGCCCGCGATATCTGCCGGGCCCTTCAGATCCCGGATGCTCCTAGCGTGATCTACGAGATCCTGACCGACGGTTGGTTCGGTGAAGCTACAGAGCGCGAGAAGGATCTGGAGATCCGTAACGCCACACACGGCGGATACGGCGACTTCTGGGATAAATACGAGGAGAGGGGCGTTAAGCCTCTCTATTTCATAGATAGCGGAGGATGACGCTATGAAGATGCTAGTGAAGTATAGGGGAAATATTTCCCGGTGGCACTACGCCGGGACTTACGAAACCGTCGACCGGGCGCGTCACGCGCTCTCAATAAAACTGAATAATAATCTTTCGGACACCTATTACCGCGTGGATAGCGGCAACGTACTGGTGTCCGTCACTAGCGAGGCTATAGATGATAGCACGATCGCTAGTTATAGAATCATTGACAATAATAAGAAGATTTTAATCGAGGAGGATATTTGATCATGACGACTTTTAAAGCTTATTCCGTAGTTAACAATCAGTTCAGCAACAACGAGTTTCATATCCGTTTCGCCGGTAACGATACGGCTCCGGTATTCGTGGCTAAGGACGTTATCCTGGCGATGGGATATGGTGAGAGCAGTATAACCCATGTCACTGAAACTCTTCCGGGCCTTTGCGAGATCGACCGTCTGAGAACTAGCGGTCGCGGCAACCATGTCATGCTCGGCATTACCAAAGAGGATGTCGATATCCTTCTTGCCCGGAAGCGCGACCCGCGTCCGACCCCCGAGAAGAGCGCGAAGAAAGCCGCGTTCCGGATCTTCTGGGAAAACGAAGTCCTGCCCCAGATCGAACACCCGGAGCTCCGCGCAAAGATCGTATCTCTCGAATCCGAGGTAGCTAAGCTCCGCGCTCAGCTCTCGAACGAGACAGCGTAATTCCTAGTATGAGGGCCTGATCCTAGTGATCGGGCCTTTTCTAGTGGGAATTACCCAAGTCAACCTAAAAAGGAGGAAAATGCCATGAATGCAAAGGTAACTCAGAAATTTACGAAACAGTATTTCCGGAAGGTAATCTACACCGGTTACTGCAATCTTCAGAATCTGCTCAATCACCGCGCCGTGTGGGGTCATACCGAGCGCGTCGAAGGTTGGGGAGCCGATATCTACGACTGCGGAAACGGTGTCTGTATCGTCACTGGATACGCGCCGTTCGGCAACGTAAAGGCGGATTATGACCTCTGCCGTCAGTACGATCTCGCAGCGGAGAAGATCCGGAGAGAGGAAGCGGACTGGGAGAAAGCAAATCAGCGGCTGAACGGTCTCCTCGCCGACTTCGTGGGAGACTGTCTCAAGTAGATTATTCAAGGCAACCTAATAAGCGTCTGTGTGGCTAGATAACTTACCTCTGCGCAAGGGTTCTGGCTACTCCGCTAACTAGTTAACAGACTCGGCAAATCGCCGGGTCTTTTTGTTTGCTCAGAAAGGAGCTCTTATGAAAAAAATACACATCTCCAACGGAAATTCGAAATGCGGTTTTGCCAATTTCGGATTCCCGGCGGTTAAGACCTGTCCAGGAGCCTGTGCGGCAAACTGCGACTGTGCGAAACTGGGGTTCTGCTATGCTTGGCTGAACGAATTACAGTATCCGCAGGTTTTAGAAGCGCATCAGGAAAATCTGGATCTCTACCGCGAAGATCCGGACGGGTTCTTTGATCAGTTGGACAAAGCAACCCGCTGGGAACGCGTCGTTCGTCCAACGGAAAGCGGCGATTTCCCCGACAAGGAATTCGCGAAGCGGCTTTACGAATTCGCCGAGGCAAGGCAGAACATCGAGTTCTTCACCTTCACCAAGAACTGGGTGCTCTGGGATTTCGTGGAAGAGCTTCCGTTCTGGAAACTCCCTAACTTCCACCTGAGATTGAGCGAATGGGGTCCGCTCACCGTCCCTGCGGAAATCAGGAAATACTACAAAGTTGCCAAGGCAATTCCGATTTACGATCTGGAAGCAACCGAGGCAAACGGCTATAAGCACTGCGGCGGAAACTGCGAGAACTGCCAGATGTGCTTGTCCGATGAGTACGACGTGTATTTCATCATTCACGGATCCAAGGCTCAGTTCCCGATTCCGGCGGAGTTCGCTCTTTCTCGCAAGGTAAAGGTAACTCCGGAAATTCTCGCGACCGGCGAGTTTCACAAGTACCCGACCGGCAAAACAATCAACGGAATTCGCGACCGGATCGCCAAAGATTACGGTAAAAACCGCGATTACGAGTACAAGACGGAGCTTCTCCGGACTGTCTATAAGCTCCTTATCGCGGGGAAGATCGTCCTGTATAAGGAAGGATTCGTGATTTCCGAAGAAGTATTAAGTGAACTTACTTAAATCAGCCAAGAGAAAGGAGAATCCCTATGAAACCTAATAACTTTTCCGCCGTCGTCCAGTGCGAGGACGATAAAGAGAACTGGACTGTGTTATTCGATAATGAAAACTCGTTCTTCTTCTTCGTCGACGCCGCTATCCGTATGCCGGGTCTCCGGTGGTTAGCGTACGACACCAGCGAGTTCGGCGGCTTTACCCCTCTCGACTGTCACCGGAAGGGAACTCGGATCTGGTTCACGGATCCGTTCGAACGAATTGTATTTGAAAAGATTATTGAGAAGGCGGGCTGAGCAATCAGCTCGCTTTTTCTAACTAGGGAAAGGAGTTTTATGATTACTAGCCGGAACACTTCCGTAAACTCCGCGAAGCTTCCGAAACTCTACACGAGCAAGGCGGCTCGTTCTATTTACGAGGGAAAGCGCGTGATCGACCTCGGGTGCGGCAAGTTCGACAATGCCAAGGCATTCGCCGAATCACTCGGCTGTAAGGTCGGCATGTACGATCCCTGGAATCGCCCGGCGGAAGAGAACGCGGCGGCTTTATCTGCTAGTTACGATGTCGCCGTTATCTCTAACGTACTCAACGTAATTCAGAAACCCGAGGATCGGCGGGATCTGCTTCAGCTAGCTTCTAGCAAGGCTCCCATAATCCTCGTGACAGTCTACGAGGGTGACCAGACCGGCAAAGGTCGAATCACCAAAGCAGACTGTTGGCAGGAGAACCGGCGGACGGAATCGTACGTCGAGGAAATCACGAAATATCTTCCGGAATACCGGGTGACCCGGAAAGGAAATCTCATCGTCGGAAGAAGGTAAAGGAAAGAGAGGAGAAATAACTATGAATACTATTTTTGAAGCCATGAAATCCCTGGAAAATCTCTGCAAAACGACGAATAGTCTCAGTTACGAGGAATTTATCTGCTCTGTTTGTATGATGTTCGATGAATATCACCAGAAGAACCCGAACAGTCCGGAGCCGCCGGTAATGGCCGCGTTCGTCGCGAACATGGTAAAGCAGGTAAACGAGGAGGTAGGAGAGTACTGACTCCGCCAAGAGAAAGGAGACCGAAATGAAAGTCTACTCTTATGCTAGCAAGATAAACGAAGCCGGGCACCCATATCTGGTAAAAGATCGGACGTACAAGGTAGACGGCAGAAAACGCTTTGACACTCCCGAGAAAATCGCGGACTTCGTAATGGGAATCGATATACAGAACTGCGCGGAGGAATTCATGTACGTTCTTTGTTTCGACTCAGCGCTTCACTTGATCGGCTGTTTTGAGCTTAGTCACGGAACCGTCAATGCCGCTCTCGTTACGCCAAGAGAGATTTTCCTAAAATCCTTACAGATCGGCGCAACGCAAATCGCATTAACTCATAACCATCCTAGCGGAGATCTTACTCCTAGCAAAGAGGATGTGATGATAACAAAACGGGTCGTTGAAGCCGGAAACCTTCTCTGCATTCCGCTCGTCGATCATTTGATCGTTTCCCGAGACGGATATGTTTCCATGCGGAGTGAAGGTTGTTTTTGAGAAGGCAAAGC